TGGAGAATCTTCCGTCGTCCGGGCAGAGCCCGTGCTCCTGGATAATTTCCTCGTGGGAGTCTGTTTTGTGGAGAAGTGAGCTTTGTGTCCGATGGAGAGGACAAAGGATGCGGGTTTGCACATATTGGTGTTTCCTTTTAGTTATTGTAATTGATGGTTAAAAATTATAATTAGCGCTGAACCTCGTAGAGGAATAGAGTGCCGCCGATCAACTTGCGATTGTTGGAAGTGCTCTGAACAAACACACGATACTGAGAGAGCATGGTTGGGCTCATCTTGACAGACACACCCTCAGGAAGTCCGACGATCTCTCGAGCACGCGCACCTTCAAACAAATCACCAGACGAACGCTCCTGCAGGATGATCTTCTTGTATCCCTGAATCTCTTCGCGCTTGGTGAACTCGTAGTAGCCAGAACCTTCCTTGAAAGCCAAACCCTGACTGCGAACAAAGTCGCTGATCTTCACATCTGCAGGAACTTCAAGAACCTGGAACCGTCCGTCTTCCACAGCTCCGAGATCTTTGACAGACTTGCAGAAGCGACCCTTGGAGTCCCTGTGCAGGATCTTATTAAAGACACTGTCCAAGTCGCGATTCATCTTACCGGCTTTGACAATTTCGTCCTCGTACTGCTCAACACGCTTAGTGCTCTCTTGAGCATAGCAGGAAGCCGTGATCATCGGAACACAGTTCATCAGCTGCTGCAGAGGGATGTAGAGGCCGTTGGTGATGCTTGCGAGGCTCTGATAGAAGTTCTGACTGAAGTAGTTGCCCATGGCATGCACTGCATAGATCTGCACGCCCAAGTCAGCTAACAGCTTGGCTTCGTTCTTCCAGTCGAGCTCACAGCGCACGCCGCCAGTGAAGTCACCCTTGGAGTGAGGATTGCAGTCCCCGATGAGGATGAGGATCTTCTTGGCACCACCAGTCCAAGACGCTTCACGTGCACGATGCAGGACCAATTCATAGCACTCATCGTTGTCCTGATTGCCTATGTGCGGAGCGTTGTTGCAGAAGTCGATCAGGCGTTGCTTGTTGGTGGTGAAGTCGATGCTCTTGATAGCGTCGTCGCCGTTGAAGTAGTCAAGGTGACTGATAAGACCGACACTGATGTCTGGAATGGTGAAGAGGTTGTGAAGGATCTGGACGATATTGCGACGGACCTGATCGAGGCAAAAAGTCATACTTGCAGTATTGTCGAATGAGATGAGGACGTTGATCTTTGACATGGTGTGTTTTCTTTCTTGTTTTCTGGTTGCTGTGTGTTACGCTTCTTCGGGGTTCTTTTCAACCAACCCATTACGTAAGTCTTCTGCGTGTTGGCAGACATCTTTAAGTTCACAGGCGAACATGCAGTAAATCTCTTTGATCATCGGACCATACTCTTTGACAAAGCTCAAAAGGGCTTCGTCTTCACTCACAATGTGCTTGAAGTACTTGTGGCGCTCTAAGTGTTTCTGTATCAGCGGTACTTCTGCCTTCAGCAGTCCGCTCAAGTTCTCGCAGCCTTGCTTCTTCGTCATGATATTTCTCCAGTTCGCGTTTGACAATATCTGCTATCTCGTCTTCATCAAAGCTTGGAAATCGAATCACATCATACAACTCGCTCATCACAGCTTCTCGAACACCTTCTTTGATGTGATACTCTTGACTGTCGCTGATGACAAGACCTTCCATGTGCTTGATAGTGTGCATGAAGCCGTAGCCGACTCCACGCTCTACAGCATCATCCAACAGTCTCTCGATGTTCACTCTTACTTCTTGCTTGGGCATACGTAGGAAACACTCCTTCTATAGTGGAAAAGCAAAAAGCTCAGATCGTTGTGACCTGAGCTCTAGATAAAGACTTGATGACAGCTAGTTGTCGATGCGAAGCTGTTGAGGCTTCTTGATGGCTTCTGTATCGTAGCGAATGGTTTTGTTGCCAAGACATACAGGACAAACACGAAGCTTGCTGTCAACCTTAACGAAGCCTACGCCATCGCACTTAGTGCATTTGACTCGTACTGTTTGCTTTGTCATACGTAAACGGACTCCTTATTTGTTGAAACCATGTGCTGTAGTATTTATCATAACGAAAGGATATGCAACATGCTCTACATGTCAATAGGAAAAGCCGCTAAGATGCTAGGGGTTCACAGAGATACTTTACGTCGTTGGATTGATAAAGGGATTGTAGAATCTTACAGGACTCCTTCTAAACAGCGTAAGGTTTCTGTGGATTCGATTACAGCTCTTGCAGGAAAAAGCTCCGCGTTCGTGACAAAAGTAGAGAACCCGTGCAACTCTCTGTAAACATTTCATTGAAGTTCTTAACAGCCTCTAAGAAGAAAGCTGTTGCGAATCTGCGTACTGAATATTGTCGTATTGTGAACCTCTACCTTGTACGTTTGCCTAAAGGAAGAGGTTCCTTTGACGCCAAAACACAAAGCCTCGTTTCGCCTACGGAGACAAGGCTGTCTGCTAATCTTAGAGGCTCTGCATTTAAGAAAGCGCTCAGTATTCACAATACTCCTAGGAAATTGAGCAAGAAAACTAAATCACACAAAACATCTAAATACAATGGTCCTGTAGATCTTACCGAACTAACCTGTACTGTTGTACAAACAACATCACTAAAAGAATTTGATCTTTTGATCAAAGTGTCATATCTGAAGAAAGGGAAGAGGCTTGCACTTCCGTGTAAAAAGCACGCCCACCTAAACAAACTTCTAGCAGAACCTGGGGCTGTCCTCTCATCTAGTGCATCTTTGTATTCTGACAGAATTACACTCTTTGTTGACGTGGTAGATAAAGAGACGAAGAGCACAGGAGATGTACTGGGAATTGATCTAGGGAAGAACAAACTTCTCTCACTATCTTCTGGAAAATTCCTAGGAAATATAGTTTCGCCTCTTTGCGATGCTGTAAAGACTTCCAAGAAAGGCTCAAAGAGCAACCTGCAAGCTCGTAAGCATCGTGATCAGTACATTCGAGAATCCGTAAATCAACTGCCTTGGAAGTCCTTACAGACAATCGTACTAGAAGACCTTAGAGGAATCAAACAAGGAAAACAACAAAACAGAGGAAAAGCATTTCGTAAAGCTATGGCACCGTGGACAGTACGTCAGGCGATCAACTGGATTGAGTACAAAGCACAACGGAACGGTGTTCGCGTTGTGTTCGTAGATCCAGCCAATACCTCGCGATGCTGTCCTGCATGTGGCACGGTGTCGAAAGACAATAGACAGGGAGAGAAGTTTGCTTGTATCAGCTGCGGTCATTCTGCTGATGCCGACTACGTCGGAGCTTGCAACATTCTCGCTAAACACCTCGGAACCTTTGGGCAGTCTATGGTCGCCCAAGCTCAAAAGTAGAGAAGCCCCGCTTAGCTACAACCATTTGACTCTGACTATAGTCATTGGTTACCCATATACAATGGTTGTCATAGCGTTGTCGAAGATATTGTCGAACTTTAAGTTGCTGTCTGCCCACTCGATCAGAGTAGTCTCAACAGCTCCGTCGACAGTCGTAGTGATGCGTTTGATCTGCCAGACAGCAGCGGAAGTAGCAGAACCTGGGGCAGCAATTCCGACCCACTGCAAACCCGCAGCGCTGTTGTCTTTGACAATGGTTTTGTACTGAGCGGAATTAATTGCACTGTCTTGAAGAAGTTTAGCAGCGTTCATGTCAGATATTCTCCTTGTTGAAGTAATATCTAACATAACCTCAAGAGGACGAAGAGAAACTACTTACCGTATCGACCGGGGAAGGCGTCTTGCAGGAGTGGAAGTACTTCTTGCTTGAAGTCAAATTGTCGTTGTTCATACCAATCCCCATACTTAGGTCCGAGTCTTGATTGCATGGTAATTTTGCCAAGATAGACAAAGTAGTGAGCGATGCTCTTTCTCTTGAGTACTTCTCCATCAGGATTTGTAACCGATGGGTAGTCGTAATAATCTTTAGCGGCCATTACGTACTTGGTATCTGCAAGAAATTGCTCGTGATAAGAGAGTACAGGAGCTTCTACAGCACGTGGTTGATGCATGAGACGATAGATCGTATTAGCGTCTGTAGAGGCTTGACGTTGACTGAATTCCGATTGTCTAGAATTACTCTCAGCGTCATACCTAGCATTCAGCGCATTGATAGAGGATTTAAAGTTGGCGTCTCGTGTTTGTTGTTCCAATCGATTCAGACGTTGTTCAGGAGTTTGTCCGAAGACACTAGCAGTTACGAACAGAATGATTGCTGTAATGAGTCTCATTGTGTGATTCCTTTCATAGTAAGTCTATTCTCTTGCGAGCTTCGACCATTTCTCTTGCTTGTGGTGGGAAGAGACATTTGATGGCTAACCAACGTGCTTTGTCCAAATCAAGATTTCTACTTGGAGGGTTTATAAACCGGGAGTAGAAGCTTTCGAGTGCTTGAAGCTGATGTATGTGATTGCCAGAGGTAAGACCAAAAGCTTCGTAGTAGTTTGTGTGTCTGTTTAGTCCTAGAGATATCGTTCCAGCTTGATCTGAGTCTACTGGAACGGTATAGAACACAACAGGACACGGTCCAAACAAACCTACAGCAATCAACATGTTGAGACTAACAAAAGAGGCATCCTGAAAGAAGTGCTTGTCAACCCTCATAGGCTTCCACAAGTACAAGTCAGGTAAGTTAGGATTAGACTCTACATACAGAATCTCCTCCATGCCATATTTTCTCATTCTACGACAGACGCACTTAGAGGCTACCAGTGACATCGTTTGAGCCTGTTGATGACGTATTGGAGTTCCGACGCTTTGAACTTATTCCTCAGCTTCTCATAAACCTCGTCGTAGGAGAGCTTGTCTTTACGTTTGAGTTTGATTGCCAAGTGCCAGATAAGGCCTGCTTGCTTGTCTCGCGGAAGGTCTTCCCAAGCGTCTGGAGGAATCGCTCCTTTACGCGGAGGAACATCATCTTCACAGGCAATCCTGATCTGCTTGCGACCTTTAGGATTCCTGTGACAACTTCCATAAACAGCTTGTCGCTTAGTGCTTCTGGACATACAACTCCTTTCTACAGTTCGTTTAGTACACGAAGGGCTCTTATGGTTTCCACATCTTCTGGAGACAAATACTCTTTGATGATTGACCAAGTGGCTTGAGGGTATGGAAAAGAACCTCGAGTTCCCCAATTATCATAAGCAAGTTGCAAGAACTCTTCATCTGTTAAATAGTTAGCACTTACCTGATGGCGTCCTGTATGATCAAGCAGAAGATATGAGAAGAGATCCAAGTTTATATTCGGGTCGTTGTGAGGCACAAGCTTCCAGACTTGAAAGGGTAAATACCCTTTGTGTATGTAGAAGCCTTCGAAGTCGTAGTCGGACGCGTATAATGGATTTCCTGACTTGTGCTGTTCAGGATCTCCAAGCTTCGATCTGTAAGGTCTAATAGGCTTCAAGAAAATCAAAGAGCTTCCTCCTTTCTCTGAAAGTGCACATCTGTGCGTTTACAGATTGTGCAACACTAAGATTGTATCTACGAGTAGTTGAGTTTCTTCACTGAAGTGCGGACGAAACTTCTTCCAAGAGAAAGCTCTCCACCGTGCGTATAATGTGTTGGGTTCTTCTTTCCAGTAAGTGCTATTGGTGTGTTTGTCTATAACTCTAAGTGCCTCCAACAGAGATGATTCAGTCTTCAGAAAATCGCCTTGCGCGTTGAAGATCTTGTAGCGTTCTTGGAAGCACGCAGGATTGTCTTTGACATCTAGGAAGATATAGACCGGAAACAGAATCCTAGGCGCTATGTAGACACCTAAGAGTTCTAAGTTTTCTTCAGGGCGGTCTCTATAATTTCTAATTCTTATCGGAGTCTGACATTTGTAAAAGCGTTCGAGTTGCATCTGTCTCCTTTACAACTGACAAAGCGTTAAGCAACATGCAATTTTATCTTGGTCTTCTTGGGAGAAGCAATGACGAACCGCATAGTAGGACAAGCTACTGCAATATTCAATAGGCTGTGGAGACATATACGAAGCTACTTGTTGTGTTTTTCCTTGTCCCAAGATGTTTGAAGTAAACTGTTCTGCGTCTTGGATAACTGTCTGACACAACGCGTTCGCTATGTAAGCAAAGCCGTCTGGCTGCCTCAACCAGAATCGATCCCGATCTTCAACATTAAGCTGATAATGCCAAAGCGTCAAGGGATATGTTCCCAAGATCAAGTACATGCACAGAAGACGATGTGTCCGACTTTTGTCTGTGTATGTGTACGGAGTTTGTGGAAGCAGAATCTTTCCAGCGTTTGCGGGATTCTCCAAGAACTCTTTCTCGAGCTTCATAATCTGTCAACCCTTACCATTACATCGACTCGATTTTGAACGCTCTGACTGAAGCAGTGTCTGCAACTTTCAAAGTTGAAAGGATATCTCAGATCGTCTGGTTCTGTCCATCTCCAGTATGCAGGCTCTTGTGGAAAGTCTGCTTCAGCTTTGTCTATAATTGGTTGCCATCCTGTGTCGTCACTCAGGATGTAGTCGCCCCACAGATTGTAAAGTCTGAACTTAGGAGCACCTACTGTCTGATTGAGAAAGAGTAATGTAGGATACTGGATCGATTGCACATAGTACACGCCGAAGAGTCTGATCAGATAGCGGTGAGCAGGACACCAACTCTCAAAGACTCTTCTACACTTTACGAAATGTTTCACAGATTTCTCCTACAAATTGAGAAGAGCTCCCTGAACTGTATAGCCCAAGGAGCTCTTCAAATACTTCAGTACGCCTTATCCTTCATCCACATCACGTCATCGAACCTGTCTTCCCACTGCTCGATCAAATGGTCGTCCCTCTGAGGAATAACCAAGATCTTCGCACAACCATCAGGCAACCGCTTCAGCTGCGTCTCCAAATCACTGTATGTGTCAGTGAAACATATGTACAACTTGACCTCAGGCTTGTTCTCAACGATCCAATCAAGAACAGGTTTATGAGAAGTTCCACCGCCACCTTCAGGCTTCTTCCAATCATTTGTATCACGAGAAGCGTCTGTCAAGTCTATTACTTTGTACAGAGCACAATCGCAATACATCAGCCAGCCTGTCGTGTTGTTGAAACTGTTGAGAATCTGCTGGATGCCCCCGACGAAGTCGGTGATGTCATTCCAACAACTTCCACTAGTGTCAACAGAACATACAAACTCAAAAGACTCCTTCTTAGTAGAAGGCATGTAGTAACCTGAGATCTGCGAACGTCGGCTGGGCTTTGCCCAAGTGTAGTCGAAAGGAACCAGCTGTGTCATGAAACGTGAAAGACGCTCCCTGAAACAAACCTTCTCTTCCAACACATCGTCCACATACTTCTCCAAGCCTGCAGGAATGTTTCCCTTCTGCTTGGCAACAGCTACTGCAGTAGCGAGTTGGCTCTTCCAGATATCTGAAAGCTCTTCAGACATGTCTGGAACCTCTGCAGGGCATCCACCTTCACCATTACCCTCTTCATCATTCTTCTGGCCTTCCTGAGGGCTCTTGGAGCTCGTATCGTTGTCTGGATGACCTTCTATGAGTGAAGAGACATCCAGAGGCTGACCTTCGCCAAATCCTTTGCCCTTCTGACCTTTGCCAGAACCACCAGACTTCCGCAGCTGATTGATGATCTCGTCGTAGATCTGTTCCCAGGTCTTAGCAGAAATGTCTTGGATGTGATAATCAGGTTGACCTTTCTGCTTCAACAGATAACTTCCGTCAGCTTCTGTGCGAATCACGCCAGGGAAGAAGATACGTCCTTCATCACGTGCAAGGACAGCATCATTCTTGAGATCCATCGCCAAGTTGGCAATACCTGGATAATAGCTTAGCTTCTTGTCTCGACACCTCTTTAACCAATTAAATCCGCGCTCAACGTGGCAATTGATCCTGTGCCAGATCTCATGACACAGTTCAGTCTCACGCTCAGGATCTGTAAGCTTACGTGCCCAGTCCTCGTTGTATTCAATGACGTCAGACTTACCGATGCACATCGTAGGAATTTTAGCTGACTCGACGAAGCGAAAGCCCATGAGCATACTTCCATAGAAGGGAGACTTGTTCATGAGCCTTACACGACTTCGCTTCATACAGTCCTGACCAGAAAGCGTACAGCGCTTCCTAGCCAAGACCTCTTTCAGAACATCTGAGTCCTTATACGGATTCTCTTGTTCAGCCACTCAATCCTCCAAGTGCAAGGACACTGTGTTTAGGATGTTATCTTTGTGCCATTTAGAATCTACAGGCGTGTACTCGAAACGGAACATCGGATAGCAGGAATCTGTAGTGTCTGTCCCTACTCGAAGCCATGTGTGTCCTGTTGTTGTATCTGCCAAATAAAGATTGTCTTCGTCTGTGATAATTTTGACCTGTGCTATAGACTCATGAAAGAAAATCAAATCTCGACTCTTTACTTCTTCATCTGTCAGAACATTAACACCTTTCAAGGAGCTGCGATAGCCATCATTTTCATCTTCCAAAGCTTCAAACACAACAGAACCAATCTTGAAACAGTTATTACAGACTCCGTAAAACTTACCTGTCTTGTAGGTCAACTCTTTCCAAGCAATGTCGTACATATTTATGCCTCCAGTTGGACGTCGCTGTCCTTACCAAGGAACTTGTCCATCACAGCAAGCGTCTTCATATATTTCGGAAACTTCAGGATCTGCTTACTGAAACTCTCAACACTGTGGCCACAATGCAGCGAACAATGACGAACCATCTGCATCAACGCAACCGCATAATCGTTCCAGTCTGCAGTGTTCCACAGACCTTCAACGATCTCCATCACCTTCGGAAACAACTTCGGTTCTTCCACATAGCGACTAGTCACAACAGAGGTCAGAGCCCACAAGAGCTGAGAGTCCTTGCCATACTTCTTGATGGCAGCAGTCGGGTTCTCAAAGATCTCATTGACGTTGATAGTTTTGTAGACCTTGAGGAAGGCTACGAAGTTAGAGCCATTGGCATCACCTACACAATTGCTGACAGGCATCCGACACTTGTCGACGCTCAGTCCACGAATCTGACGACTTGCCATAACCCACGAACGAGCTGTAGCAAAAGCCTGATTCTTAGCATCCTTGATGCACTTGGCGTCTGAGATGAATGCGTCAGGCTTCCACATCAGATAAGCAATGATACGATCATCCACACCGTGTCCGTACGCATAGTTCTTTGCCCAGTCCTTGACAGAAGGAGCAGAGAGCCAAGCATGACAGAAACGATTAGCGACAGGAGCAGACATTTCATAGACACTAGCACGATGTTCTGCAGTGTTGCCTGCGGCAAGGATGTAGACATCTCGCTGAAGTCCATTGTCACCAACAGAGTGATCCAACAGAGGCTGCAGACAGGTGGTCTGAACCATTGGAGGAGCACAAGTGAACTCGTCAAAGAACAGGATACCAGCCGCACCTTTCTCACAGAGAACCAAGAAGACGAGAGGAGTCTTCCAAGTCAAGAGATTGTCTGTGTCAGTCATTGCCAGACATCCACGAATATCCACAGCGTCACACTGGACAAGACGGAAGTCTACGTAGATGAAAACCTTACGACGGAAGTCTTCGTCGAAGAGAAGGCGTTTCTTCTCGAGAAAAGAACTCTTGTTCCAGTCGAAGAAAGTTCGTCCATCTTTCGTAGGCACGTACTTATTGTCCAGCCAAGTGCCCACAGCAGTTTCAGCTGCCATAGTCCTGCCGAAGGACTTGACGACATCAGACTTGCCAATACCCGGAGCGCCCCAGATCATAATGGGATCACGCTTAAAGTTCTCATCATCGAAGAGGCCAGTTTCGTAGTTACGAGTATTGAAGACAGGACCGTAGGCAGCGCGCATGGATTCAACAAGTTCTTCATGGTTTACTGAGGACATTTAGATTCCTTTATGAGTGTGTTTGAGTAGTATGTGAGTTAGTTAAAAGCCGATAGATTCATATGACCCCGTCGGATCAGACTGCTTTCGCCCTGTGCAACCATTGAAAGAAGTATACTCCCATGCTTTCTGCAGAACGCCTTCCCAATTAAAACCATAAATCATGTTACAAGTAGGATCTGCACAAGCTTCTTCAAAAGAGAAATACATCTTCTTTCCCATAGTGATGTAATCATGTTCCGGTTGCTCTACTGCAACGAAGAAGCGACAGCCTTTATTATCTACCATTGAGCTCTCTGCTTCCGTACATTGAAAGGACCTTCGCAGTCCTTCAGTTTTATTGCTTCGCCGCATTCCTTCTTCCTCAGGAGTTTCCTCCACAAGTCACAGGTGTGTTTTGTACCTGCTACAATGAGGTGTTGACACCCTGTGCAAGTGGGTGACTCTTGTTCACTCATTAGACAGATGCCCTCTTGGACAACTGGCTGAGAATCTTTCGACTCTTCTGAGTAGACCTCTGCAGAGCCCAGACACCTTTGATGATGTCTGTAAGGACACGAGGCAAGTACACCTTGGTACACTCGTGCCAAGACTCTTGGTGCATGTCAAAGACCGTTTCATGGATCTCTTTGCCCAGACCTGTCCAGTGATCATGCATAACAACGAGACCTTCATCGTCACGATCAATGAACTTCTGAGCAAGCATCCACTTGATGGCAGTGGGGACTTCCATGCCTTCAAGCTGTTCTGCAAGCTCTGTAAGGCCTTCGTATCCTTCAGGTTTCTTGAAGGTTTTCTTCCAGACATGGGGAACATGTGCGTAATCTTCGAGGAGCTCGAGATAGGTATAGATAGGAGTATCGTCTCGTTCTCCGCGATCAAGTACTTGAGCTTGAGCTTTTACAATTTGCTGTTTGGTCACTTCAGACATATGTAATCCCTTTGTTGTAGTTATTTCTTGAGAGGGGAATCAACACACCAATCAAGTACGGACAACACAGCATAGACCGCCCCTAAAGAAATTGCAAACCATTTAGGTATGTGGGGAGTTGCTAAAACAATAGCGGCAAGTGAATACAGTTGATAGCTTTTCATCACCATTCTCCTCCAGCAAGTATCCACGCAGACTCTGCAAGATAGGAAATGACGTGCTTTCGCACACCAGCTTGCAAGAGTTTGTACTGATCGCGGATGTACGCAATGTTAGGAGTATCTTCTACAGAACACTGCCTGATCATTGTAGTTTGAAACCTGACATAGTTGGCACAGCGTTTCTTGTCGCGTGCCCAAGCAGCTTTAGCAGTCATTGCATATTTCCTTGTTTCTCGTCGTGCTTCGTTATCCACGCAAGAACATCTACACTAAGGCACATCACTGCTCCGCAAATGAGGAATCGAAACAGAGCGTTTGCGTCAGCTGCAGACAGAGTCTGAACGTATGCCATAAGCCAATGCGGATACGAATCTTTCGTTGCTGTTTGTAGTATTGCGTTTTCTTTTTCCACATGTGCTTCAGTTTGTGGTGTTTCATGCGTAGAAGCTGTCCCATGCTTGAAGAGCCGCTGGGTCAATGCAGACACTGTTACGAATGCCTGCCTTCAAAAATCGATACTGGTTGTAGACGAAGTTAGCTTTCAACTTCACACGCCCCGACAACCAATGAAACAGTTTAAAGCGCTTGAAGAATTTCATGTAACTCGGAGCAGGCTGTGAAAGACGATTGAGATATTTGCGAGGATTCATCTTAGAGCACTTCTCCTGCTTTCAAGAGTTTGGTAAGTTCCGCAACAGTTGCTTCGTGTGCGTTGTTGGCAAGCATGTCAGAATCAACATCACAGCCCTCTCCAGTACGTCCACAGCCTACGGATAACTGTCTCGACACATCAGCGTCCCAGTAAAGACCACTTACCCGCTCTGCATGGAAGCACAAGGTCTCAGCGAAATGTCCAGCGATGCCTGTATATGTATCATTGGAGTCCCTCATCCCTCCAACAGTGGACACGACTATTCGGGTATCCCCGCACTCCAGCAGAGTATTACGACGAAAGATGCACTGGTCAGCACAGATAAAGTGTCCAGGCCAACCACGTTCAGTACGTTTTACTTTATGCATGTTTGTGTTCCTTATGTACTTGTTTTGACAGTTGCGTTAGGATACTTGACGCAGGCTTGCAGGACAGCAATGCAGAACGGAACAAAGTGTTCGTACATGCCCCAACCATTCGCAGCATTGTAGATCTCGTACTTCTCAGGATACTTGATCATGTCCATCAGACCATTCTCCAGAATGGGAGTGATCTGCGAAGCTTTCGTAATGTTGATGCTGTCAGGATGCCAAAGCACTTCGTAGATTCCAGCGGCTTTAGCCATATATCCAAGGTTGTGCGTAATGTTTCTGTCAAAGACACAATTACCAGATTCATCGTTAAGCCAGATGTCTAGAGACATAGTAATCCCTTGTTGAGTGTAGAGAAAGAAGTGCACAGATGTGCGTTTGGAGAAAAGGAAGCTACTGTGGCCCCGACCTTCGCCCAGTAGCGTGACCGCCCTCAAGACCGACCTAGGTATACGTAGGCTTGTCTCTCATAAGCGTCTTACACCTTGTCAGATCTCTCTACTGCCTTCGAACACGCCACATTCGAGGTTGATTCTCGAAATGTTCGCCTCGCGCTCTGTAATCAACGTTTATCTATTAGGGCGCTACACCACTTGTCAGCAGAGTTTTCCAACACTTACGCTGTTTAATGTAACGTCAGCTCTTTCGAATATCTTCAGGAACTCGAAACGTAATCATCCAAGTGTCACCACAGTTGAAGGTCATCACCTTCCAACCATCTTGACGTGCAAGCTGAGCAACATGCTCCAGAGCCTTCGGATGCTTCCTCAGACCACAAGAGAGTGCATCAGCTCGAGGATCAGTAGAACGTGGATCAAACTTGATTACGATGTCCGCAACAACTTCTTGATTATAACAAGCTAGTTCCAAGTCAATCTGCTTCTTGCAGTGGTCTTCTAGGAGTCGCTCAAGCAGTTCTCCACTTTGAGCGTCCAGCCAAGTGGCCTTGCAGCCTTCGTTGACTGGTGGACGAGACTTAAGGTAGTCAGGCGCGAACATGCTTTTCCTTTATTGTGTGAAAATCTTCAAGAGCACGTGCTCTTTGTATATCTTCTGCTTTGCTTGATGCGAATTGGAAGCAAGCCATTGTGGTGATGGATTCATCTATGCTCCTAAGAGCAGACGACTGAAGCCTAATGCGTACAGGCTGATCTTTGAAAGCTTCAACTACTACACAAGATGGCTTCTTAGTTGGTCCACAGGTTATATACACGAGAACCGTCAACCCGTTGCTTAACGTCATAAGGAACCACAGTTACTTATTCTTCTTGAACAGTTCCAAGAACTTGGGAGCGATTTTCTCAGCCTCTTCACGAGTCTGGAAGCAGTTTCCGACTTGCTCTAAAGACCTTGAGAAACTTCCAGAGACACTAAATTCTACTGTGCCTGAGCTACAGACAAAAAAGAACGGTTGATCAGGCAAGGGCCTCCAAGGAGCACACTTGAAATCTGGTTGTTTAGTCCAGTCTTCCGCTTTACTGATAGCCACACTGAGAGCCTGAATGTACTGATCCCCCTGAAAGATCCCCATGTACTGAGCCATCGTTTCAATGGCGGGAAGCTTGCCCGGAACCTGAGTGACCACAATGTAATGAACATCGTTGTTGTCCCAAGGCCAGATCGTAAACTTGCGACCCGATTGCAACAATTCTTCTTTCGTCTTCATTTCAATTGTTTCCTTTTGTAGTACAACGCTAAGACGCACCAAGCTCCGTTTCCAGAGCCTAGTAGGATTGCCCCTATAAGAGACAGAGGCATTTGCAACACGCCATAGAAGGCAAGATTCCAGGCTGACCAGGATGTAAAGAAAGCTTGAACGCTCCAGCAGACCCCCTTAACCTGCTTGTCCTTCTGTAGTCTGTAGACATTGAACCAGCAGAGGACTCCTCCTAAGAGCTCGAAACAGCCATTAACGATGTCAGGCCAGTTGGAGTGCACTTAGCTTCTCCTTGAGAAAGACAAGGGCTTTCTGATATCGAGGAACTGTCAGAGCCTTAGGAGAATCACTCAGGTTGTGTGTGATGTCTGCAATCTTCACAATCAGCGCAAGCTTGTTAGAGCACATCTGCTCTAAATATCTCTGATAGGACTCTTCCTTGGTCTTAGTCAGCAGAACGACAGCAACTACAATGTTGCTGGACACTCCGAGTGCAAGCAGCGTCTTGTAGGTGAAGTCTACACACGTAGCGTCTTCCAAGACATCGTGAAGGAGTGCAACAGCGCAGGCTTCGTCTATTTCAGCTTCTGTAAATCCGTAGTCATAGACAAGATCATAAAGCAGATCACACACTGCTTCAGGGTGTTCTACATACGGAGTCTGTCCGTCTCTGCGGAACTGTCCTTTGTGGACAATGTGCGCAATCAGCTCTGCGAGCTCTATCTGATCAATGTCGTCTAAGTCACAAATTGTTAGTGAGTGTATCATAGTTCCTTTATTAACTACAGATGACGTTAAGCGTTCTCAGTTTGTCTGCAAGCTCCTGTTCTAGTAGCGGGTACAGCTCTCTCAGCGTAGGTAGACCCTGCTCCACATTTGCTCCCATACACCTCAGATGTAGAAAAACAGAATCGCAGAGACCTTGCATGTCTACTGCAGTCTGTTCATCTTCTCGGAACCGTGAAGAACAATCTACCTCTTTTCCAGATACATCGGAAAACAGTATGAATCTGGAGATATATCCGGCTTCGTGCCACCACATCAAGAGAAGACCTTTGTCATCGTATGTGTAACCCCTAAAGGCTTTTTGTTTGCCTCGAAAGGGTATGTAGATAGGGAAGTCCAACCAGACATACTGACTAGGCATTTACAGCTCCTTTAGTACTTGCTTCGCCCTCCAGCGAAGAAGCCTTACCTTGTATCTTCTTGGATACTTAGGAATCCACTGTCCTCTTTCTTTACCTGTCAAGGGATCTGTAACAATTATTGAATCATGCCAAATCGCTTCTTCACAGCTTTTACAAATAAAGCCACAAAGATCTTTAAAACCTACATGACCCCCAACTTTACCAACTGACATTTCACACAGGTGTTTTCCTTTGTCACAAAGCACGCAATAATTTGGATCATCCATTTACAGCTCCTTTATCAATTGCTTCACTTTCCACTTCAGTTGTCTGTTCTTGAATCTTCGAGGATGGCTGGGTATGTACTCTCGGATGTCTTGTTTCCAGTTAATGGGCTTTGTGGCACAGTAGACATCATCGTAGCACTTAGCACAGATCTGTCCGTGGAAGTCAGGAAAGCCGTGTAGGGAAGAGAGGTGCCAAGACCCTTTGATAAACTTTGACTTCTCGCACATTACACACGTAAATGTTCGTCTCATAGCTCCACCAGTACCTGAAGACATCTCAGATAATCTCCTATTTCTGTCTTACGCAAGTCCGCAAATGAGGGTCTACGCGGAACGCTTAATGGTGCATGCAAATCTCCACGGAGTTCGTCAAACATCCCTCGGATGTTATTTTCTTTAAGCTCCATTGTGTCTCCTGCCAAAGAATCTCTTAGAAGCCCTCCAGCTGCTGTAATCACCCACAGAAACTTGTGGCGTTTCTCAGTAGGTCTCGCCCAACCGTTGTGTGGCCAGATACTGAATAGTTGTTTACTGGGCGTTGCAACAAATCCTAGACACTCAATGCGATCCTTACTACTCATCAAAAGTGTCTTCCAAATAGGATCATCAAATACAATTGGTGTATCCAGCCAGAAGAACTGAAGATCCATCAGAGCACCAAGTCAGCAAGGTTTTCCAGCGTGTTAAATACGGAGTAAAGCCCTTCGCTGTGACTCTGATCCCAAGCATAGTTGAAAAGCTTGTCAGCGTTCTTGTGATGCTGCAAGCCGACCTCTTCGAGAGCATCTGCTTTGAACTGGATATGCATAGCTCTTTGAATAGCTTGCTGGTTCTTTACTATGGCGTCGTAGACAGCCTTTTCTTCCACGTAGCGTTTTGCAGCATCGGCAAAGACTTGACACTCAGCAGCAGAAACCCACGAGTGCATCAAGGGTTTTTGTGGACGCACAGGAGCCTCGCGTTTCAATTCGTATACACTGACATCCATATGAAGTCTCCTTTGAAGTGCAGAGAGGTTTCTTAGGCCTCCCTGTACTTCGTGTTTGTGTATTTAGTCCCAACGATCGATCTTGTACGTCTGCTGAACACCGCCGCTTGTCACATGCAACTCTGCAACAGCGTTCTTATCACTCAGCAACAATCCAGCAGCATGCTGATCAAAAGGCTGTCCCAGAGTACCTTTGCGGGAATAGGCTTCGATGGTTGAGCGTACTTCGTGCAAGTCGCCACGAAGAGTCTCAGGGAAGATAGCAAGGCCGCAATCAGCTGCACGAAGGTCTCGAGCGCCTTCCAGAATCAGCAAAGCACCCTTAGCATGGCGAGAGAAGTCTCCGTTGACCTTGCTGGCCTCCCACATGTGCGGTCCAGGAGAAATCCCCAAGACATTGACGAGCATATAAGGCTGAAGATTCCAGTTTGTTGCCAGCGACCCCATATGATATACATACCACGAAGTCTGATTGCGACTCTTCTCGCTGTCCCACTGCAACAGCGGAGGAGCAAAAGGATTCTCAGCAGTCACATAGGCACCAAAGGAAGCTTGTCCACCCGGAACCATCAACTGAATCTTCTCTGCGGTCGGCAGAACCGTTCGAGTGAACTTCTCCCACGTCATGACAATCGGCGTACGATCTTTCAGAGGAGTCTGTTCAACCTTCTGCTTGACAGGCACGCTTGCGAAGATGCCACTGGAAGGCTGCTTGCTCTTAGGCACAAAAGACTTCCACAGCACTTCACATTCGTCCAGAGTGGCATAGCGTCGATGCAGCGCTTCTTCCAGTCCGAGCTTCTCAAAGATCTGCTCAGCACGCTTAACATTACCTGCATCAGGAAGAGCTTGAGGACGCATGTAGACATCGCCCTGAGTCTTCTCAGCGAACTTGCGCTTCACAACTTCCAGCGGAAGGCCTGCTTCCAAATCGTCCAGCAGAGTCCCGATCATGCTGCTCTTGATGTGACAGAAGCCCTTAGGAGCTTTCACTACGCGACACCAGAGCATGTTGTTCCCAGCGGTACCTTCAAACGAAGTGTCTTGAATCTCCTCGAACCACTTAGCAATGTCGATGAACTTCTCAGAACGGTTCAAGGAATCTGTACGAAGCAGCGTAACAGCTTGACGCACCGTCTTGAGAGAATAAGCCTTTCGCGACTCTTTCAGGATGCGGAAATCCTCTTTCTTCCCCGATGCAATCTGTTCATTCGTCTGAAGGCGGGACTCTGGGAGAGACTTGATATACGCGGCAGGAAACCTGCAGGAGAGGTGCTTCCACGTGCCTGTGAATGGTTCTCCGATAACAGACGTGGCAGGATAGAAGACACCTGTCACAGGGCTCTTAGCCACTTTCTGTGCGAGCGCTTGGAAAGCCTTTCGCAGAGTCACAGGAACACTGGTAGCAGGAGCGGTCCAGAAGGGACTGAAAGTTTTGCCGGTCAGCTCGTCGATCACAACCAAACCGCCGAAGCGATTTACGAAGTGACGGCAAGCATTGCAATTATAAGTTTGACGCACCTCGACTTTGATGTTTCGCAGATATAGTGCGAAGAGATCGTTCTCGGAAGCTTTGGTGGTGAAGAGTCCTGAAGGATGTTCTGTGAGCCACATCTTAGCAGTGGTGGAGAGGAGTTCAAGGTACTTGTCAAAACCATCGTCGAAGGCAGGTGCAGTGTGCTTGCAGTTACAGATAGAGGGCATAGTAACTTTCATGTGTGTTTCCTGTTGGTTTACAGATTGTGAATGGATACGAGGGCTCGTACTTTTTCTACAAGGATAGGATCGTTCAGCTTGTCGTATATTGCGCTGAATGGAGGATAACTGATATAACGTGTATCTTGTTGGGAACCTCGAAAGTATTCACGTATCTGAAATTCATACGCAATTATACCTTTATCTCCAAACAAGATTTCAAGAGCTTCGCCTGAAGCTGTTGTGAATCTTGGAGAGGTGTTGTCTCCGTATCCAGACCAGATCCCAAAGATACCTTTCTCAGGAATGTAGACAAACGCTCTAAAAACCGTTTTAGAGCCTTTTATAAATACAGGAATCGGTTTCTCTATCACCCAAAACTCAAGCCTATAATCGTCCATCATCGTCAAAGAGTTTCGAAGACGTGACAGACAAACTGTTTAGTCTCGTCCATCTGATCTTTGAGCTGAACCGTTCCTATAAAGATCCCAGGATCTCCGTTAAACTCTTCTCCTGTGAGATATATCCGAAACCTGCGAGTACGAATCTTCGAGCTCTTGGGATCAATCATAGCCCATAAAACTACTCGCTCTTCCTGATTGCCTACAGATAAGACTCGAGAACCTGCAGGCAACTTCAAGTCTGTAGTAACCTGTAGTTGATATTTCCAAATGGTTTGACTCATAGGAATCCTTTATGTTCCTTGTGAGTGATTACAACAATCCCCATAGCGATAAGCCAGATTATAACTACTAAACCCATCATCGCTCCTGCAACAACATCTCCCCGTGTCTTAGTAGGGATAGTAACATTTGCAGGAACCTCAACGACACTTTTGCCAACGGCAAGATCCCTGTTGAACCTCGCCTGAGCAACTTCTTGCTGGGAAGGTCCGTCAACATGGACGTTCATATCATTGAGATACTTCGCAACCCCTTCTTCAGTGTTGATAGAAGTTATGGGCTGATGACAAGTTGGACAAGTGGTCATTATTTCTCCAGAGTGCTTGGGGGAAGGATCTGCACGTATACGGAAGACTTTTCTATGTTGCCCCCATTGATGTCAATAATGAATATCTGATTGCCTGTAGGGGCATCCAGATAACACGTGACGTTCACACCTTTAGGACCAACACCCCAAGAGGACTCTAACTGACGACTAACAACTGTTCGAGGACCTTGCGCAGGCTTAGCCAGAGCTGTCTTAACTTCTCTGCCATCGACATACTTAGCATAGACACAGATGAGGGGAACACCCAGTACTGCCCAACAGACGATTGTTGCTATCAGAGCCACTGCAAACCATTCAGCTTTATTGTTCATGCTTAGCTCTTAACCTTTCCGCAAAGGATGCAGTGCTTTCGCCCTGCAGTTGTTTCGTTGAGTCTGCTGTAGCACTCTGGACAGATCCACAATGCTATGTAGAACTTCCTCAAATAGTAGATAAAGCGAAGACGAATGTTCTTCCAGAGCCAGCGAGAGTTCACGGACACTCCTCAAATTTCAAATAACCTTTAGTGAAGGCTCGCTTGACACCCTCTGCAAGACACGGTGAGAATTGACTTCCATGCAAACCACTGATATAACTGGAAGGATCATCTCCGTATCTAGCTATGACTGAAGAGAGATTCCTATTGCCGTCTTTGCAGAAATACAAATCATAGTCACCGCTCTCTCCAGCGCACAGTAAAACCTTATCGCCCTCTTTAAAGCGTCCTAGGAATTTGCAGTGCTTACAATCATGTACAAACTGCGGAGTCTCTTCAACAGCTTTCGTCTTTCGGAAGATCCTATCGAACTCCTTGTCATATTTACGTTTGTCCATAGGACGGACAGAATCACCTTTACCGTTCATCATTATTCTCCTTTACCTGTTAAGAGCTTCCAAGCTGCCGCAACAAAGATTACACCTAAACCCAAAATGAGAAAGGGAATAGATAATATGAGACAAAAGAACTTAAGCAGTGTTTTCACTAGATCCTCCTAGAGGTTACGAATTCTGTCACAACTCCTGATGAGAAGCTGATCATCTTCTGAGAAAACGTGTACCCACTCTGACATAGCAAGTGAGTTACCTTTACCATTTACGTGATGTGCAAGAACATGCCGTTCAATGTTCTTACTTACCATCCATCGGCAAGTGTGCAAATCCTTCAAGTAGTGCTTGCCGTTGCCGTCCCAGTCGAAGAGCTCCCACATATTCTCATATTCCCCAGTTCTGTACCAGACCCCTAGAGGGCCGTAGACAGCGGAGAGCAAGCAGCTGTTCAAGTACCAGATGCCTATGTGGATGGGGATATACTTGGGGAGGACTCTGCACAATCCTGTAACATATAGGTAGTTCTCATCATTCTTTTGGTTCATAGCTGACTCATGGAGTAGCACGCACGTATGCGGTCCTGATCCGATGGATAAAAGTAATTGAGATGCTGTTTAACACTGTAGAACGTGTTAGACGCTCTAACCCGCATAAAAGTTGTCATAGTGAGTAGCCTTCTGCAACGTGACAGTCCTTGAAAGCTTCCTAAGTACTCTCCGTTGTACGTATGGACCTCATATGCTCGTCTGTTATACTTCCCAACATTGACAAGTAGGTCCTTTACAAGCAGAGGTCCATATATGCTGGACAGCAAGACACAAGCTACACGGTACATAGGACCAGCATCTTTTGACTCCTCAGGAACTCTCACAATACCTATAAGACCTAACCAATGTGAGTCTTTCATTAAGGCACCCATTCCATACTTTCTTTCAAAAACTTTTCCCAGATGCGAGGATGCTTGTAAATCATGTGTCCGAGGAAGTGTCGAATTTGTTCCATCTTTTCAACATTCTGCAGAGATGGAAAGTCTCTCAGATGTTTACGAAAGGTTCCAGAGACGCCTCCGTTACTTCCGATATAGGCTTTAGTCAGCAGTCTGATATAGGCCATCTGCATATACTGGTCAGGTGTAATCGGATTAGGGGACCAGTTAAAGACATACTCCATATTGTAAAAACTAGACATTATTATCCCTCATATGGCGTGCTTCAAAGCTGTCCATCAGAGCGCGAAACAGACAGTCGTCCCATTCGCGTGGTTGCTCTTGAATCAGTTTACCCACAACGCGTGGATACACTTGAAGAGCACAAGTCTCCCATGCGTCTGGTAAAGAAAAGCCTCCAAACTCTTCTTTAATAGCGTCATCAAAACGTCTATTCAACAAGTTGCTGTTCAAACCCACAAAATAACACAAAGCGGCTTTGACATATTGAATGCTTGATAAGCCTTGATGTTGCATGCGATTCTCCTTGTAGGTTCAGTATTAGCTAAAGAAAAAGTCGGAAGGCTTGGAGATCGTTCCCCTAGCATTCCGACTCGAAGGATCAACTCAGCGAGGCTATATGCCTGCTGAGCTGAATCCTTCTACATCATTCTACATCAGCCGTTGACGTCGGCAAGTTGCAGTTCCTTGGCAGCCAACGCTGCCTCAACCCTCTTCGCGATGTTTTGCGCAAAGACGGATTCTTGCCCCTTCGGAACGACCAGCACGAAGTCATCCTTCTCGTATTTCTTCGGATGCAGCTCGATGTCCAACTCATCCCCGAGGGTCTGCGCATCCTGACGCAGAGCTTTGGTCCACGACAGGGCGAACCGGGCAGTGCTCTTCGCCGGGGTAGGCAGCGTCGGCCCCACTGCGTTCAGCTTGTTCTCAATGGTCCAGCAAATGGACCGGATCGTTTTGCACAACTCAAACGCTTTAACGGGGTCCGCTTCGCCCGAGATACTTTTCACCGCCGTCCTCAAGGGTTGCAGAGCAGCGCTCCCCTCAGCCGACTTCGTGAATTTTTCGATGTTGGTGAGTGCGTCAGACATGGACTCGGTGATTCGCTTTTGGATTTCTTGATACATGAGCTTTCTCCGTTTTCTTTTACACGACTTGCTACTCGACCTCCGGTTCCCAGACGTAGCTTGTTCTGGGGGAGGAGCACATCTTCTCAGTAGATCGTTGAGCCCTCATGGACGTGTGTTAAACAGATGCCACAGGGACATCATCTGCTTAAACATGCAACCGTCAAGTTGCAATCACTGGAGTTATTCCAGGACACGCATCACTACTCCTCACCAATCTACCGAAAAGACGTAAAGGGAGTTTTGTTGCAGACTCCCAAGAACTGCATGAAAGATTTACACAGGGAAAGAAACTGCGATATCTCTGATGTTACCATTCCGCCAGCAGCTAAGAAAGTTCTCCCACCCGCCTGTCCAACCCGACTGAAAATTTCCCGAATACTCCACGTGCTCCCCTTCCTCGTCGACCCCTGTTGCGGACCAGGCCGCTTTTTCTGAGACCAACTGGTCCTGGTAAAAGAGCCCCGAGGCTTCTACGGTTGGGCCGTCTTGGTTTACCGTTTTCGCTTTAAGGGTCACAGCGCCATTCAACGATTCAAGGTCTTTCACAAAGACCCACCCATTACAATGGGCTATCGCAAACTCTACTAAAATGTTATGCATTGTTACAACTCCTTCTCAAAAACTCAACTGTTGACTCCGATACGACCACATCACCTTTGCACAACCGGCTTGACACACCCTTGCCAGTAGCAGACAATACGCCCAATAAGGGGCCTTACCTACCATCAACAAGGAGGTGCCTTTTCCGATTCGTCTATCTTCGATACGACGTTGGACGGCAGGAAGAAGGAACTTGACGTTCCTCTGGAGATCCCCTTGGACCTTTCCATCTTCGCTGACATCTACGTTACCCCACAGCTCAAAATTGCTGGTATCGACGTCCCAGCTTACGCAGAGATCACCATCTGCCTGTGGGGGAGGCATCGTTATGTGGACCCAAAGTGCTTCCCTTGTTCCGGGAAGTACCAAGGCTCCACCTACTTTGGGGTGCAAGCGACCCCACTTTGCGCAGGCCAACATACCCGCGCTAGGTGACATATCGGTACAATCCAGAATGCCGTCGAAGGCCATTCTGTGTTCCTCCTTCTGTTAGATGTTTAATCTCAAGAGAATCGTCATATCCGAGGAAGATATAACAAGTCTCTTGAGATACCCCTTTGTGACCTATGAGTCCACTGCTAACAGCGCTATTAGCAATCTTCCCAAATCTGCTCTTGAGCGGGGCAGCTCTCAGTAGCAGACCCACGGGTTCTCCGTGGGGTCACAATAAACTTTCCCTCTTACGCGTACTAATCATAACAATCTCCTTTTATACGGAAGTTTATTCGTTTCTAGAGAATCGTCATAGACGGAAGTGTCTATAACAAGTCTCTGGAAACCCCTCCTAGCTATAGGCTAGGAAGGTTCCGTAAGTTAAGATGCCATATCTGGGGTATAACTTAAGGTTCTACAGGATAGCCATTTATAGCTAAAAAGAAGGGCTGGAAAGGGTTTCCCCGATCCAGCCCAAACAGGGTATTTGAGTGCTCTCGTTAGAGGATGCCAGAAATACCCTTCCAGCTTAAGCCTCTACTCCACGTCACCAAAGAACCCGTTCTGCAATGCCCAACCCATCTTCTCGCTGTAAGGACGCTCCTCTACACTGACGTTGTCGTCCATGTTGAGGGCTCCACAACGGGCACAGACACCTCCTGAAGTTACAGGATGACCACAGAAGCACTTCTGCCCTGTATCACGCTTCCTTGACGTGTCTTGAGAGAAATCTGCAAACTTGCTCAAGTTCTTCTTGCTCTTTGTAGGCTTTCCAAAAAAGTCACCCATTCTCAGTCTCCTCTGGTGGACTAAACATACGACTCAGTATAGTCAAGCGAAGTCTGTTGGCTAAGTCAACTGTACAGCTCTTCATCAAGTGACTCATCGACATGCCTACACGAGCATGTTTCTCTTCTGGCGTCATCTCCACACAAGCCTGAAGCACTGCTTCGAAGCTCGTGGTGTCTCCTGCCTTGTACTTCAAGGTTCCTGGAAGGTCATACTCAGGATTGTCAGGAACTACACTCACAGCTCCCATCGCCGTCGCTTCCATCCAAGCATTCTTACTCTTACAACGCTCAAACAATGTATCTGTATGCATTACAATGTTGAACGTTGGTCGAATCTGATAGGCTTTCTGGAAACACCTCGGAATGATATCCCAAGGGAGTGTAAGCAGTTTGCTAGGAGAGAAAGGACACTTCAAGGGCTTGTACAGGGAATCTGATTCTTTGTTTGTACTCGACTTACCAAATACGTCATATCCCTGAAAGACCCACATGCCTTGAACTTCTGCGAACTTCTCAAGACTTGACAGATAATACTTGACGTTGTCTCTTTGAGAGATTCCCCCGCGCCAGTAGAAGACATTCCCCAAATCCTGATAGGGAGTTTTCCCTGCAGAACCTAAGGTTCGACTCCACCAAGGGATATCCAGAGCATTGGGGATGACAATAGGTTTGAATCCCTTAGTGTGAAAGACATCTGCGAGTTCTTGCGTAGGTACAGAGACAACAGTAGCAAGCTTGCAGATCTCTTCCACAGTCTCAGCAATGTTCTTCGTCTGTATCAGAGCTGGATTGTCCTTAGGAAGCTCGAAGTAGTTGTCATCATAGTCAACCCACAGAGGGATTCCTGCAGACACCAGAGCTTTGCACAGAGCTACGCCTTCGTTGCCTCCAGGACGGCACATGTAGATCAAGTCGACATCGTACAATGTTTGCCAGTTGATGCCTCCTTTGATCTCCTTTAGACGAACTACATGATTGGACATCTTAGCTAGGGAGAACCAAGGACCCCAACCTCTGTAGAAGGAATTGGCATCGCTTGTTCCGGGTGTGAAGATGCCTACTGTAAGACTTGGAATGTCTACCTCAGGAGGATCTAGGAGTTGCCAACCTTTTTCTTGTTCTTCAGACATGCTTTCTCCTCAATGGATGTGGTAAGCTACAAGGGGGACGTTCTTGTCCCAGCAAGCTCGACAGTCTTTGCACTGTCCTTCTTGACTAGGTGCGGGGCAATGATGAACAGGAACATCTGCAATGGTGTCGTCAAAGTTTGCTGTGGCTACTGCACTGGTAGGGAAACCGGAAGCTTTCAGAGTATAATCAATCATCGAAGCAGATATCCGAATAGTCACATTCGACGGAGGAAGAATCTCAGGATTCTTCGAAAGCCACATCTTCAGAATGTTCAATTCCTTAGTGGGAAGCCAGAAGTGGACATTCGGAAGGGCTTTAACGACGTCGAAGATATTCTGCAGATGTTGAACACTCTGAATGTCTCCGCTATCGTGCCAACGAAACCATTTACCTGTTTCGAGGTGCTTACGCACTTCTTCATTAATCAGCACAAACATCGCGACAGTCCAACCGGGATCTGTAAGCGAAGCAAGACGCTTCTCCAAGCACTTCTTGACTACTGGATAGCGATATGTTCCTTTGCAGGCATAGCACTTCGAACAAACACTACCGGCAACAGCGCGCAACTTAGAGCCGGTGATGCAGGCTGAAGCAGGTAAGCTGTATGAGGCTCCCGGCATCTTAGTTGTGTTCGAAAGGCCACCCGTAATCTCTTTAGCAGTTTTGACGTCCATTTAGTGATTGTTTTCATTCAGAATTCCTTATATGATTGTTTACTGTTACTTCTGCCAGATTAGGGATGTTGAGGAAGGTTGAGTTCTTTTGGAGCAAGTTTGATAGTGACAGGAGTCTGATCAAGACACGAGACAAGCATTCGCCAACGAAACTCCGCTGCTCGAGTCAGTGAAGCCTGATCCTGCAGAAACTGCAGAGTCTCAGCATTCAAAGCTGTGCGCTCTTCTGGAGTCTTCTGTATAAGCTCTACAAGCTTCTCGTAGAAGTTACCAGATGCGTACGCAAGTTCATTATCACTGAACGTAATCAAAGGCTGAACATTCAAGTCTCCTGGAGTATACAACGTCTGTCCCGGAAGACTCCACCACTCAGGACCTAGGAAAGCCGCTCCTGCAGGAATACTCTCCATCAAAGCACCAGGAGATCTGCTTCTGTCAAAGACTTCATCAAACAACAGACTTACATGGATGTCTGCTTGGTATTCCAACATAGTGATGAAGACTTCAGGAATCAGCTTCCACTTCTGCCAGATACATCTATCCGGTGGAGCAGATCGCAAGTACTGGAAAGGAGTTGTTCCACACATAAGAATCCACTTGACGTTTGGAAACTCCTTCAAGGACCTTAGGACATGAGGAGCAAGGGCACGAAGTTGAAGACTCTGACTATCACTTCCGCGCCACATGATACGAATTTCATCTGTAGTACGAGGTCTCTCTACTTTATAGGTATTGTAGAAGTCGAAGTCTACAGCGTTAGGAAGAAGGACTATGCAAGGATTCATGCCTTCCATAGATTCTTTGATAACTGGAGTAGACACTGTCACAACAGAAGCAGTAGCACAGATCTTCTTGATGACTTCTACAACTTCTGGACTCCACGACTGGAAGGACATATTGTATTCAGGAACTGCCAAGAGATTATCATCGTAGTCTATCCAGATGCGCTTACCAAGGCCAGCAGCAAGTCTACAGATGCTGTAGGCGTGTTGAGAGTCTGGACGCTGAATGAACACTGCATCGACACCTACAATGTCGCTCCACGAGGGGTTAGCATTGTAAACGACTTCTAGGGGGAACATCTGAGACATCTTGGCTAGAGGACGTACTGCACGATACCACGAAGTACCGTCAGAGGGACCTGGAACACATGCCAGCAAACGCACAGATGTGCGCCCAGCCTTCAGCAGACACTTAGGGAATCTTACGGGTTCTTGCACGTTTTCTTTTTCGCTTGGATTTGACATAGACATCCTTTACAATGACGGGATACGCTCTTACAGGACCTTGTGTAGACAAGTCAGCTGCTGTAATTGGAGGTGGAGGAAGTATCTGACGAAGAATACCGCTCTCTTTCAGCTTTGCAGAGAAATACGCATTGAAAGCGTCTTTTGGAGAAAGACTATCAAGGTACTTCCTTGCAACTGACTTGTTCCAAAAGCAAGCTAGAGGAACTATACCCTCTTCAGAGAATACTACAAATGGTGGATAGCCTGTAGCAACTTGATCTGCAGGAGTCTCTACCAGATTGTAAGGATCTTTGAAGATGATATCCATATCAGGAAACAATTTAGGAATCGCCATACTTACCCACTCTTATTCGAAATCGTCACTTGAAAGCTTTGTCCTAGAGGTTCAGCAAAGAAATCATGAACAGGTATAAACCTAGTTGTCTGCTTCCGCTCCCAATCTGATCTATCTCTCTGCTTCTTCATCTCTACATACTTCTCAGCTTCTTCCTTGCTCCAGAATCCTGCTAGAGGCGTCAAGCCATCATTGCTAAAGACTACATAATGGGGAAGCCCTTGCAGGATGGACTCTTGAGGACTCTGAACAATGTCCAGTTTGAGTTCTGTGTAGACTTCTTCAGAAGGTTCCGTATATCCGGGAAGACAAAAGCCTGTAGCCGCTACAGAACCGTTGTAGGTATGAGCAGAAAGATCTGACAAGGCCTGAGTGATTTCACATCTGTAAAGCCATCCTTTTGCAAGTTATCCAATTTTGACACCATCTCTGAGAAGGCTTTTTCATCTACGCCATTACTATTCAAAGTGTCAGCAACGTCTTGGAGTTCCTTATCGGAGGGTTCTCCAGAAGGAGTTGCAATCTTCTTCAAGAAACCCATCATTGAATCAATGTTCTTGCTTAGCATCTAAGGAACCTGCAAAGCACTGCAAGGCCAGAAGTACAGAGGAGAGCCTTTAGCCGCCGCCCTAGAAGCTACTCCATACATATGACCAGTGTCTGCGTACAGTAGATCATTTACTTGAGTGTCTTTATCCGCTGTAGTAACTAGCTCCATGTCCCTGCCCGAAGCTCTAATCGCTTTTCCAAACAGATGATCCTTTTGCCAACCTTCTAACAAATCTTCTGCGGCCTTCGCCACATATGTCTCAGCTTTGCTCTTGTTCCAGAACCCTGCTAGAGGAGTCAGACCTTCATTCTGGAATACTACAAACTCGGGAAGTCCTTTATCTACTTGTTCTTTAGGCGACTGAGCAATAGTGAAATACTGCTTGAAGTCGTCTAAGGTTTTGTCATTTGACATAAATTCCTTTGGGATACCTAGAGCCTTTGCCAGCATCTTTTCGTAGTAGGAAGCAATATCCTTCTCTGTTTTGAGTAGACCCTGTACGTCTTGTATTTTGAAAGTAGACATACAAAGAAACCGTCAGGGCTTTTGGTTAAGCAGGTTGCAGACATAGTTAGCCAAGCGCTTGTCGTAGAAAAATGCTACTGGAGTAACTCCATCATTAGTCATCAAGCAATATCCAGGCATCTCCACTTGAGTATCTGTAGGAGTCTCCACAACAATACAATCTCCCACTACACGTCCTAAAACCAGATGAATGTCTGTTAGAGAATGCATCTCAGTATTCGCAGGTAAAATAAAATCTGCCCTTAGCTTTAAGTAACCACTCTCTACATCATAAGAAACACCTGTACAGATACCATCACAAGTTGGAGAGGACGATTTCATTGCAACGGACATCAAGCTCCCTTCTAGGCATTGTTCCCCAGCAGCTGATCTCTAAGAGCTGAGCTTCTGTAGTGAACACGCCTGCAAGAATTGCATACTGCAAAGATCCCATAAGTTTCTTCAGTCGCTCTTTCAGTTCCTTATGTTCAGCTGATGGATTGATCATCCAGCAAACGTCTTGAACCTCTACTAAACGAGGAGCAGACTGCAAGTAACTTTTAGCAATCTGACTATTCATACCTGAGTACTTTGATAACCTTTTACCCTGTAGTAAATAGTCATCGTATTTTACAAAGACTAAGGCATACGAAATCCACTCTTCAAGTAAGACTTCTGCAGAGTCTAGTTGTCGAAGAACTTTGTTGAGATGTTCATCGTGAGAGTTAGCCGGAAAGTCCATTATTGATATCTGTCTTGTACATGTGAGTTTCCTTTGGAGGTTAGACAGTCTGCACTATTGGCAGAACACATTTAAAGGGTGTTTAGAGGCGTTTGAGAGGATGAGGGGAACTCCTAGTCGACTTAGAAGACTAACTGGTTCTGAAGGTCAACTAAACATAGCTCCTGTCAAGATTTATCATACCAGTCGCCTTTCTAAAAACAAAAACCAGGAGTTCCCCTTTGAGTAGGAGCGCAGCGACTACGAGGGAACGACAGGTTTCACTCTTCCTGCCGACGGCAAAGCACGAGCAACGCGAGTGATCAGGCTGTTGATTTTTAGGTCTGTTTTTGATAGGTTTTTTGGACCTTTAAAAATTGACCTAAATCACTCAAAAGCTTGGAGGGACCCCTTTTTTAATAGGGTCCCCAAATTTCGAGGGGGTTGCCAGGGGGAGGATTTGACCCCTCAAAAACTCACTGAGGTTTTCGTTTCTGCAGTTTGAAGTTTTCCACAGGTTTCGTCAACCAGTCTGCAATGACACCTTTTGCATCATCCAACGCCATGTCCTCGGAAACTCCCTGACTCACCAAGACGTCTTTGATGTAGTCTCGGCATTTGGCAACACTCACTACAACCGCGTCCGTTTGCATTAGAATGGTGTCAGAAGCCTTGTAACAGGTCTTCAGAAGGTCTAGACACGCAAGAGCCTCCTTAGGCCCCTTAAAGGTCTGTTTCTCGAAGAAGCTGACAATCTTCCAATGTGGCAGGTTCAGTTTCTCTACAATCACTCTTGTCTTGATTTCATCTCTCAGGGTCTTCAGAGCGTCTTGAGCTTGGTCGATGTCTGTAAGAAGTTCTGAGAGTTCCTTAGGAGTCTGCTGATCAACGTTCTGGATCATCTGAACTTTCATGATCAGCTGATCCATCTCTGACAGTTTACGATCTGGATTGCTACCCATGTTAAGCCACCTTATTCTTCAATTGTTTAGTTGCGCCGTAACCATTTGCATATTCCAGAATTCGACGAAGAGTATCGATCTGGGGCTCTGCCAAACGACTCTCTGGAATTTCAACTTCAGTAACTTGTTTTTCAGTAACTTTCAGGAAATTCAGTACAGCATCAATAGTTGCTTGCTGAGTGTCTGGATCGTTGGCAATGATGAGAGAAGTACCTTCAACAATGCCGTTCTGCATATACTCAACAACTGACGTATTTCCTTTGTTACCTAGAACAAGACTATTGATAACATTCTTAAGCCAAGCACCAGATACGTCGTACTCACGGTAATAGTAGTACTTCGTAATCACCGCAATACCCGGATCAGAGCATACAAATTCCAGCTTCAGGAACTTCAAGGTTCCATCTGTAGACAAGCCATTGATGTCATTGAGAACTTTCAAATGCATTTCAACACACTCTGACAGACGAGCTTGAGATAGATACATGGATGAAACATATCGATCAGCTTTGTCACATTTACGCAAACGTATCGCAACTCGAGCAAACGCTACATCATCCTGCAAAGTACCTGCAAGATGCAAGCGATAGGGACCCGCATCTCCAAGCACAGGATTCTTAGGACGAGGAGTCTTTACTACAACAGGCTCAGGATGTTCACAGGTACAGTGATTACATTCACAAGGATCGTTAGACCACGGAAGATCTGCAATGTTTTCAGGAATACTCTGGATTGTCTGAACAATCTCATTAAACAGCTTAACGTTCTTACTCTCTTCTTCAGCTTCGTTATATGTAGACGCTTTGAACGCAGCATCCACCATACTGTTGAGAGGCTCTGGAACAACTTCTATAGGTTCCACAGCTTCTGCAAGAGCTTTCAATTCGTTGATAGCTTTCTGCATATTGCTAATACCGTTGCTGACACAATCCAGTTCGTACTGCAGGACTTTCGAGATGTCAGTGATTTGCGTTTTGAAGTCTGTCATGGTGTTTTCCTTTGGTTAAGTATGTAGTGTGAGAACTGTTCTGCCATAGCTTTAGCAATACCGGGATACGTACGACTTCGTTCTTTCCAGCGAGTAGGACCTGGAGGCATCATGTGAATCCTGTTAGAACGACCTTCTACAATGTCTGTAGGAACTAGAGGAGTAAGGTTCTTTAGCCAGAGCCCTGTCTTCTTAGTCTCCCCACATCCGTATTCGTAGGGCTGAATGTACTGAGTAGGTTTACAGATTCGTGTAGAAAGGATCCCTACAGGATTCTCAATACAGGTGTGAGGAATCGGAACGTTCATCAGATATCTGACAAACTCCAAAGCCTCTTCCTGTTCAACTTTCTTGTTCTTGAACCAGCGAGCTCCTGAGACACAAAGATGCGTACAAGGAGGATGCAGGACAGCGAGATCCCAATTACGCCCTATGATGTCTCTGATATCACACTGAAAGTGATATTCACTGTTGTCATCTGCGGGAAGCAAGTCACACGACCAAGCATTGTGTCCAAGCTTCCTAAAGGCCTCGCGAACAACACCACTCGACTCACACCCGCAAATGACCCTAAGACTCAAGGACTCACCTGCGGCTTTTCATCATCCCTGCGAAGGAAGTTCATCAGACTCAGAGCACTGTGGAAGTTCTCCAAAGCCTTCTGCGTCAACGGACCTTCCAACGCTGTCCAACGAGTAATGTCACGAACCTTTCCATAGCCATAATAGGGATTCACGTCCTTACAGTGGTACAGACCCTCATAGCGATGTACAGCGCCTCCTGTAGCCTTGTAGAGACCCATAGCAGCAGGCTTCAACATGCGTTGATACAACATGTACTTCTTCAACGTATCATCCCACATGCATCGACGTGTACGAGCAGAGCCAAGGGCCTTTCCGTCATAGCTGTAATACGAGGTTCGTTACCTAGCGGCAACGAGTTTCGTTTTGCGCTTCGTAGACCCTTTAGAGGTCTCCACGCATGTAGAAGTTGTTACCCAACTCCTGTTTCTCAAGTTCAGTGCAGCGTTGAGATCGCGGTCGATCTCTAAGCCACACTGACATCTGTACACCCTAATAGAGGGTGGCAAGGACTCTTTGACATCTCCACATGACGAGCAGGTCTTGGAGCTGGGGAAGAACTTAGGAGCTTTTACGAGCTCCCTCATCTTGTACTCCAGTTGCCTGTGGACCTCGCGCATGCAGGTGTCTTGGAGAGCACGATTCATCCAGACCTTGTCTGAACTTTTCATACTCTCGATGTCCAGTGTTTCGATCACTGCAGTGCCGTGGTTTTTGGCAAGAGCTGTAGTGAACTTGTGGACACAGTCCTGACGTTGATTTACAATCTTCTGATGGATCTTTGCAATACGGGTTTTCGTTGCATTGCGGCGATTTGATCCTTTTACTTGTCGCGCTAATTGACGTTGATAGTATTTCAACTGTCGTTGTTGCTTGATAAGAAAATGAGGATTTGGCAACGAAGTGCCATCGCTTGCAACTGCAATGTTCTTAATCCCGACGTCTACACCAACTACAGACAAGGACGGATTAGGTACAATAGGTTCTGTCAATTCTACTTGAACAGACACAAACCATTTACCTGCAGAATGAGAAACAGTATAACACAGCGTTCGCCCCTCAAAACGGGGAGCTTCTGCTAGTTTTACTTTTCCAACATTCGTAATGTGTATCCGGCCATCTTTGATATAACCATGACTATTAGCCACATAGAAAGAAGACTTGTCAGACTTCTTATGGAATTTCGGGAAATTTGTCTTCCCGTTCCAAAAACTGATCATAGCTTTTCCGAGAGTCATAATTGCACGGTTCTGAAGACCGCATGCAACTTCTCGAGCCCAATCTGGTTTTTCTTGTGTCCAACGTCTGGAGATACTGTAGACATCTGGTTTAGTCGCCAGCCCTAGCTTAAAATCGTCGTATTGCTTTTTCCACATAGCCAGCGCGTAATTCCAAGTAAATCTCGCAGTTCCAGCAGCTTGTCGCATTGCGACTTCTTGCTTGACTGTAGGATCTAATCGAATTTTATGTGAACGCTGCATATGGATTATTATAATACATCAAATCAGAATTTGTAAACTACTTGAGAAACAAAACGAAATTTCTACTTCGTATAGTTGTTTTCAACAGTACTCGCTAAGTACTGCCGGTTTGCTGATGGTTAATCAGGACTCCCACAATTTTCACTGTGGCAAAGGCTATATCATTCTCCTAATTGCTCAGGAGAGAGTGCTTCGGGCCGCTTGACCCTACGTCCTTACGGACTAGTCGTTGAACCTTCTCTTAGAGGCCACTAGGGTCTATTAAGAGGTCGGCTGCTGATTGCCATGGCGCACAGATGTGCACTTTAGGTGTCCCAGCAATTCACTTTCTTTTCAATGCCTGTTACCAGACAAAGGGACCTTAGTTGATCCAGTAGCAGTTGTAGGAACTGCGCTTGAGACGTTCGAATCGTTCGAGGGACTTAGGTGAAGTGCTGTGAACGAAGATAGTTACTTGATTCTGTTCAGCATTGTAAGCATCCAAAACAGTAATCTTACCTTCAAGCTCTACACGCTTCTCGATCTCCCAGCCATCATTGCACATCTGTGCAAACTTCCACTGCAAGCGCCAAGCAGTCTCTTCTGCATGACATGCACGAGGGGTTGCACCTTTAGGGAGAGGGTAATGAGCCCAGTGCCAGATCTTGTCTTCACAGCGACGAGCCATAAGCTTTTCGCCGCAGTCAGGGCAGAGTGAAGAAGTGACATTGTCCCAGTTCCAAACAGTAGTACGAGCCGCGTTGAGTAGCATGTGTGTTATCCTTTAGGTTGCTGTTATTGAATCAAGTACAGTTATTGTTCAAGTTTCTTGAAGAGAGCTGGAGGAAGGTCAGAGGTTTGCATGAATGAGTTGCCAAGAACACTATATGAATCCTCTTTTGCAGTATCTTTAGTGCGATCCAGAAACAGAGGTCTGCGAATTATCTGATACAAGTCCCAATATCTGTGACAGTCTGGATGACACTCTTTAGAGCCTACTCCATAGGAAGCATTGGGATGAAGCTCTGGAAAGAGAGAAGCTTTCAAGTCGTGCAGAGCTTTGTCAATCTTCTCGTTGTCTGGATAGTCTGCGAGTTCTTCCACATTCTCTACTTTCCTTGGACGAAAAACTACAGCACTTCGAACTTCAGAGAGCTGACCTGCAAGGATTCTCGCCATGTGCTCGACAGCTTGCTGAATCAAGTAAGCTTGCTCTGTAGTAACTTCCAAGATCCACTTGTCAGACTTTTTGCTTTTGGTTTTCTTCATACGCCTGTATCCTTTTAGGAACGGATTCTACAATGAGATCTACGTCATCGCACTCTGCACAACTCTCACAATCCTGCTTGATGTCTGCAAGTGTCTTCTCAGCACTTTCTAGTCTGTCGGAGAGAATGTGGATCGTGTCTATAAGTACTTCTGAGCATTTCTGAAGTCTTTGCACCTCAGTAACCAGTATTCGAATTTGGTCGCCGCTGCTGGACATATGATTCTTGGATAGAGCGTCAGCAATAAAGGAAGCGTCTGTAATTGCTTGAGCTATATCATTGTTCATATGTTTTGATCTTCTGCAGAATGTCGTAAGCAGTTAGACTGTCACCATTACGCACATCATTTTCGATATACTCACGAATGTCTGCAAGCGTCTTCTCCGCATACTTCAACTGGTCAAGAAGATCTACATATTTGCTCAGAACGTTTCGAGCACTTACAAATTCATCTTCCAAGTAATCGTCAAGAGCTGCTTGATACTCTTTGTAGTCAGTCATACGTGTCCACCCTCCGCAGAATATTACGAGCATCGTCACTATCTGGAGGCATATCGTCTTGACAGTACTTGCCAATTGAGACAAGGCAGTTCTCAGCTTTGATCAACTGCTCGAGGAGCTGGGAACAAGCCGCTGTGAGATCATCTGGCGTAACATACCCCAATCGGCCTTGATCAATCAGCTGATGGTACTTGTTGTAGTTAGTCATGTTCGTCCAAGAGTTGTTTAAGAGCCACGCTCTTGTGGTAGCAGTCAATACGAGCTTCTACAGTCCGCTTCAAGGCATCAACAAACATGTACTCCTTGTGCAGCTCTTCCAGCAACTCTCGAATAGCTTCCGCTGCCACGCAAGTATCTTCACTACGCGCAAGAGCGTTTGCAACCATTCGGTACGCCTTCAAGTCTTTACGCATTCTTCAGTTCTCTCCAATTGTTCTTAAGGTGACCGAAGTCCCTAGGTTCTGTTACAGCACACTCAGTCTTACACACATCACACGTACCGTTGTGAAATGTACAAATAGCTTTCTCACTAGGCGCTTTGCCCAGCTTCCATCCACAACTCATACAGATCCAAGCTGGATAGTCGTCTTCACTGTGTTTGAGTTTGCTCATTTCATAATCTTCCACTTCATGACATCACAGACACTGACAGCTTCCTTCTTAGTCAGATACGAACACATCCAGAAGCCTGAGGTGAACGGATCTTTGTACTTTTCACTGTCATGTACAACGACATGCCACATCATCTCGCCGGAATCATCATTCTTCTCTAAGACTACTTCCAGATTATCCTGCAAGGCGTATTCAACACACTGCAGAGCTGTCTCAAAGGAGACTTCATCAGCTTCCGGTTCTGTAAGCCACTTAGATCCCCAAATGTGATTCCACTTGTACCTCATACTCTCATTCATCGGAGACAACTCTTTTTCAATCAGCTCTCGCAGACAAGGAACATCTTCCTGAAGGTACTCACTAGCAGAAGGCTCCTTGTATACATCGCTGGGGAACACAAGAGCCATCTCAATGTTCCCTGTAGTGTGCGGAATGCCCCGAGCATCCACCATGTAGTACAAGTCCGTAAACATCTTGCGAAAGATGTACGTCTTCATACAGTTCCTGTGTCCTTCAAGCTGTGTTCAAGTTTCGATTTGAACAGTTGTGCAGTCTTACGTGAAATAGCTGAACGCACTTCTTTACTGTCTACAATCTCACTCTCAGCTTCTCGTACAACATCCTCAACCATTGCTGCAAGCACATCCTTCATACGCGTGATGTCAGGTGCCGTATTGTTGACAAACAGTTTATCCAAGACATGTTCCAGTCGTCCAGGAGTAACCCACTCATCCGCAATCTCTGAAGCCTCTGTCAAAACTGCTTGCTTCTCAGGATCTGCAAGAGAAGGTTGATTTTTGCGTTCAGGTTGGAAGTCAGCTCTCTTGTGCTTCGAGATAACTCTCGCACCATTGCTGGTTCGCATTTCCACAAGCGGACGGAGAACAACTCCTTCACGCTTATGCCCTTCTCCACAACCATTCCTTACAGCTTGAACTGAATCTCTCATCATCTCTCTGTCAAGAGCTTCAACTGTACAGTCGATGATTGCGTAGTCTACAAACTCAAGTCCCATCTTCAAGACAAGTTCGTGAGCGTCTTTTACATTGAGAAAACAATGTTCTCCAACACCGATCTCAAAAGCCACGAACTTCAGAACCTTTCCGTATGTGGCTGACATAGCCTGCATACTCCCACCATAAGCTTCACCAAAGATCGTAACGTCTTTCTCGATACCAAAGAACTCTGTGAACTTTGCAGTCAAATCTTCAATGTTGAAGAGCTTTACGAATGCTAAGTGAGAAGCTCCTCCTGCAAAGAAGGAGACTTTACCAGCCTTCCAAGAGATGTGAGCAGATGTGCCATGAATCTTCTCCATAGCGTAACACTGCTTGAAAAGCATAACGGTCTGGTTCTTATAAAGGTTGTCCACGTGCATATAAGACATGTGTAAGTCCTTTCAGTTAAACATCTTGACGAATGTGAAGAGCTACAGGAAACCTGGGAATTTTACTAGCAGACTTACCCTGATGCTGTACCGTTAACAGCTTTCCGATATACTTCTCAGGATGCTCCAAGTAGTCCTTCAGAGCCTCTGTAGAACCCTTCATCTTAGCGTTGAACGTCTGACCTTCGTCAGTCACACAAACGAAGATCCCATGACCTGCAAGCTTACCCTTACCTTCTTCAACTCCTACAATCTTGAACTCTGCGTCGTCGAACTCTTTGATCTTCTGCAGATCATACGAACGCTTATTGACATACATGCCATCGACATTGCGTGCAATAGCACCTTCGTAACCGTCTGCAAGGAACTTGTTGAAGGCAAGCATCAGCTCGTCTTCGTCGTTGACCTTGAGAGTCTCAACGTAAACCAGATGAGAATTTGCCTCAGGCCACATGAACCAAGTGCGCAATAACTGATTACGCACTTCAAAGGTCTTATCCGCTATCGGATAATCGTAGATGTGATATTCAATCTCTGTACAGTTAGGGGAAGGAACTTCCTGACGAATCAAACTAGTAAGCTCTTCAAACCTGTCGTTATATCGACTGTTATATAACTCCCCGTCCAGCACGTAGCTCTTTAAAGCTTTCTTCTCAATCTCTGCAACGATGTGAGGAGCACTGAAGATCTGCTTACGAGTACGACTCCACAAAGTACACTTACCATTCTCGTCAATAACAGCAATACATCTATGGCCGTCAAGCTTACCCTGACATGCACATGGATATTTAATCTTGTGTCCTTGTTCGCTGAACTTGTGAGCAAGCATCGGAAGGATTCCGCCTTCGATCAACTCACTGGACTTGCCTGCCATAGCTTCTTCAGGAGTCTTGACATAATCTTTCTTCAGCTTCTTCGTCCACTGTGCTTCAGCTTCCAAGAGAGCTTGAGTCTCTCCTGTAGTAGAATTGGCTTTACCCAGATTCTTCCCTTGACAGATCGTAGGAGCAGTCTCTTGAATTGCGCCACCGACCTGACCAAAGAAGGTGATGATTTTGTCGTAGTCGACACAGATTTTCCAGGTCTGAAGGGCACCTGTTGACGTTTTCTTGAACAGAGCGGGGAATTCTTTGTACATGTTACTTGGATTCCTCTGGTTTAGATACAATGCCTCTAAGATCATAAGCAAGCAGAAAAAGAATGCAGCACGCACAATGCGCTAAATGTGACAGTTTTGTCTCTGGGTCATTCTTCTCTCCTGACATATAGGAAACAAGGTGTCGCATAGCCGCGTTAGCGTATCGACCAGTGCCTCCAGAGGCTCCGGGAACCACTACCCAATTTGAAGCTGAGTACTTGCGTGCACCAATCATCAGTACTTTCACAACCTCTTTAACAGCATCCCAAGGTAGGAGGGAGTACTTAAGCTTTTCCTGATCGAATTTGATTCCCTTACCTGTCTCTTTCATTTCCTTAAGGAGCTTCTCTTTCTCCTCGTCGGAGAGTTCTGTAGAATTCGTTGGCATGTTGTTGAATCGCTCCTCGTTCTCTTTCACCACGTTCTGGACTCGTATGTTGTTAGCCCGTCCCATAGACTTGTCGTAATCCTTACAATCGGCGTCTATCTCTTCCAACTGCAGTTCGAGTTCTGCATATGTAGGAGCCATCTTCCACAAGTTGCACTCTGGACACTTGAAGTCGTAGTTGTTGCTGTCATGCGTAACCTCAATAAACTGTTTACCACAGCGAGGGCACGTAGGAAATCCAGTCTGCATACGAGGAGGTGTATTCATAGCGCTGTATGTCGCTGAGAGCGCACTAGCAAGTGTAGAGACACTCGAGCTAGAACACTCGTAGCAATACTTGTGATTCTTACAGCTTAGAACAAATGTGAGCGCTTTCTTGTGCCGACATGTAAGTTCTGTAAGGACTGTCGGACCTTTACAGACAGGACAAGCAGAATCGTTGTTTGGGTAAATCTTTGCAACTGTCATACTTATTTCCTCATTACTAGAATATTTGAGTATTGATTAACACAGCCATGAAACACGTCATGGAACTCGCGAATGTAGCTACTAGCTCTGCAGTTCATCTGGAAACCTTTGGTGGTCTTGCAGGGCCTGCTGGAGACGTCTCCCTCGTAGATCTGGAAGTACGCTACCCCACGCATCTTCAAAGCCTTGTAGGCCTGTTCTATGACCTTTCGACGCACGTCAGGCTCTTTTATCACATTCAATACGTTGCAGCATGTGACAGTATCAGTTCCTGCTTTGACAGTTACTGAAATCTAAGCATTTACAACTTAGAGTCAGTTTCTTGTGAGGAATAGGGGACTGCAAACTCCCTACCAGTTAAATCAAACAGACCTTCAGGTTTCCAATAGAAACCCTTTCTGTTTAGATTCAACTTACGAAAGTCAAACGAAATCTCAGGGAGTTCAACTACATGATTGAGACTAGCATTCAGATCTGCATCTAGATGAAAGCCACAAAGGCATTTGTACTCCTTTCCTTTTCGATTGGCTTTTCGTACCAACCCACATGCACTGCATCTCTGACTTCTGTAGACTGATGGCTGAAGTTTCACAAGGACCCCTTGTTCTTCTCCAGCTTGGATCAGTCTGTCTCGGATGAGTGTATTACACCAATGCGACAAGTATCGACTTTTACGAGTCTTGTAACCAATGTTCCAGACCTTCTCTAGATTGATTTGTTTGATGCCAGTTAAGTTCAGTTGTTTGATCTGAAAGTTGATTAAGTTCTTTCGATGGTCTTGAGCTCTTTTAAAGCCCTTGGAGCCTTTGCGTCGTCTAGACAATTTATGAGTGACGTCTTCTAGGGAATGACCGTGAGGGTCTGTTGCTGGAGTGATAGAGCCTGTAGAGAAGGTTATGGTTGTTTTCAAACCTTGATCGGCACCTACTACCGAGCCCTGTTCAAGCTTTGGCGGTGTCTCTTTTTCATATCGTATCTGTATTTCGTTCTCTGAAATCAGAAAACTGGTAAGCATTCTCCAGGATTGAAACTTCCTATCAGCTCTGTGCAACTTAATGGGAAGACGAATGGAAGGAATACCTTTTCCCAAGCATTTAAGTTGCACAAAATAGTCGAACGGCGAGTTTTGTAAACGTCGGAGGTCAACACAAAGTGTGTTTAGTTCTAATGAGAAGTTAGAAAGATCTGGTTTAACAGGAGCATTCTGTCCGATTTTCTTGAGCAGTTGCTTGCAAGACTTTCCTTCTGTTATGCTTTTGTTAAGCTGCCACAAACGCTTCTTCTGCTTCTCTATAGATGCTCCAACTATCCCTAAGACTTGAGTAAGTATACACTTCTTCAGACGCGCCGATAAGGCCGATGAGAATCCCTGAATGCTGTTTTCTAAATCTACGTTTGACAGCATAGACGGATGTTCAAAAAGATTCCTTGATATGTCTAGGGTGTGTAGGATACCAGCGCCCAAACTATCTTTAGTTTGCCAAGTACAACCATACGTCCACAAATAGTCTAAGTACGTTTGTGCAACGTTCTTACTCTCAGTCAAAACATAAAGTAACCTTTGTTGCTTCAGGGCGTTACTATCAGTTAGTTTGTGACGAGTCGTTCTTATCACTTAGGAGATTCTCCTGTAAGAACCTTAATTGACTCAACAGAGATCTTACGTTGATTTGACGGAGTCAAGTATCCTTTAAGTTTCCCTTCGTCGAACCACCGGCGTATTGAGTCTGGATGAACTCCCATCATCTTAGCGGCCTTACTAACGGATGTGTATTCCATTATAACCTAGCCTTTCTATTGAATACTAATATAGCATAGGATTAGCAACAAGATAAAATACCTACCTAGGTTATTTCCTTACTACTAGAGTATTAGCGTACTCATTACATAGTCCGTGAAAGACCTTAGTGATTTCTGATACATAAGAAGACGTCCACCAGTTCAACTGATAGCCCTTAGAAGTCTTTCCTTGCCTCTGAGAGCGGTCTCCCTCATAGATCTGAAAGTAGGCTACCCCTCCGAGCTTCAATGCTTTGTACGCCTGTTCTATGACTGTATGTCGAATCTTTGCTTCCTTAATAACGTTCAAAACATTACAACATGTTACTGTATCAAACGAACTACTTATGATGTATGCTCGAATGCGTTCGTTGTGTTCATCCGACCTGTTAAACGGATCATATACAAAGTTGGATACAAAACGTTTCTGCAGATAGATAGAAGCATCTTCGTACTGACCACCACCTAAGTCAAGGTTCCAGCTGTGCGGAGCCCAGAGAACTTTCTTGAAGGTTGTGGGGAGAGAGTGCACAGATGTGCACTTTGAGGAGATTGACTGCTGAGATAGATCAAAGAGAGATTTGTACTCAGGCATACTTGAAACGGACATGAGATTCCTTATTTGCTGATAGGGAAAGAAAGGTGACTCCTCTAAGCACGTTACGGTACAGGTAGGAGGAGTCTTGGCTATCTGTTAGGAGCTGTAGCAGAGCGAATCGTACCACACTGTCAGAGGAACATCTGCTACAACACGCACGTGACCTCCGCGCCAATGGTCAACCCTCTGACAAGACTAAATAGTAAGTTGTTCTCCCTGGGATCGTTTCTTAAGAGTGCGGGAGAACTGGGGCACACCTGGAAAGGAATTCGCTAAGAGAGATTTCGAGCACCTCGACCGTCAGCAAGCTCTTAGCGAAACACCACAACCCCTTCGATGCCAATATGATCCCTGCTGACGAAGAACTTTACCAATGACAATTTACACTATCATCCAACCACCAGCGACCTCGCTGAATAGTTGATTCATTGCTTGTAACCTGACTGTGTGTAAAGAGAGCTTGACCTGTAGTAGTCGTCTCTACAGCGTGTTCGCCCTTCTTCACATGCAGCCCCTTAGCTAACCACTCTTTCCATGTCCTGCGATCTGCACCACAATCACAGGCAAGGTGATGCAGAACGTAAGAACAATACTCAGAGTGTTTGTACTGCTTCATGAACTATTGGCAACGGGACCACGTACACTCCGAGCAAGCCAGACAATTTTCCTTACGGATCAATTGCTTGCCGCACAGAGGACAAGGATCTGTTACCTTACCCTTCTTCTCAGACTCTGGAGTAACTGTCTTGTCCTTCACATGCTTACCCTTGAACACACCCTTCTTAGAGAGGGCCTGGACGTGAGCGTCGATACATGCGGCGATGTGTGCTTGGAGACTGCAGTAGAACACACCATTACTCCAATAGCCCCCAGACGGATCTGAAATCTGCGACAACTCATTGACAATGAATGAGATATCCTTCTCACGCCTAAAGATGGTGGAAAGGAGCCTAGTCATCGTAGCGAGTGTTGCAGCGGCAGCAAGGTTCTTGCTACTGCAGAAGATTTCGAAAGGCCTGGTTTGGGAGCCCTCCACGAGATCGTTGATGGTTATGTAGTACGACACACCTTGACCGTCTTTCAGCTTGTACGTCACACCCGTAAGCTGATCAGGGCGTTCTGGAACAGCGTCAGACACAATAGGAAGAGTTTCTACAGGCTTCTCAGGAGTGTCTTTTACCAAGACAGCCTTCAACTTACCAGAGGGGTGGTAGCACGTTGCCCCCTTGAGCGACATCTTCCATGCCTTCATATAGATCTTAGAAAACTCATCGTACTTGATATCTGCAGGACAGTTGATCGTCTTGGAGATTGACGAGCACACCCACTTCTGAAACGCCGCTTGAACATTCAAATGATCATCAGGAGTCAGATCATCCACCGACACCATGTACGCAGGACGCTTCTTGTCAGGATTAGCCTGAAGCCACTCATAGTACACCTTGTCGTAGACCTTGAACAGTTCTTCACCATCAGCTGTACGAAATTTACGAGTGTAGTCGTAAGCGAAGATAGGCTCAATTCCACTAGAGATGTTCGAGGCCAGTAGCGAGATAGTTCCTGTAGGAGCGATACTAATCAAGTGACTGTTTCGAAGACCTTTACGCTCGATGTTATTCGCAGTATCAGGGAACTCTAACGCAAGGGTTTTGTAAGGAACGCTCTCCTTATGTTTCTCAGCGACGTATGCAGGAAACGAACCAAACTTCCCAGCAAGATCTGAAGAAGCACCGTACGCAGCGTTGGCCAATTGTTTAGCTACTTCCGAGGCAAATCTAACGGCTTCTGGGGAATTGTAAGGAATTTCCATCTTGATAAGAGCATCTGCAAAGCCTGTAACACCGAGACCCATTCGGCGTTTGTTCTTAGCCTCTTTCTCTTGTTCCTTAATAGGGAACTTAGAGATGTCAATGACATTGTCGAGGAAATGGGTAGCTAGTCTTACAGCACTGTAAAACCTAGAACAGTCAAACGTTTTATATTTGTTTACGAACGAGGGAAGAATCATCGAACCGAGCAGACAAACGCCATAGGGAGGTCCAACTATTTCGCCACAAGGATTACAGCAGGAAATAGTCTCACAATAGTAAAGTGAATTATTTCGATTTACGGTATCAAGAAAGAGCACTCCAGGTTCTGCATAGTCGTAATTGTTCTTGATCAGTTTGTCCCAGAGGTCTCGAGCTTTTACTGTGCTGTAGACTTCTCCTCCGAACCTCAGATCGAACGTCTTGTTCTCTTCCACAGCTTTTAAAAATTCGTCAGTTAAACCGCAGGAGAGATTGAACATCTCCAGTACACCTGCAGAGGACTTAGCTGTGATAAACTCTTCGATGTCTGGATGATCGATTCGAAGGATGGCGATGTTTGCGCCACGTCTCAGGCCAGCACTCATAATACTCTGACAAGCGCTGTCAAAGACTTTCATGAAGCTGATAGGACCAGACGCTTTGCTCTCTACACCTTTAACCAGTTGATTCTTTGGCCGAATCGTAGAGAAGTCATAGCCGATACCGGCTCCGGCTTTCTGTGTCAAGGCACCCATCTTCAAGACGTCAAAGATACCTTCCATGCTATCCGGGATGGTGTTTGCAATTGCGCAGTTAAATGTTGTAACCTGTTGCCGCCCAGTACCTAAGTTCGATAGGATACGACCTGCTGGAAAGAAGAGTTCCTTTTTCATCAGTTGAAAGAAGGATTCTTCCAGTTCCTCTGCAGTACCTTCTAGCTGCCGTACAGCGGCTGCGGCTTTAGCATTACGTCGGAACATATCGTCCCGATTAGTATCTTTAGAGTGTTTGTACTTTCCTTCAAAGATCTTGTCGGAGAGTTCTGCGGGTGTCAGGACTGGGATGTTCTTAGGAGCCATCGTTTTGTCTTTCACTGTTTCTTAGGTGCTTCTTCTGGTTCGTCAAGGTGAACATGACGAGGTGATTTGTTTTTCAGATCCTCAAGGGAGATCTCAAAGCAGGGCGGTTTAAAACTCCTGTACTCTCCGTTGATTTTTCGAGGACTTGCACCTTTAAACATAGTCACTAATTTGTCTGTTGCAGTGAGCCAAATTTCCATGTTGGGTTGAGAGGGCTGAGGAGATCTTTTACAACCTCTTCAGCCCTCGTACTTTCATTGGTTTTAGGGATTACAGGATACGCAGAGATCTTTTACAATCTTCCAACGAAGACCGATCTCACCAAAATCGTAAATGTCATTATTTTTCAAAATCTCAAGGTAGGATCTCGCTGCCGATCGAGACATGTAAGGACCATGGAGTCTATACAGTTGAGCGTCCTTGAAAAAGTCCCCATCATGTAGGTCTTTATTCTCGGCTTCATAGTTCTTATAGCAGATGACCCACCAAGGGAGTTTGTCAGGATGTTCCAGATAGTAATTCTGCATTAATCCTCGTACTTTCATTGGTTAGAAGACACAGGATATGACTAGATTTCTTCCAACAGAGTAAGAGAGTTTGATTGAACTCTCACTGCTGTTCTCTCTAATCTTCTTTGCAGCTACTCGTGCTTCCTTACGTGTTGGATAAGGACCATGAATGCTATCAAAGTACGGGTAACGAGGCATTTTCTTAGGCTTGAAAGACAGAAGAACCCACCACTTGTCCGAAGGAGCAGACTCACAGCACATCGCACATTTAGTTCCCATAATAAAAATCCTTATGCTATATTAGTATTAATGAGAAAGGAACAGCAAAATGGAATATATCTCGTTAACTAAAGCAGCTAAGATGATGGGAGTACATCCTGACTCCATACGTAGATGGTTTGATGAAGGGAAGCTTAAAGGGTATAAGACACCTTCTAAGCAACGTAAGATTTCTGTAGAATCTATCCAAAGCATTCTTGCAGGAGAATCTTCTAAGTGATTCGTAGAGTACAAATGTCGTTGAACTTTGCAAACGCCGGGAAGCTCCAAAAGCTTGATACTTTCAGTGTGGAAGCCCTGAGAGTACTTAATCTCTACGTAGAGCACTTCTGGAAAGATCCTTCTGCTACAAAGTTCGATCAACTTCCTCCAATTCCAACGTGGCTCGCCGCTCGCCTTCAAAGATGTCTTTTCATTCAAGCCTTTGACGTACTTAAGAAACTACGAGCTCGAAAGAACAAAGTAAAGAAAGCATCTAAGCCTGTACTCAAACAAAAAACTTTTAATCTCACGGAACTTATCTGTACTTTCTCTACTAAGCAGAATTCTTTCGACTTCTGGATTAAACTCTTTTGTCTAGGAAACAAGATAAATCTTAAGATCCCTTCATGTAAGCACAAGCAATTTCTCAAGTTCAGTCAGCACGGCTGGCTTCTTAAGAAGTCCTCTTGCTTACGTAAAGTCAATGGGAAGTGGTACTTGGATGTATTCTTCGAGAAAGATACTCCCAGTACATCGAAGGGAACATTCTTAGGCCTTGATTGTGGATACAAGAAACTCCTTGCTTCTTCCGATCAGAAAACCTACGACGTAGGCATGGAAAATGTCTATGAGAAAATCGCTAGGAAGAAACAAGGATCTAAAGCATTTAAAAGAGCATTGAAGGAACGTGACCAAAAGATCAATCAGTCTGTAAAGCTGATTGATCTTACTAACATTCAAGAACTTGTAGTCGAAGATCTCAAGGATGTGAAGAAGGGTTCTAAAGGCGAGATTAGCAAGCAATTTAACAACAAGTTACAACGCTGGAGCTATCCAAAAGTTTTGGACAAACTTCAGATGGTTTGTGAAGAAGCAGGACTAACCCTTACGAGGATTAATCCTGCCTTTACTTCGCAGACATGTAGCTTGTGCGGAGCGGTAGACAAACTGTCCCGAAAGGGAGAGTCATTCTGTTGTACCGCGTGTGGAATGAAGATGGATGCAGACTTCAATGCGGCCATCAACATCCGACAGAGGGGAGCCTATAGTCCCCCTTCCGTGACAAACTGACTAGCTATCTAGTTGGTAACTATCCACCACTTGTTTTTCGGATTGCTTACTGCAATAATCCAGCGTTCATCTTTCATATCACACCTTTGAGGTTAAGAAGAGATCTTTGATAATTGCCCACTGACACTTCTTCTCTTCGCCGTCTTCTGTATAGACGAACTCCCCGTCATCTGATTTACAACTATTCAACTCTTCACGTGCAGCTTCTCGCGTCTTGTAAGGACCGTGGACTGTTTCGAGGAATTGCCCTTCTGAGTACTGAACAATCCACCAAGGAAAACCTTTAGGACTTTCCAAATCAAGTATACGCATTATCGCCACCCTTCAATAATCAAGTCGTTGACAACAGTGTAGTAAGCACCGTAAGAGAAGTTACTGAGATCCTCATCTCTCACGACTTTAGCTTCTTTGCGAGCGTCTTCACGAGTACTGAAAGGCCCATGAACCTGATACACAATCTCAGGATACTTATTGCTGTCAGTTTTACCGTGTTCAACGATCCACCAGCCATTGAACATCTTTGAGAAGTTTGGTTTCATACTTATTCTGCCTTTGCGATGTGGTTGAGGATTGCGACAGCACTCTGAATGTCCTTCAGAGCTTCAACAGAGACTGCAGGAGCGGTCAGCTGTTCTTTGATGCTCGCTTCCATGCTTGCCAAGATTCGATCGCCGTCAGCGCGATTTGTGCGCAGATCACTAAGGTACTCAACGAGCTGCTTAGCTTTAGGAGGCTGATTACTGGTATTCTCATTTGCTTTTTCCTCGATCTTCTTTACTTCAAATCCGTTTGCTGTCAGCAGTTCCTGGGCTTCTTTGATTGAGTCAGCGAGCATTTGTTCTGCAGTGCGTTTGATGCGTTTGGGCTTAATGTCAGTGGGGGGAGTTGTAGGTTCAGTAGAAGGAGTAGTTTCAGCAGGAGTTGAAGGAGCAGTGGTAGCGACGACAGTAGTTTCAGTAGTAGCGGGAGTGTTTTCAGTAGTTTTCTTGTTCATATCAAAATTTCCTTTTTGGGTGTTGTTGATGATTGCTTCGGGAGTCAGCATAGGAAGACTGACGTTGTTTTCTGGCTTAGCCATAACGATTGCAGTGTTTGTAATCGTAACTGTTTCAGGAGACGTGAACTTGACCTTAGCTGTTGAGATATCCTTACCCTGAACAACTACTTGATCTACAAGTACCACAGGAAGATGAATCTCTGTACTTGTCTTACCTTCACCGCTTCCAATAGTTTCGCCTTCAACTGGAATGTTCTTCAATGCTGCTGTCAGAGTCATCGGAACATGCGGAGCCTTCGCCGCAGGATTCATCTTGGCAAAGGGATCTTCAGTGATACTGCTGAGCCCTATGTGATTCAAGAACTCGTTGACACTGGCACGATCCAGCTGGGGAAGTCGCGTACGTGCCATACGATTACCTGCATACTTACCAACGGTAACAGATACTCCACTTACGGCTAATTGAGCTGTGTTGTCCTCAGAGTCTACACACAGCACAGCAGTCCAGCCCTTGCCCTGCAGATCCGCTTTAAAGGTCCATTCCCGGTCCTCTAGGAGGAAAGGCTGACTCCTAAGCACAACAGGCACTTCATGGGCTTCCGTGTCATCTGTGAAGGTTACTGCAAGTGATCCCTTCGGGAGAGCATCTGCAGCAGTCTTCGGATCAGCAATCAAGTCAAGTCTGGCAGAAGCTGTCGGATGTTTGTACAGCAAGGCATTCAAGTCACTGTAGACAACTCCAATGCACTGATTGCCAGACGGTGCACAAGCGTCCATACGACTCCAGAGATATACGATTTCGCTGGAGAAGGCTGGATTGGGGTGTTGTCTTGTGGCGAGAACCATTAAGCACGGAGTATCATCGTCCACTGCAGATGATTGAAGATAGACAGTTTGATAGCGCACTTCCTTCGGAAGGAGCCACATCGCATTGTCTAGGTCTTTCACTTTGGTGGCGAGAAACGTCCTCATATCAACGGGGAAAGTCATCTAATCTCCTTTGTGCACATCTGTGCGTTCAATTGTCTTGTGTGAACTCAACGACAATGTTGCGAGACATGTAAGACTTAATACCAAACTCTTTGTTGTATTTGATACGGCGTCGAGCTTCACTACGCGTAGTGCATGTTTGTACATTGGTACACCTACTCTTCTGAGAATCCAAAATAATCACAAACCAGTGCTTGTGGTCATGGTCTGACATTAGTTTCACTTAGGTTCTCCGAACACTTTACCCAGCATCTCTGGATTGTTGTTGAAGATATCCAACAGACCATTAGCGACAACTGTCACAGCTTGTTCGTTAATCTTGACGTCTTGTGTGTCACAGATCATATGAATCATCTCGTGCAGAAGCACGTTGATCTCAACAGCTGGTGTGAGGTTGTCTGCAATTGAGATCAGCCAATTCCTAGAGTTGGCTCGTCCCATTGCATCGTCACTCCAGTCCTTAGGATCTGAGAAGTCTACCTTGACAGGCTGACCGTACAGCGAAAAGGTAAATGTGGTTTTCTTAGGTGACATTTACGAGTTTCTCCATTTCTCGAATAGTGGTACACGTATCACAATTACATGAGTCCGCATGTCCTTTAAAAGCCTGCAATTCTTTAGCAGCTTCATAAAGAAACGGAACTTCTGGAATTACATGTTTAGCACACTCGTAAAAATTACTCAACTGAGTAACAACCTCTCCGAGACTGTGTTCATCTATCTGCTTCCACATAAGTTCATGAGCTCTCAGCGAGGCTTCAAACATTGTCATCTGCTGTATCATTGTCAGACTTTCTTCATGCAGCAGAAGCGAAACTTCAAACCGGAGTTGCATGGGCAAGGACCATAAGGAGGAGCTTTGAAACGTGCAAGCGCAGTATGTGTCAGCTGACCGTTGTGAAGACGAAGTGCTGTTTCCTGATGTTCTGTAAGAGGCGCTTGAAAGCCTCCAGTACGTTTGACGTAGTAATCGTAACCGTTTTTGTTCATGGCAAAACCCTTTCTAGAAGTCGCCAAGCGCGTTGAGTGCAGTGATACATTGCGTCGTTTTCAATAGGCTGACCGTGCTTCTCTGCATAGTCATCCAGCTCATACAGCGTTGGACCAACCGCGCCAATAGCTCCACAAGGCATGTTGGTAAGTTCTTCCATAGCTTCACGCACAAGAAGGATCTCTGTCTTGTTCATGCTAATCCATCAATAGTATGTGGTTGAGGAGTGCAGACACTTCAAACGTTCTCATCAGATATCCAGGAACCTGTCCCTGACTCGCAAATGATCCTGCACGTAGAGAGAACGACGTTCTGCCAATCAGATCTGCAATGGCAAACCCTTTACCACTTTTCTCTCCACTGTTGTCACAAGCATTGATCAAATCCGAAAAGGTTTTCGAGTCTGACAACGCTTCACTCAGACATCCACTGTCCAAGCACTTGTACATGCTGACGATGTCCATCATCGCATACTTGTGGACGTTAGGAGTGATCTTCAGCAGGAAGGGACGAGTGAATCTGGATACAGAGTATGTAAAGACAATGGGATGAGCTTTAAACCAGTTTTCCACTTGTTCCATGGCATTTGGTATGCCGATCTTCTCTTGATAGTAGACACGACTCTCAATGTTGTGGAAGGTGTTTCCTTTGGAAGGATCACCACCATCAATGAACATTGTCTTCAGCGTCTTGTTGTCACCGAAGTCACAAGTTGTAATGGACAGAGGATTGCTGTTGAGGGCATAACTTTCAGAGGCAAGAGTGATGATTCCAGCATCCTTCAGAGATACTCCGTTAGACCTGAACCACTGTGAAACGTTCATACAGGGTTTTTACTTTCTGGTAACAATGAGTTTTTGTCTTTCGTAATTTGCAAGATCGTGTGTAAAAGACTGTCGGTGTGAATAGTTAACTGTTGACGAAGTGTTTCTAGTTTCGCAGTAAGCAAAACCTCAGCAGCTTTTTTACAGACCTCGCAAGGCGATACAAGGAACTCGCCTTTGTAATAACCGTAGTCTGTGGGTGATCCACAGTCGGAACAAACAAACTTTTCACTCATGGGTACCTTTCCTTGTAGTCGTCGAAAGCATCCTGCAGATCTATATACTTCAGATCAGCCTCTGAAAGGGCATCTTCAAGATCGTCTATACGCTCTGCATCAGTGCTAGAGCATACAGGACAGACTACCCACTGATGATCTGGGTAGTGAACTTCAAAGCGTTGTCCGTCAGGTGTCCAATGATTGTTACAGATTTTCATAGTTACTCCAGTGCTTTGATCTGATCGGACATGTCGGAGATTTGATCTTTGAGTCTTTCATTATCTAAACGCAAAGAGTCGTTCTCTTGTTCCAACTGTGTAATCCTAGCATCCAGCTCATCCTGCATTACACAAACAGGACATGTGTAAGCTTCGTAGACAACAATACAGTTATCGTGATCTCTACAAGCATTCATTCTTCACCTTGCTCGTGTTTCTTCTTGAATTCTTGAAGCCTTCCAGAGTCGATCACCGTCCTGAAGAACTTCTTCAGGTGATTCCTGTGCTTTGCGTATTCCTTTGAGAAGTCTTTAACAGGATCCTTAGGATACACATAATCAACAAAGCCTGGAATCTCTCGAATATCAAAGGCGTGAATACTGTTGTGATTTTCGTCAAAGACATACCAATACGTCATCGGACCATTATCCATATCGTCGTCCTTGTAGTTGTGGTAGATCTCCACACCTTTGTAGGACAAGAACAACTCTGCAGGAATGTTTTGCTGTGTGAAAGGCATTAGTCTTTCCTCATATGCATAGCAAGTTGTGTGCACATACCTGCAAGGTCATTTACTTGTTGAGCTAGAACACTTTGGTTCTTAATGGCTTTTCCAAGATCTCGCACCAACTGCATATCTTGTTCGTGAAGTCGAACAATCATCTCTTGCAGAAGCTCTACCTTCTTTTCAAGTGATTCCATTTACCAAGCCCTCTTAGTTGTTGTTGTTTTCTGATTAACCACACGAAGCTCTTCCACGTCAATTGAAAGATCTTCAACACGTCGAGTCAGATCAGCGTTCAAGACTTCCAATGTACTGATGCGACCTTCGTAGTTCTCCAGAATCGCGTCCATCAGTTTCACTTGCTTTTCCAATTCAGCTTTACTCACTTATCCTCCTCCAGTGTTATGTGCATCGCAGGCAACTCTCGAGTCATCTCTGCAACTGTACTCTTCATCCAGAAGCCGCAAGATATAGGATCTGCAGCCTTCACTCCACGCCCATACACCAAACTGAAGGGATAGCCGATTCGAGCATTTCCATAACTGTCTGTACCAGCATCTACACTCAACGATGCTTTTACTCGACTGAATGTCTGCCAAGCATTCTCATTATCTCGACGGAATCGATTTAGAAAAACAGAAGCACTTTTTCTAACAAACAACTCGAATTCTGGAGTGTCCTTGCCTGTGATGTACCAAGTAGGTACTTTCCACGGAACATACCCTTCAGTCTCAATTCCTTCGATGATGTCAAGATAATAGAGGTCAGGAGCGTACTTCCTAGAGAAGAACCAACCCTTCTGTCCGTACTCAAGCTCTTTCCAGATTCCTGCTACTTCAGTCTTCTCGTCTTCCATGAACGAGCCATCGGCAGCATAACACTTGTCTTTGCGCTTACCATTCAATACACGTACCAGCGGTACATCTGTGTAATGGATATACGCTTCATTATTTGGAAGCTTACCCAAGCATGCAGGAATCTTCTGAAAGATGTACTTGCCTTTCAGCTTCCTGACGATCATGAGGAAGAACTTATCATAGCGAACAAGCTCATCTTCATCCTTGTAGACGGCGCCATCCCACTGCGCAAAGACAGTATTAGCTGGCTGCTTGTCAAGGATAGAGCATATGCGATTAAGCAGAAGCATTTTGTTGTTCTTTCTGTCTGTCAGTGATCAATAGATCTACAACTGCACGAAGTGTCTCCAGCGAGTAACAAGAAGACTTACAGGTGTAGTAATCTGTTAGGTCTTTGATCTTCGTCCAGAGTCTTGAACGCTCTTGATCATCTTTCCACAACTGTTCAGTTTCGTAGAGCTGGTGACACGGACTGTATTCAGAGACCTCGTACCAAGTCTGGATGTCAAACTTGGTAGTTCTGCAACCACATTGTGGTTTGCCGTCTACGATCTGTACGAAACGGCTGTCAGTTGCCCAGAAGTACTTGTTGCCTACCTTTGTGACAGTAAAGGGAACAAGCTTTCGGTCTTCGTCTTTCAGGCCTCTGGCAACATTGCCGCAAGGCAAGTTGAAGATCTGCTGACCTGCAACAGGTTTAGGTTTCATCTTTGTCTTTCTTGAGAGGAGTAAGAATCACTCCCATATTTGTTCTGATGACACTTCCATCTTCCTTGTGAATCTCCCACAAGCCGTAGTGCTGGTGACAACCTAAGTGTATACACTGTAGTAGAATTGTTCCATCATTACGTAAGATCTTCACCTCACCCTTAGGAGCTTCTGTGGAGTAATCGATATAACCCATACCTCGATAGCCGTGCTGGTCAGCATCTTCCTCAAGGGTGAACGGAAGACTTGTTTCCATAATAGGGTGAAGGGCCAGATCCTTGAAGAATGCACAATTCCCAAACGCGTTGTAGTATTGCGCCTCACCAACCTCAAACGTTTGGATAACGTGACAGCAGTCTTGAGAGTACAGCGTAACTTTTCCTTTATAGGGAGGAGCTTTCTCAAACACTAGGTTCGTCTTTCTTACCATCCAAGTCTTCCATCAGCTTCTTCACATCTGCAGGAAGCGTCCGCTTGATAGCTGTTACATTGAAACTGCTGCTGAACACTCCGCAAGCTGTCAAAGCACTTACCATCTTTCGACGGTCATCATCCCCAAGCTGCTCGAGCCCTGTAAGCAACATTGAGTGCATGCGGACATCGTCATCCAGATTGTCACTCAAAGCCTTACCAAACTCTGGAATCAGCAAAGGCATACTCAGAGTTGCCTGCAGGAACGCTACAGCATATGTACCAAAGCACTTAGCCTTTATTGGATCTGCTTCAGCTTCCACCATCAAGTCTCGAAGAGCATGACAAGCTTCTGGACGCTTCGAAGAGCCCAAGGCAAAGATCGACTTACCAACAGCTCCAACCTTCGTCAAGTACTTGTTGGCCTTGTCGAGTTCGTCCTGCTTGTCCTTGTGATCTTCTTCAATGGCAAGCCAAGAAGTAGTCAAGGCAGTCTTCTGCAGGATGTCCAAGAGATTGTAGAAGTCACGCATGAAGACGAACTCTTGTTCACCTTTGGAGACACCGAAGATCGTCTTGGGTTTGTTTGCGAGTTCACCGATTGTTTGAGTCATACTTGTTTTCCTTACAGTTGTGATTTCAATGTTGCAAGAACTGTTCCGACTTTTCGTATTGCTTGACATTTAGGGCACATGTGTCCAGGACGCATAGGGCCATCACAGAAACTAGAAGAACATAAAGCCCTTGCCAGATCATCCTGAACCTCCTCCAAAAGCGCAATCATATCTCTGCGATAGCATTTGCTTTTCAAACGCGGCCTCATTACGGGAATGCCAGAACCCGCTGGAAGTTCCATTCCGTTACTTCCAATAGGCCTAGGAGCTTTCCACACAATCGTTGTTTCAGACACAGAAGTTCCTTTTAGAGATTAGACACTGTTTTCAAAACCGTAAAGTAGTTGATCTGCTGCTCTGTAGCGCTAGGAGACCAACCTCCGTGCTGCTCCTTGTACTTGAAGATCTTCGACAGGAAGTCCCCCCAAGGAACAGGACCATCACCTTCACATCCTAGAATCTTGTGACGAACGTAGATTTCACTAAGGTGTAGACTACCTTTGAGTTCTAGGTATCCGCTGTATAAGTCTGATCCTGTAAGACTATCAAACAAGAACGCAGTACAACCAGAGATCGTCTTCCAGTCTGCAGGAGACACAAAGAAGAATGGAAACTCCTCTACAACGACATCCTTAATAATGTTACCAGAGACGTTAAGAGCTTTGTACTGCAAATCAATCTTATCGTATATCCAATACTTCCCACCAGATGTACTCTCTGCTAAGAAGTTACCTCCCGGCACCGCGATCATTGTACACATCCTTCTTGGATAGGAATCTGCCTTCTCTCAAGCATTTAGAACACCATCCTTCATTTGCTATGTAGCCCCTGTGAGGAGTTACTACATTCTTGCAGTTGGCAATTGGATAATCCTGCGTATGTGTACTACAACTACAGAGCTTTCGTCCGACAGGACACAACACTGTGCATCCAGTAGCTATTCGCGCAGGTCCAGTACACTTACCCTTACGCCTCTCTACAATATTGACGTTGTGCTTCTTGATCGTAGGACTTGCAGAGATGTTGTCTACTGAGATTCCCTTAGGAGTAGGAACCAGCCAAGCAATCATCCACAAGTCACCAAGATTCAGAGGATCGATTCCTTCCTCACCATACGGAGGATAAGGAAGTCCAAGCAGATGAAGCATTCTGTAAGAGAACTTGCGAGAGATTTGCTGATGTGTAATAAGACCTGAAGCAGGACCGCTCATAACCTTTGTAGTGATCTGGTAACGTCGTTCGAAGTCTGGATAGAGCTTGCAGTCAGTGATGTGCAGAAAAGCCCACACACCACATCCACCAGTCCACTTGTTGAATGTGTATCCTTGAGAGAACTCTGGAAGCCATCCTGTAAACGTATCCGCTAGGTTCTGCAGATCTTCTTGTAAGAGCTCACGTCCTGTAAAGTTGCAGAGCCACGAGGATACCGCATTGTGAGCAGTATCCTTCGTGTACTCCGCAAGGACGTCCCAAGCTTGCTGCAGTTCTGTAAAACCCCACTTGACACCTAACAGATTAGCTTCAATCAAGTCTTGATAGACAAGACTGTTCGTCTTCACGTAAGAAGCTACTCCACCAGGACAGATAGGATCATCTGCAGAGAACCAAGCACGTCCTTTTATCATCTGTACTTACCCTTTCTTAGCCGCTGCTGTAGCAACCTTTCCACGCTCAACCTGTTCATCAGCCTTCGTCTTCAGCACTTTGACAGTAGCGTTGAGTTCCTTCAGAGCCTTCTCCATCGGCTTCTCAACCTTGTCCTCGAAGATCGCCATAGCAGCATCGAACTCTTCTGCAGGAACACGCTGAGGGTCACCGATCCACTCCAACATGTCCGTGTGCTCTTTCTCGTAGTTCTGCAGGTTCTTGATGAACAGAAGCATCAGCTCTTCGGTGCGAGCATACAAGCTCTTGTAGTTGGGCTTCGGAACTTCCTCTTCTGCAGGAGGAGCATCAGGATCAGCTTCGGCATCTTTCTCAGACTTCTTCGCAGCTTTTTCTTTAGCTACGACTGAGTCCACAGACTTAGCCAAATCATCTTTGCTGAGCTTGCCCTCAAGGACTTTCTCAGTCAGCTGCTTGCGCGACTCTGGATTACGAATAGTTCCAAGCTGCTTGAACTGAATCATCTCCAAGCCCACAGAGGCAAGGTTGATGACATCCAAGACATTCGGATAGTCCTTATACAGCTTGATGCTGTGCTGAAGCTCACGAGTCTTATAGCCAGTAAGCTTAGCGGCTTCTTCCATCACCTTCTCTTCACCACGGGCATCGAGTTCACTGATGATGCGACCAATGTGCCACTTGCGCATACTGTTGTAGCGACAAGCAGAGACACTGTTGCAGATCAGGAGCTTCATACAGCCAGCACGATCTGTAGGAAGCGCTGCAGTCATCTCAACTGCAGTGTGAGGGAGAAACGTTTCCACAGCTGCGTCGAACATAATCTCAACACGTTCCTGGGGGATGATTGAAACCTCTTCGGTTTTCTTCTTAGCCATTTGATGAGTCTTTCTTTTTGTTTTTGGTTACTTTGTTTTCAGGTTTGACTTTAACAACAGACTTCTTCAAACTACCGTCAGGATTAAGAGTCTCTACGCGCTCTAGCACACCGTTGGTGTAGTACTCGCGAGTGTTACCTTTACTGATCTGGATTAGTTGATGCCAGTAGCCATCTACAGGATGCCAGATCGTAATGGACATTCCTTTAGCGCTATTCACACTCGAATCCTCCTAAGGTGCTCTGCAATCATTAGCCCGTCTGCATCCTTCTGCTTCTTGATAGCAAGGGCTTGAGCAGGCCACATACGAGTGCCTACCTCCATAGATGCCCTCTTCAAGTCTTCACTGCCCTTAATGCCCTCTGGAAGCAGTTTCTTCTGCCATTCCTTAGAGTCTACATACTTGGTCACCGGAAGCTGCATGTCTTCCAACACACCTTCCATTGCCTCAAGCATTCGGACAGCACTGATAGTAGCGGCAAATCGCATAGGATTCACCATAGGACGTTCAATGCCTATACGCACTTGTCCAGCAACCGAACTGTACTTGGCAAGCAAGTCCTTGAAGACAGGACGATCGAGTCGATTGATGTGAGCGACTTTCTTCACATAGTTCAAGTACTCTTTGACAGGCGTTGGGCCGAAGTGGAGAACTGTGCCGTCATCGGCAACAATTCCAATACTTCCAGAGACTCCGTTGTCTATTCCGATGTAGATCATGTTTCCCAATCCTTTTCTTGTTCTTCTTCGTCGAGTACTTGTACAGTGACACGAATGCGTTTGCCGTTGTGGTCTTCAAACAGATCTGACAGACAGTACTTGTTGACAGACGCACCACCCATATAATCATGTTCATCAATCTTCAAAACACCTTCAAGCACTTCAATCCTACTTTTCATTTAGGTTTCCTTGCTTCCATGTTTAGGGACATCAGTCTTCCGTAGATCTTATCAAGATGCGGGAGAAAACTTTGCGAACAATCATCCACATCTGCGTGCTCTGTGTCATGCCAGTCGTATCTCCTCGGATGAGGAAAGCCTACTTCCACTAACAGATCATGCAAAGTCCACATGTCATAAGTGCACATGTGTGCGTTTCCGGGATAGTCCTGACGTCCATACAGCAATCCTAACAACTCTTTCAAGTTACTCTTCTCATTGTACTGCTCTACAATTGCTAAGAAGTTGGGAACTGCCAGACGTAAAGTTCCACCAGGCTTCAGCACATCATACCAACGTGTAAGTACCTTCTTCGTGTCTGGTCGAGGAACATGCTCAAAGATATGAGATGCGTAGATCAAGTCTACAGAGTTCTTCTCAACAGTAGGCAAGGTGAAGACATCTGTTACAATGTCTACACCTTCCAACTGTCTAGCATCCATGTTTACAAAGCCCGGAAGGATAACCTTCCCACAACCTAGATGAAGTTTTACAAGATCAATCATCGATAATACTCCGTGTCATCTTTAGGTTCCTTCATAGAGCTCAAGTCAATGTTGGCAGTCTTGAACATCGACAGGAAAGCTCTCTCAGGATATGCGTAATAACTTCTAGCCAGATTGTTTGCTGATTCCAACAAAGGCAAATACAAATAAGGACATCCTGCAATAGTCTGTACAGGATTCTTTCCAGTCAAGTACCAAAGTCCTAGACCCGTTATCCGAATAGCTGTAACACTACCCGAACTCTCTTTATGTCTTTCAATTAACTTCTTACCCAAGTCGGACTTTGGGAACTTCGTGTGAAAGAATTCAGCTAATGTAAACGTATCTGTGCAAACTTCCAGTCGACCTAAGACACTTGTGTTCTTGCAGTAATCCTTGAGTAACGTAGCAGGATCGTCATACTCATTGTTCCAAAGATTGTAGACGTCCTGCTGTGTTACTTCAAAGAACGGACAGATCCTCAAGTAGACTTTCTTAAGGAGCTTGTTCCGGGCTTCCTGACATTTCTTGCCCATCGCTTCCTGCTGGTGCTGCAAGAAGTTCGACTCCAGGATTGCCGCGATCGATGCCGTCGATGAGTTTTCCATATGTAGGTTTCCTGCGAATCTGCAAAACAGTATCCTGCAGACGTTTTACGAGTTCTGGATTGGCATGGATCGCCGCTCCCATCTCACGATCCATCACCTTATCCAAACCAAGCTCCTTACTGGAATAGCGATTACCCTTACAGGTAATGTCAAAGACCTTAGCCACTTCAGCCAAGTCCATGATCTTATCATCTGTCAGAAGCATCGCCAGAGACGCATTCCAATCATACCAGAGCAACTCATTGCCTTCTACCTGTTCACCCCTCCACAAGCGTTCGTAGGGCACTTCAATGCCCTTGTCGCGCTTAGGACCAGTCGCATTCTTCTTGGTAGTAATCTTGAAGACTGGAATCTGATTCTCAATACCTTTGTCGGTACGAATCTGATTCAGTTCAAGAATCCAAGTGTACTGGAAGCGCTGATGCTCGCCGCCAGTTTCAGACTTCAAAGCAGGCAGATAAGAAGCTCGTCCACCATTCTGATCAACAACCTTCTTCTGATGGTTGATGTACAAACCAGTAATAGGTGTATTCCTAAGAACACTTGCAAAGACTTGGATATCTTCCTTCAGCTTAGAAGCATTACGTGCAGCGGAGAAGCCCTTAATGTCTTCATCGTTCATACGACCTTCAACAGCTTCTTCACTGGTGATAGCGCCAAGGGAGTCGTTCAAGAGCATGATAGGCGTATTGATAGCCTTACCACCCATCTCAGAGACCTGCTTGATGTACCAAACGTTGAAGTCGAGCAGCTGATCAAGGGTTGTAGCTTTGTCGTGATGGAACCACTTGTTGTGCATCTTTTCCATCTCGAGATAGGTAGAAACCATTGCACGAGTCTGCGATTCATTCGACTTGCCTTCAGAGTCAAGAAACATCACCATGCCACTGAAGCGCATGAAGAGAGTTGCCAAGTACCAGCTGAAGGAACTCTTAGTCACACCCCAAGGACCTACAACGTTGATCATACGACCAAGAGGAATGACATCAACACCCACAAGGTACTGCAGGGGCAGATTGTTATGGATAGGAACACCGTAAGTACTTTTCAGGAAGTCGTCCCAGCCTGAGACAGCACTTCCGAACTGCTTGACAGCTGCGTCGAAGAGCTGATCTTGGAAGCAGTCTGTCTTGACAGGTTTCTCTTTAACAGGAGCGTCAGGATTGCGAGTACGTGCCATAATTATTCACCTTTTTTGTTGTCTGAGAAACTATCAATAATGTCTTTATCATCCATGTCATCCACAGACAGGAAATGCTTATCCACCAAGTGTTCTCGCATATCTGTAAGACGATCACTCACAGGTGCTTTGCAGATGTCACAGAGAACCCTGTACTTACCTGAGCCATAATACCAAGTGTCGTTACTTTGTTTTGGCATTTATCCACGCTTCATAGTCTTCTGGATCGCCGTAATAACCGTCAGCTGATGTCTCTAAGTCTGTGGCATAGACCTCAACGTTGCAGTACGCATCGTTGGCTTTCCAAATAGCTTGCATAATCCTCACAGAGAACTCATCTTCAGTTTCGCCACCGCACAAGGAAGATTCTCCATAGCCTTCAATGTCTGATAAATCGTCTACACCCCACTCGTCAATATCCCACTCAGCTTCAACTGCTTGCTTAATGTCAGCTTTTTTGTCTGCATTAAAAGCATTAACAACGATACGCATGTTGTAAGCACGACTCATCTACAGAATCCTTCTGGTAAAGTGCACAGATGTGCGTTTGAAAGGAATCCCTAGGACCACTCAGAACTTCTGAGCAATCCTAGGGACAGGAGGAACTACTTACTTGCTAGTCGGCAACTTGAACTGTCCTGCCATACCGGCAAGACGATTCGAGAAGTCGTTGGCACTCGGAGGAGCCTCTGGAGTCTCTTCGTCAGGCTCATCTCCAGTAGGAGCACTAACCTTCATCGCAGGAGGACGTGCCGTAGGCATACTGATTGCAGGAGCTGCCTGAGTCTGAGCAGGAGCAGTCCCATAATCAATGTTGTCCTTCGCAGGAGCAGGTTGCTGAGGAGTGGCAGGAGGAGTGGGCATGTGAACATTGGGGGACTGCTTCACAGGAAGAGCCTTGACCTGATCCCACTTCAACTGTTCGCGCACAATCCCCTTAGCTGCTCCCTGAATCGCTGCAGGAATGTACGACGCAAAGGGACTCTCACGCAAACCGAAGTCGACAGCTTCAGGCCCAAGTAAGTCAACGAAGAACTCGATCTGATCTTCGATAGTCGGATAGACAATCAACTTGTCCCACGGCTGATACATCTGCAGAACCTGATCCACAGGCAGTGGCGTAGGCTCAAAGGCAGTCAGCGTATAGACAGCACTGTCCTTACCATCCTGACCCTTCTTCAGAGTCTTACTGAGCTCAATTGAATAACCACTGCGACAGCTGAACATGTCAGCCTGAGCGACCATATTGCTGGGAACAAACCCAACTTTAGGATCACGACGCTTCAGCAGATTCTCATAGAAGGAAGCCAAGGCACTTGCAGGAATCTGAAAGACGCCCAAGTACGGACTGATGTTCTTCTGCTGATCGTAGCGGCACTGTCCGTCAACCTGAATAGCAAGACAACGAGTAAGCAGAGCACTCTTCGGCTTATTGTTGTTGGTAACCTTCTTGCGGAAGAGCTGAACCCAGTTGTCAGGAGCGGTAGCTTCGTAGCCCTTCTGCGTACGCAGTTCAGACGTAGCGCACTGCCAATTATAAGCACCAACGATATTGTTGGCAACTGTACGATTGGTCATAGGGATGGGATTTCCCTTACGATCAAGAGGATTCAAGCTGGTAATGGTAAGAGCTTGAACGCCGTTCTTGTAGGAAGCAAAGACTTCTTCCTTAATGAAGGCATCGCCAAGACAGGTATCGGGATTCTCTTTGTTGCCGTCTGGAACGAGAGCATCCAGTTCTTGACCGCGTTCATCGAAGCTTGGGAGGAAGCGCAGGCGAGTAACGGACTGATAGCTGGAGAGCTTAGCAGGAATCCATTCATAGCCTGTGGATTTCACCAGAGCAGGATAGACGACAGTAGTACCGGAGGTTTCGTTAGTGTAGGCAGATTTCATTGGACGGGAAGCCATAGCAGTGTTTTCCTTCGTTTCTAGCAGTTTGTTTGAGTGACATTTGAGGATGTTCAAGTGTCGTTGAGTGACTTCTAATGTAGCACCGAATATCACAAAATATCAGGGCTAGTCACTGATCTTCGTGATTTCAATTTCTGTATCTTCAACCTTAGTATATTCGAGATCATCTGGCTCGAACATTATATGCTCTTCGCAGTCACTGCAAAGCACTGCAAGACATTCACCTTCGTCTCGGAAAGCGGCTACAAGACGTTTGTGATCACCCTTCTTTCCAGGCTTCAGAGGTTCGTCAAAATCCAGAATAGCTTCAACCAGCACAGTTTTAGGCATCCACGCACGATACTTAGGCATTCTTCTTATCCTTTCGTTTAGTAACCACTAGCTTGTTCCTTGATTTGCTCTATAGCAGTTTTCAATCCTGACAGCATCCCATCTCGAAAATGTGCTTTGCCGTAATCTCTTTCTGCTATAATTTCCTTAAGACGAGTTTCCCACACCCTCTCAGTCGCTTCTAACGACTCAAGCAACTCTTTCACATTTACTACTGTTTGTTTAGCCAAGGAGCATCTCCTCTTTGGTACATTGTTCTGTATTTACGTCAAATCCCCTGTAGTAGCCAGACGGTTCGTAGTCATCTTCGTAGGGATCAAAATTGTGAAGTTGGAGAACAGCATAACACTCTGGATGAAGATACTGACTAACCATTTCCCAATCAAAGACACCTGTTATCCTGTGACAGCAGGCTCCTGCAAAGATTACTTCTCCACACCACTCACAGGTTCGTCGCTTCTTCGTATGACAGTCAACGCTACTTAGATTTGTGTAGGACATGGCAGTGCTCCGCTTACATTAGACATGTGCAACACTCTGAAGTTCTGAGATAGCTATGTGCAATCCTGTGATTATCCCATCGCGATAATTAGCTGCACCATAACTATGCTCTTCTACAACTTTCTTCAACATGTCTTCGTTTCGTTTTAGTTGCCATTCCAGATTTTCAAGCAACGTAGTTACATCAACACTCTTTCGTTTTTTCGTCATTCAGACATCCTCTCGTACTATTCGAATGCTCTGTAAGTCTCGGATCTCTGGAATAAGTCTCTTGTCGTATGTCAGACGCCAAGTGTCTGTTCCTTCAATCTCCTCAATGTACAGAAACATTCGACCTTGTGTTTTACTTACTTCCACGACCTTTGCGAGCTCCAAAGTTTTGCCAAGACCTTGAAGCTCCAAAGATCTGCGAACAGTTGAGGGTTTCATCAGAAGGGCACACAGTCTGTATCTTTGACAGCAACTGCATAGGCTTCGTCAAACAGTCCAACACTGTCTGGATCTTCGTCCCAGTTGTCTTGGTCCATCAGTACGATCTCAATCTCTGGATCGTTTGACAGAACTTCCTGAACGACTCCTCCAGCTACGTAGATGACGACTTTAGTCTTTTGCACGATGTACCTCACACGCAGAAAAGATAGGATCAAACTCTCGCTCTACCTCAAGATCTACTTCTGTACCGTCGTCGTAGACAACAGTATAGACAATAGGCCAAGTACATTCCCAGCCATCATGGTGATCGTGATCATAAGCTGCGGCAGCTTCTGCAAAGTCCTCAGCACAATCTGTATCACAGTTCCAGACACCTGAAGGAAGCTCTTGAGCATCCTCAGGTCCATTACCATACTCTTTGATGTAGTACTTAAGCATTATTCCTCGGTCTCCATAACCACATAGATAGGTTCTGTAATCTTGTCGACGCGAATCGTCCACTCCTTCTCCTCTTCATCCACAATTGTGAAGTTGAGAGGCCATGATATGACACCACGAACGTCGTCGTAGCTGTCAAAGTGCTCAGCTGCCGCTCTAGCATAGATTGGAGGACATGTACAAAGGCTGTTGCCTATTTTCAAGTACGAAGGAATAACTCTAGCGTCAGATACGGTTTCCCCTCTACACTTTACATAGTACTTCAACATCTTACTGGTTCTTCTTGCAGCCACACTTACTGTAGCGAACACACTTGCAGTTCTCACAGACAAAAGACGGCTTCTTGTCACTAACAGCACGCAAAGCCTTCAAGCCCTTCATAGGTTCACGCTTAACCTTAACGGGCTCCGTCTTAGCTTCCACAGGTTTCTCTTCCACTTTGGTTTCTGTTGTCATTTGCTTTGTTCCTTGTTGTTTGAGTGTTTTGTAAGGAGTTTGTCAATATCACCGTAAAGAACAGTATTCACTTCTTCAACAAGTGCCACCGCATCTTTGTATTCTCTGTTGTCCTTTGGAATAGTACAAAGAGAATGAATCAAAAACGGATGACACCTGTAAAGAAGCTCTGTCAACTCTTTCTCAGACATCTTCCACAATCCACAACTTACCATTACCGACATGTAGATTCCAGTCGGCATCTCCACCCCACTCCGTCATCGCTGGACAGATCTGAAAAGCGTACTTATCCAACTCCAACGCGTTCTTTATAGACCCTTGAACTTTGTGTTTGTCCCATAGACTCAGCAGAGCGTCCACATTGGCCTCAGGAACTTCAATCCGACGAGCATCTGAAGACGGCTTGTTGAACTTTCGCAGAAGTCTGTCCCAAGTGCTTTTCAAAGTCATGTTACTTCCCACCTTTCTTGTGCGACCGCTTAGCAGTCTCTTTCATCACGTTGTTGAACTTCTCACACTGATTCAAGGAGTCTGCTTCAGCCTTGAAGAACTTCTCGTCGTCCACATCCAGAGCAATCAACTTCTTGACAGAGTCTGCATACAAGTCTGCGTAAGCCTTGAGCATCTCCACAGCGAACTGACGACCACTGCAGATAGTCGTGAGAGACTCGCAGTAGACGACATAACTCTCGTTCTTACGAACCAAGAAGCCACTGGAAGCATTCTTGCAGTCGAGGAAGTAGCGATCGCCACTTTCAGCACGAAGATACACGAAGGCATCCAGCTTCGTTCCGTCTGCAACATACTTAGTCTCTACGGTAAAGCCCTTGAGGGTTTTGACGACGAGCTTAACATTAGTGTCAGCGTTGATGAGGGTGTACTGCATTAGTCGGTGTCCTTTGTTTCTTTGTTTATTGAATCGACCAGATAATCATGATCTGCTTCGTCACATTCGTCCCAGTGTTCGTAATCCTCAGCGGCAGAGAAAGCTTTTTCAGAAGCTTCTCGCATGTTCTTTGCTTCTACTACAATCTCGTGATAGCGTGTTAATCTCTGCGTAATGCCTACAACGTATCTCACCCGCAGTCTCCACCGCATACGAAATTCCTGACAATCACATAAGTAGCGTCTTTAACTTTGGACGTAGCGTCAGACTGACGAGTCTGCTTAGCAAAACGCGCCCACTTCCTAGTATCGAAATTTTCCGCACTCAACACTTCACCGTCCTTAACACGCAGAACCCACCAGCCCTTACGACCATTAAACGTTTTGTCTCTGCACATCATTTTGACTCCTTGATAAACTGCATTTCCATTCGAGTTCCAAGAACGCGCTTGTGTAAAGTTGGAGCAGAAATGCCTTTCCAGTTCCGCATGTACGTACGAGCTTCTGCACGTGTCTTATATGCCATCGCCATCAAGACCTTGCCCTCTTTGTCCAATGAAACAACCCACCAAGGATACTTAAGACTATCTTCCACAAGCAATTGATCAAAGCTCTGCATACTTCATCTTTTCTCAGTTATATGCTGACGCAAGAGGTTGCCATCCGTACAGCCCCTCATTTTTGTGGTTAAACAGCGGTCTCCAGCCCTCTGGAGTAAGATCCGCAACTTCCTTCGGGTCCATCTTCAACATGTCCTCTACAGGCCTCTTCAGCAAAGCCTCAACCTTCACCACAACCTTCGGATCTTTCTTAGTCAATGGAAGCACGTCAGGCGTCCATATAAGAAGAGTCTCTCCGTCAGGTCCGTAGATCGGCTTAGCCTTCTTGTTCCACTGAATCATCAACGCAGACTCAACACGAATAGGAACATGCTTCACAACTCGTCCCATACCCTTGATCATACACTCCTGTACAAGCGCAACTTCCTTCTGCAAGTTAGGGCCAATCTCGAGCTCGCAAATAGCCTCATCGTGCACAGCCAAGTTTGTACGAATGTTGTTCCTGTACAACTCCCACAAAGCAAGCTTAGTAGAAGACGCCGCGAGTGATTGGAAAGCAGCATTGCAGGCAGCACAGTACATCGTATTAGGCTTGACCCAACCCTGAATGTTCTTGGCAATGAACATGTCAGGATGCGAAGGATCTTTCTCTGGTTGGAGATGCAACTCCATTTCAGGGAAAGATTTCAACCACAACTCACGAAGCATTACAGCTTGATCAAAGGTAACAGTTACGCCATAATTCGTCTTAGCATACTCAATGAAGGTCTTCTCTCTCAATCCACCAGGAAACGTTGTGTTAGCGCAAAGGTTTGTTATCCTCTGCTTCTACAGTTTTATGTATATCTGTAGTCCAGCATATCTTTTAACTCTGTTAAGAGTTTCGCGGCCTCGTGTCAGCTGATAGGAGTTCTTCCTCTGCTGGTATGCGTTGCCCCTGACTAGTGTCCCCACTAGCCTTCGGTTCGGATTGTCCTACTGTTGGATAGGAGTTCCCCGCTTCATTCCGCGATTTTACTTCGGCATTTCTAATCTCGTTAAAAACAGTGGAGCAAAGATTTTTCGACATGTCGTAACCAGCCCACACACGTCTCTTGAGTTCTCGATGTAAATACGCATGACAATTAGGACAGAGTACAGCAAGGTTTTCAATATTGCTGTTTGTCCTGTCCATGTCTATGTGATGTACAACAAGAATCTCTGGATACTTCGTAAATCCACAATGTTGACATTCTTTCCCATGAGCCTCTAGGCCTCTGCGTCTATACGTGGAATCAGAAGGGGCTTGTCTAGCCCCTTTACTAGGGTCGTAGTGCTGCCCACCACCGCTCCCTATTCCAAGTTTACGATTAGGGAAATACTTTAAACTAGCAGCAAGAACTGAAGCCCTCGTTCGTTCCTTAAAACAATCTTCACACTCTTTACAGTCTTTTCGGAGAGATTGAAAAGTCTTCTCACATGTAATACAAACCCTGTCTTTCATGGACCAGTGATTAGCATGTGAGTACGTTACTTCACAACTCCGACTACAAAACTTTACTTGTTTAGGCCACTGTGGTTGATACACAGTTCCACATGTTATACAAGTGTGAGGAGGCATACTTGCTGCTTTTTCTTTGAAACCAGATGTGGATTTGCAGTAACTAGAGCAGAACCGTCGCGTGCTTCTTTGCGCCTTAAACTCTTTTTTACAATAAGCACAAATGCCTGTTAACATAGCGTAGTCTCCTTTGTTTAGAATCTACACTAATATACAGGCAAATTACAAAAGGGTTTGAAACTGTTTTAACGTTTGTTATTTGTCTATACCGAAATTCGTTGACTTCTTACCACTTCGTCTTTCGACGCCCTTCAGAGGTTCGTGGTCTGGCACATGTTATCCTCTCAAATCGAGAGTGCAGGTATATGTGCTCTACACGTTTAGGAAGAATAGTCTTCCACTTAGCTCGGCGTTGGCATCAGCATTACCTGTTAAGCGTTCACCGAATTAGCCTACTTCTTCAATGCAGTTCACACTGCAAGGGGCCAAGTATTTCTAGCCAATTGTCTATAGTCCGTACCATCATTGATGTTTCCACCGCTTTGTTGCATGATCAGCTTACCAAACCATTTGTGGATATCCACGCCTGATTGGATAACTTCCATCATCTTGGAGAATCCGAATCGGATGAAACAGTTCTCTGCAAGTGCTAAGAGCTCCTGCTGACAATAGTCACATGCAAGCAGACAGAAACCTAGAGCCGCTTCATACTGTCCTCGAATGTCGTCCCCCTTAGGGATAGTCTGCATAGGAGGATCTGACATAGCTGTTCTAGTCGTAGCAAGCATCGAGTTTATTCGTGGATGAACACGTTCATCTTCACCAATGAATCGATCGTTCAAGAACGTACTCAGCATCTTGTTAGCATGAGCTTGTTCTTTAGCTGCTGACAGGAACGGATGAACATTATCAGGATACAAGGCTACGAGTTTAGCACCTGTGCATATCTTATCAGGGTTCTTCGTCTGTCTTGGGAACACTAATCCAGAACGCAACTCAATGTTTCTCAGGATTGCCTGAAGACGTTGAGTGTTGTTCTTAACCTTGATGAAGTATCCGAAAGCATGCAAGACGTTCTCATGGAGCTTTACAGCTTTCTCGAACTTCTCCTGCAGGCTCTTAAGCTTCTTTCGATTGACTCTCAAGCCATTGATACTTATGCGGTTTAAGCAGATAGCTCCTTTGACTTGCACGCCTTCTGTAGGCATTTTGTTTGGCATGGCTTCGTACACCATCCAAGTTGCTACAGGGTCTAAGGCTGCGTAGTGTATTTGAGCATCTGTGAGAGGCACGTCAGGCTTGAAGGACAGTCGAAGCTCTTGATCCTTCTCTAACACTAATCCGTGGAAGCTTTTAAGGCAGAAATCTAGCGACCATTTTTGATGGTCTTGCCATTTTCCTTCTGACATGACTTTGAGCATAAATCTCATGCCTGTGCATACTGCACGAGACTGCGAGACGGCTTTCATCAGCAGGTCATTGCTTCTGCCTCCTAGGACTTCGAAGTCGAAGGCGAAGTTGTGCCCTACCACTTCACATCCTGGGTTTAGTTCCAGAGCTCTCTTGAGGTAGAGTTGAATAGCTTCTGGTCCTTGAACGATCTGTACGAATTCTGAGTGTGGGTAGTACATCTGCAATGTTGATACAGGAGGGACTTTACCTAAGACTATTGGTAGAGTTTCCGTATCGATTACCAGATGAGTGTCTTGGAGCGGGTCTTTGACACCATCCCACAGTTCGACTTGGAACAGATGGTTCCCCAAGGTCATTTGTTGAGATGACATTTGGGAACTGATCACATACACCTTCCTTTCTTTGATTACAGCAACGTCTTCATGTGTATCGAGAACCTGCAGAGAGCACAGTCACAATCCTTGTCATGGCCTTGAGCGTCTGCCATCTCCTCCAGTTCTAGAAGGAGTCTCATGGTCTCCTTCTCAACGGCGAAGATAGGAGCACGTTCAGGAGAGCAGTTGGCACGTTCAAGGGCATACTGAACCGATTGACTACGTGTTTCCATATTTCCTTTCTCTGTTAGGCAGCAACATTACTTTCAGCACTCTTCAAATCATTGAGCAGAATTGCATTGTTCAACATCATCATAGTCATACGTTTCGTTTCTTTACTTCTCTGGGTGCTTTCCTTTACTTCGGGCCTCGCCTGATATTTACGCATATACTCTGCTTTCTTCGCCTTATGTGAGGGGATAGTCCTATATACCCTTTGATAGTTCCTGCGATACTCTCGCGCTTTCTCTCTTATTTCTGGACGGTTGCGATACGCACGCAGGTACTCACTATGGGCAAATGCCGCTTCTGGATCTTTCCACTTCTTTGTAAGGAATAGGGCAACCCTAGCAGTCTTGATTTGCTTAGATAGGTCTTTAAGCATACCAAAGAAACTAGAATACTTCGGCATCTTTTTTACTTCTGTCTTCGATATACCTGAAGCTTTGTATGCTGCAAACAACTCTGCTTTGGAACACCTTGCTTTATCTCGAAGAACAAGTAATCTGTTAAGAGTCTCTGTGTGTTGAATTTCTTTGGGAGTCACGAAGAAGCTCCTGTGAAAGTTTTCGACAAAGTTGCACAAGTCCGCAACAGGATCTTCTGTCATTACGCACCACGAATGTGTCTTGCCATGCGAAGAATATCACTGTTAGATATAAATCCAGTTACCAGAGTGTTTACGCCACCCTGAACGTATTCCCACTTTGCCAGTTTAATAACAGGTTTCTCTTCTGGAGCCAGACGCCTCTTCAAGATCTCGCCCTCAACCCAGTTTCGCTGTTCTGCAATAGTGCGAATATGATCCTTAGCAAAAACCATTCGCCGTTGCTGCGTGGTCAGAGATTGAAGACGAACTTTCAAGCACGACCCATCAGAGGAGCGAACATCTACACCCTCATTCAAGATTCGCATCTGTTCTTTAGGAGAAAGAGTCCGCATGGTACGAGCAATTGTGGGCATCACAACAACAAGCAGTTCTGGAATGACGTTTTCAGCCAACAGTTTGATAGTGTTCCAGAAATACATCGCCACATGCGGATGTGCGTGATGAAGATCCTGTTGAGTGTTTCCCTGAGCAATGAAAGCCTTGTAGGTCGCAACGGCATAGGGATATCCACTGGTAGCCTGTTCAATAATTTTACGACCAGCCTCGAACGGAGTCATTTTGCCAGTATTTTCGGAAGCAGCGGAAGTGGTGAGAGTACTCATTGTTTTCTGTTACCTTCTATGTTCTTGTTTGATGTTAGTTAACTGTTTAGGTACTTAACAGCTTTGTAGTAGTCACAGACGCAGACTTCTCCAAACTCTTGTACAGCGTTGTCTGCAGTAGTAAGGAGAGCTTTCAAGGTTTCGGGCTCTACAGCGATGTAGTCGCCTTTGCCTTCAGCTTGAACTTCTTGGAGAAGCTTGTTCAGCTTTTCGAGGCGCGATCCAGCTTTCGTTGAATTCGTGCGAATGTCCCTTTCGTACATGTGCCAGTTACAGGATTACATCGGAGGTGCTTCCTTACAGCCTCCTGAACACAGAAGATGGAAGTGCTAATGGGCGACGAGAACTTGTACTCATACTCTGCAAAGCCATCGCTGATACGAATCTTCCAGTCGTAGCGGTCTTTAGGTTTAATCATGATACAACATCTCCGCGAACGTGGCTGTAAACTCTACGAGCCAGTACTTGTTACAGACAGGACAAGTAAAGAACTCTCGGCTCTTGTTACTGTCAGTGATAAAGAATCTGTCAGTCAGAACAATGTCTTTTGCTTTGCAGAAAGGACACTCTGAAGGATTGTCAAGACATTTTTTCAATTGGTTATTAGACATTTTCATCTGTACGCTTAATCCTTTCGTAGCCTTGAAGTTCGTAAACATCGAACCACGTTTCTTCGCAATCTGCGCAGTTGATCTCCTGATAGGCGGCATAACTGTTGATATCTACAGACTCTCCAGTAATGTTTTCACCTCCACAGAACGGACACATTCCAGGCGTCCTGCGGTACTCAGCATCTGTCAAAGGGAACGTTGGTGTTTTCATTTAGTTCTCCAAGGGTTGCGGTTCGTCTATGTGGGCAAAGAGGTAAGTCTTTGTCCAAGATGTCTTGCACTTCTTGCAGATGCAGAACTGAAGATATGTCAATTCACTCTGGCTCTCATCATCGATGTCCCAGTCCAGATCTCCGCACTTAGGGCATTTCATGGCTTCGTTGAGTTGTTCAAGGGTGTGTTTCATGGATTTCCATATGCTGTTTCAAGTTTGTACTCAAGCGTCCAAACGCCATGACAGTCATAACATTCGTAGATGTCTGTCTTCCACTTCTTGTCAGACCCTGCATCGCAGTCATCTATGCCGATATCTTCACTGTCACAATAGGGACACTGTTTAGGATTCTGCATACATTTACAGATTTGTTGAGTTGTCAAGCTCATCTTTTGCCTTATCTCCTTGAAAGATTACCCCACACAGGACATACTCTTCTGTCCAATGATTCAAGCACTTTGTGCAGCACTTTACTTGTTTGACAACTGTGGGGTAGTTGTAGACAACTGTTGTAGGCGGGTCTTTGGTTTCGCAGTACGGACACATGTCAGGCCGTTTGAAGAAGTCTGTCTGGTTAGGCTTGTGAATCATTGTCAGGTACCGCATGAAAGTTTTGACACCATTCCTCCTCACACGCAGAACACTGCCAATACAGACAAACAAGATCTTCACCAAACAACTTAGGGTCATTGTGTAGATGAATAGCTTTTACCTCGCAATAGGGACAAACACTCTCAAAGTCTGCATAGTGAAAAGTGTTCATACATCACTGTCATCCATGTAGAACTCTTCAGACCACTCTTCGTCACAGTCCATGCACTCCATACACACCACAGTCCGATTCTTGTAAGGGAGCTTGTTGTGTTCCTCTACTTGCTCACTGCGACAGATAGGACAGCGGGCAGAAGCTTTGTAGTTTCGAATTTGTTCATCTACAGGTTTGTGCTTCATTCCTCGTCTCCATTGTCAACGCAGTGACAGTAGTTCATCAGACACGCGTTGCTGCAGAAGAATTTTACAGAGTACGTCTGTTTACCTGTATCATCGTTTTCTTCAAGCTTTTCGAGTTTACACCACTTAACAGGAACAGAGCCATGAACAGAAATAGCTTTTACGCCGCAGTTATAACACCCCACCTTAGTTTTCATATTACTTCCTTTACGCTTCGTACTTCCCAGTCATACATATATAATTCGCTTTCATCTACAGCGTGTTCCCAAGGATTCTCTCGGGCTTGTTCTTCTGTCTCACATAGACATGTAACGCGTTTTCGAATCTGACATAGCACTTCTACTTCAAACTCTTTCATCAGTCCTTACTCCCAACTACATAGCGGCAGAAGGCCCAAACCATGATTGCATACGAAGCCGCTTCGAAACACTTAACAATTGCTTCTTGATTGTTCATCTAGGCCTCCGGCAGTTTGTAAGGTTTCTGATTCGGGATGATGTCCATCTGCACATCTCCAAACAATCCTGCAACAAGCGCTTCTGTATAACTCTGCTCTTCTTTCAAGCAGGCGTCAGACTCAGCAACAGCTGCTTTATCATACTCGTTCATAGATTCATCTGTCTGATTGCAGTGCCAGTGTGTCTCAGCTTTGCTCTCCGCATCGCTGAGAACTTTGTACACGTGCTTAGACTCTGCAAGATTCGTAAGCAGTGTAATTTCGTCCAGACTAAGAGGTAAGGACGTACAACCAAGACGTCGGAAATCACTTACTGCTTCTTTGAGTGTTTGTATAGGTCGTACGTTCACTTATTCCTCCAGCCCAAAGACGTCGTCCTCATCGTCGTCATCCGCAGAAAGTACCATCTTTGGCAATTCCTTTGTAGTGAAGCGAGGAGCGTCCAATGAGCTTGTTTCTTGTTCTGGTACATTCGCCTCGTCAATCACATGAATATCCTCTTCATCGAGTGAAGCAACACTATGTGCGAGACGCTTCAACTGTCGAATCCGCGCACAGGTGTGCACTGCGGCATCACCACCTCGCAGTCGTAGAACACTTGTCCCAAGGGGAAACACTCTCTGTGAGTTGAGAAGTCCTGCCAATCGTATGTCAATGTCCTTCTCGTATACATCTTCATCGAAGCAGATTACACCAGTTCCGTCGAAGCCCCATACAAGCTTCATCAGAGTCATCTGATCTGCACTGATGCCCTTGCCAAAACAAGCAATAGCATCTGGACCAGTTCTCCAAACATTGGTAACACCCTCAAAGATGATTACCTCTGGATAGAGAAGTGCTGTGTCGAAATTATAGAGCCATTGACGCTTCTGAGCACCCGGAGGAAACAAGTACTTGAACTTCTTTACACCCGCTTCAATACTTCTGGCTTGCCAGCCAATCAAGTGCATGTGCTGAAAGACTGGAATTAGTACTCTAGGCTGTGGGAACGTTGTAACCTTAGTCTCAGACTTCCACTCAGCACCTGCAGGAACACTACGGACTCCAAAATTCTTGTCGAGCTCTGTGATATCGAAATTTCGGGCTTGGAGGTAGTCAACGACCTCCTGGGGACCTCTGGGATCACTTAGATTGTAAGAGGGCCAAGGAAGCTCTTCTGTCTTGATTAGAAACTGCGCATCCTTGACTTCCTTAGTAGTCTTCTTAGGATCTTGACTGACAGAGACGGTGGAATAGTCTTCAGGGAGTTTGAGTCCTTTGAAGAAGTTGTACATATCACGAGTCTTCTGACAATCCTCGTTGTGACACTTATAGAGTCTGTCAGAGAACTGAACATTGCCGAGGCGAGTATTCCACCTGTGGGAGACGAAGGCTCGACGTGTGTGATCTTCGCAGATAGGACATTTGAAGCTGATGCATTCACCCCAGTCGATCATTGAGGCTGTAGCGAGTTTCTTCTTACCCTTCTGAAAGCCACTGGGAATGGTATCGACTTTATAAGACCCTGAGTCATTCTCTCGAACGATCTCAGGATCTACACCAGCTTCTACGAGAGCTTGAAAAAGGAGTTCATTGATCATTGTGTTTGTAGCCTAACACGTTTCTTCTTGTGATCAGGGCATACAGCGACTTCGTCTATGTAACTTGTCGTGTAATCATCCACCCAAGAATTGAAGAATTCCATCTCGTAATCTTCAGGTACTGTTTCCAACATATCAATCAAATCTTTGACTGTCATAGTACAACCGTATTGTCTGATTTGTCGTAGTACAGGAGATCCTTATCCACATAGAGCAGACCACCCTCTTCAGTATCTTGTACATAGACCTCCGCATCATCGGGGATATCTTCGAGCCATTTCTTAAGTTCTTTGACTGTCATTCACACACCTTTACACAGTTTTCTCCAACGTCGCGACCATCGAAGAGAGTTCCTACTTCTACCCAAGCCATGTCAAACCCTGTATCTACAAAAACCTTCACAGGGAAGTCTGCAGGATACTTCTTCAGTTCTTCAATCAGTTCTTTGACTGTCATTTGTATGTCCACGCTTGTATGACAAGAAGGTTGTTGTCTGGAAAGAGTTCCCAAGGACACTCTTCCATAGGTAGAAGATCGTCGTAGCCATCGACCTGCACTTCAGCGTCCTCTGGATAGTTCTTAAGTCGCTCAATCATTTCTTTGACTGTCATATTAACTCCTAAGCACAACTACGGAAATACATGTTTCGGTGGCTGTAGCAAATTTCGGTGCAATGTTGCGCCTAATCTCAGCGGGCTCTGTTACGTAACCATCGGCAAGCCTGTACTGATATAGAATTCGATTTTCAAACCGCAAAACATCTTCATATACAGGTGCTAAGGACATTCCATCATCATTCGTGATTTCGTTATGAGCAAACTGCACCACCGTAGTATCAGGATGCTTCTTCAATTCTTCAATAAGTTCTTTGACTGTCATGAGATCACCACTCGATGCTTCTTGGGATTGAATGAAAGGTGTTGCTCGTCTGTCTCGATGATTTCTATTTCAGCGTCTTCGCTCTCAATCCAAATCTCGTAGCTATCGTCTATGCCGTGCTTGTTCAGCCACTCTTTGAATTCTTTGACTGTCATCCTAGTTCCTTTGTTTTCTGTTAAGTAACGTTTGAGTTTTTAGAAGCAATCAAGAATCACTACTGACTTCTTTCTTGCATCCTTACAGGGATTGAAATACCAACTGTATCCGCTCATCCCTTTGTGCTGTGATCTGTAGACATCTTGCAGGTGAAGAGAACCTTCTGCAATGTCTTCCGGAGAATACACATCACATCTATCCATTATCAAAACTTCAGTCTCTGCTGGAAGACTCTGCAACAACTCAATCAGCTTTTCTTTTTTCATACTTGCACGTTGCCAATCATCGGGCCTAAGCTCATGCCATGTGCAGGATCTTGAGCGTCTTTGAGCTTGCAGTATTCACCATCCATCAGCACCTTGAATATGCTCTTAGCAACACTTCGAACCTTGTCTGCCTTGATAGTGATAATCCCTGTCTTAGGATCGATCTGACTGAAGGCGTAGCAGTAGTCGAAGTAGTTGTCGAAGTTCTTGTCCTCTTGCGAGTCCTTGGAACTTGGAAGCATCTTCAAACTCTTCTGGCATCCTTCACCAGACATCTGCTGAAAGACTACACCACGAACTCCATGCCGCTTGCAGCCTTGCTTGAAGTCCTCAGCAACACTTGCACGAAACGCTCGAACCTTCGGATCACTCATATCTCCAGAATGACTCAACAAGCGTCGGATAAGAGCATTCCACCAGTCAATAATAACCAGTGTGACTTCTTCACCACCTGCACGAATCTTCTCGACTTCTTCGAAGATCTGATTAATGCTGGTAATAGGAATAGACTTGTCCGAATAGTCGTAGAACAGAAAGTTTGCATTCCACAACGGCTGAGTCTTGTTGAAGCGATCCAGAGAAGCGGCATCCATGAAGTCTTCAAGCTTCATCGGAACAGGATCGTCCAAGTGCTGGACGTACTTCTCCCAAAGCTTCTTGCTGACACCAGAGGCAAGCACATTGACACGCATGAACAAGTCACCTTCCAGCGACTGCTCAAACTGAAAGTATGCTACTTTCTGGTTTACCAAAACACTCGACTCACACATCTGCAATCCCAAAGTGGTTTTGCCGCCACCAGAAGGAATCACAAACCCTAAGGTCTCTCCAATAGCCATACCACCTGCCAATGATCTATCTAGGAAGTTTATGTACAACGGCAGACGTTTCAAGGTTCTCAACATCTCTTGACTGCCGAGTGAGAAGACATTACGAATCAGCTTAGCACCTTGAGCAGGAGCAACTCGAATCGAATCCGCAATCTTGATCAGAGTAGCTTTAGCATTATCTGGATTGTGCACAAGAGCTTTGTGCATATCTACTAAAGCAGTATCATCACGAATCTCTGCAATGGTATCATTCGCATACTTCTGATTCAACGTACGTTCATCAGCTTGAAAGACTTCTTCCAGGATTTTGAAGACGTGAGCCAAGTCTACGTTGACACCTTTGAAGACAGTTCGTCCTTGCAAGTCGTCTTTCAACATCTGATCGGAAGGACACTTGCGATACTGTTCGCCGTAGGCTTTAGTGCTGTCCCAGATCACGCCAAGATCTGCATAGCCCTTGAAGGGATCTGCAGTAGGGAATGTCCGCAGCATAGTCTCAAGGACTGTCTGCAGACGAATGGCATGAGTCAGGAGAATGCGAAGTCGACCTTCCTGCTTGTCGTACAGTTCAGATTCAATCTTGGAGACCATGGAAGCTGGCAAAGAGATATTCACTGGGGAAGGTTCCTTTCAACATACTCAGCGACTGAGGGACAGATTGCTCCGAAGATAGGACAACCTCTCAGAATATAGTCAGCTGTAGGAGCATATTTGACACATACTTTTGAGGGGTCTTGCAGGTGTTTGAGAGCGAAGTCCATACGTACTATAGCTGAGTGATCCTCGTGGTCGTTCAGGAGTATTGGAAGCATGCTTACACCTAGGTTGTTCAGAGCCTCAAGACGAGACAGCTGAGACTTGCAGATGCAGGATGCTTCCATGTCCATTTGTTCACACCACGCAAGGAATTCCTTCTTCACTTCGTCCTTCTGAAGCCAGTTGAGGAACTTGAGAGCTCCGCTGCCTTGCTTGTTCACCGGATGTGCATGAACAATGAAGTAGCAGAACTCCCAAGGAGTATGTTCCTTCTGGAGTATCCAATTCTGCAAGTCAGTCCATTGAGAGTTTCCAGAAGGCTTGAACGCTCCTCCAGTGAAGTACGCAATAGCTTCTCTGATTGAGGCCTTATTCATAGAGTTCCTTAGCGTTTGAGGTGAGCAGCTATCCACGTCCAGATGCAATACAGGCCAAAGATTGTAGCACACCAGATGATGACTGGCCAGAGGACACCAATCAGGGAGAAGCACACATAGAGACCAAGAGCTATGCAGAGGACTGTAAAGACAGTTCCGACGCAGCCCATAAATTTAGACACAATGTTCATATAAGTACTTTCTAGTTATTCCTTGTCAATAGGAGTGAAGCGAAGCACGATGTAGTCCTCACAAGAGCTCGTACAGTACACACTCCAGCCCTTCGTGTGGCAGAAGTTCTGATAGGCTTTGTACTTCACAGACTGCTGTAGAAGACCCATAGCATTACTCGACTTGGAGAGTTGTACGTCCCAATAGTCTGCATGTGGACGCATGTTGACTTCGTCTGTCAGTTCTGCAGAGACTTCTCGATCAATTGCTTGCACAACCTTGTTCATTTCTTCTCGATGCGGAGCAAGTAGTTCATTAGGGGTTTTCATTTTTCTTCCTCAATAGGTGTGAACTGCAAGACGATGTATTCGTCACATCTACTGGTAGCGAACATTGACCATTTGACGATTTTACAACGTTCTTGAAACGCCCTGAAGACATGTTCTTGTTGCAAGAGCTTCAGAGTGTCTAATTCCTTGTTACAGGACAACTCACTGCCAATTTTAATAATCCAAGAGGTATCATACGGATGACAGTGAATCGCCTTCTCCAACTCAGAAGTAACTACTTTCTCAATGACGGCTATTTGGTCATAAACAAGTGCTTTGTACTTCGACAACATCTGATTAGGAGTTTTCAAAATGTGAGATCCTTTGTTGGTGTAAACGTTAAGCGAAAACGACCTTCAGTCTTTACAATCTCTAAGATCCACTCAGACATGGCACATGACTCTTTGAAGGCTTCTTCGATAGCAGGATCAGTCAAATAGTCGTACAGTTTGTTTTCCTGCTTCTCGTCAGTCCAGATAGAGATTACGAATGTTCGATTCGTTGTAAATCTCTGAGCCAGTGTTTCCAGTTCGCCTCCACAGAATCCATCCAACGCGATTACAGCTTCTTCTGCATAATTACTGCGCAGAGCAAAGATCTCGTCAGGGGTTTTCATTCAGCATCTCCTATGTTCCATGTTACAACTTGCCAACCTTCAGTCTTATAGTTCAAGACTCGCTTGGCGCTTCTGGCCATCATGTCAGGACCAAAGTGATCCTCGAAGTCAATTACAAGAGCCTGAGTCTTATTTTCAAATACACGAGCACTGCGACCACCGATCTGAATGGACGGAATTGACCCCGTAAGTCCATCAGCACGAACAACTACTGACAAATCTGGGAAATCAACCATATGTGTTCAACAGTATGCGCTAGATACTGTCCGCAGCACCACCTGCAGCTGCATGTCACCATGCAGATCAGACTATATCAAAGTCCTTCTTGTGGAAGGACCCTCTCTGTTTCCACCTGCTTAGGTGTACTCCCGTTAGGGATAGTCGTTGAGCGAATCTGTTCTGTGTGTTTTGCTATTTTTCTAACATGCTCCAACCACGTCTGGCAGTCTAGCTCCATTTTCATTCTATTACAGATCTTACAACAAGCAACAACATTAGTTGACGTGTATCCAAGTTTACTATCCACACGGTCTATCCCATTTCTCACAACTTCCGTGTGATGATACATCAAACACGGGGCGGCTCCGCAGTAAGCGCAGTTTAAACTTGCAACACGTCTAAACTCCTCAAAAGACAAATCGAAAGCTCTTTGTTTTTTATGAGAATCCCGTTTTGTCTTGCTGAAGTATTCTCGCCATCCTGCAAGACTCTCAGGAAGTCTCCGTTTTCGTGACTTAGACGCTCTTGCACAAACGTTGCAACACGTTTTAGGACGCTTTGGATCTACAAGAATCCTGCCAAATACAACAGTTTCACGCCCGCAGTCGCAGCGTGTAAGCCAACTCACACCTCGTTCTTTTGTTTTGTTGTAATGTGGTACATAAGCTAAAATTGTTAACTGACCAAAACGCATATTTGTCAGGTCTTTAAAGCTTTTGCTACACGGACCATTTTTACAGCTGATTGTCTGCATTTGTAATCCGCAAACGATACTTGTGGTGTCGCATTTTATGCAATTTACTTCATACGTGCCGTATATACAGCCAGACCACCCTTCAGGAACAGGCGCGTGTTTTCCATTTACCAGTCGAAATGGTTCTCCAACAATGCGAAGAATTTTTCGGTTGTTTATGACATCTCCTACCTTCACTTGGTGAAATAGGAGATCTCGGTTGTTTGTGTAGTCAGACATGTGTAGTGCTATCCCTGTAGTTGTTGTTTAGACACACTACTAATATAAGCGCTACACCCACAAGACGTGTTGACAGGTTCGTTGCTGATTGTCTCTGTGTAGAGAGTTCCCAGCAGTTAAGAGAGTTTCGACACAGTATTACTACTGTGAAGGGCATTCCAGCGAAAACCCTCACGCCACTTAGGCGTGCTTATGATTCCCAGATTTTTGGCTTCCTTGAATTCAATGGCGAGTTTATCTACATCTACAGTTGGTGAATCTGTAGGCGTCAGAAGCCCATTCTTCTTAAACTCGTTGAACTTCTCCAAGGAGAGCCCAGCATGTACGATCTTAAACTTAGGAAGGAACAAACGCAGATGGAAGGCATGCTCTGCAGTGTTTACAAGGATCAGGATCTTTTCTAAGCCTTCAGCTTGCAACGCTTCCACAACCTCTGCAATCTTCTTATTGCGTTGTGTGTTTCGCCAATAGCCATACCGATTCATTGCAGTAGTGTCGTGGAACTCGAGATTGGCACCTTTGATAGGCACCATACGGACTTGTGTCTGCGTGACATTACCATTAGCCAAAGCTTGCTCATAGTTCATCTTGTAAATAACAGGACCAAACAAAGCTTCTACAAGTTTGTCTCCGTTATCCCCTCTGCCAGTAGGAGTTGCGCTAAAACCGTAGAAACGGACATTTGTCATATTTCCGAGTACGCGACAGACCTGAGGACCAGCAGCTCCATGCACTTCATCGAATAGAAGAACTTGAGGCCACTCTGTAGGAATCTTGTGGAGGGATTTTGACGAGCACACTACAATATCACAAGTTTCGTCAAATGGCTTTGCACCATCACAAAGCTTGATTCGCCTGTCAGGCAGTGTAGCTTTGAGACGTTGCAGGAGCATCGTCACCACAGTCTTCCTAGACGTAGTGACCAAGATCTTCTCCTTGCACAGAACCTTACAGATCTGTCCTATGCAAAAGGACTTTCCAAAGGCTGGAGGAGCTTGTCCAATACCGCTGTGATTGTTGAGGATTGCGTGAATGAACTCTCGCTGTCCTGCACGATATCCTTCAGAGCCTTCAGGAAGCTCAGGAACCGTGCCAGAAGGCTTGATGCGCTGATCTTCGACTTCCACTTCGTGTTCTTCCTTTGCAAGGGCTTTAAGGACCCTCTGAAGGAATCCTGTGTAGACGATGCCTCCTTGTTCAGAAAGCTTCGTATACATAGGGATGTGCGTGAAGGTAATAGGACGAGGATCTTTCGGGTCGTAGAAGAATTTTTTCTGAGTAAGGGTGACTGTACAAGCCTTCTCCAGGCAGAGAGGCCAAGGAGAGACTAGGAACTGATTTTGACGGACGGTAAGTTTGATTTTCACTAATTTACAGACTCCTTTGCTAAGCGATCATAGAGAACCACATTTACACAAGCGGCAAGATTCAGACAGCCGTTGGTTGGAATGTAGATAACGTCTCTACACCAACTAAGGGTCTTCTCTCCAAGTGTTGCGTCTTCTGCTCCGAAGATGTAGAAGGCTCTGTCTGGATGTTTATAAGATAGAAGACTTGTTGCGCGTTCCACAAGTTCTACAGCTACAGGGATGCAATCATAGGGAATGACGCCGTGAAGATCGTTTACCTGCAGAAGAGGAAGATGCTTGTACGCTGCCATCGTATCTGTGCCAGCTCTACGATATCTCATACCAGAGATTGCTACCAGATCAACCTTGAAGCAACCAGCAGCTCTCAGGACAGATCCGATGTTGTGAATGTTCTTGGGATTACTTAATCCCACACAAGCGTAGCTCATAAGTTCCTTATTGATAAGACAGCTCTGATCTTTTCTACTTGCTCTGGAGGAAGCAAGTCCTTGAAGTGCGTCCATACGGGATATGCCCACTCGTCTGCAAAATCATCATTAAGTCTCCAATAGTATTCAAGAGTGTGGCTTCCCATATCGTGGTCAGTGTTTACGCCGCAACCAGAAATACTAGACCATGCCCAAGTTTCTGTTGAGTCTCCCCAATGAAACATAGGACAATGGTCATCAATCCAATAGATCTCCAGCAACTTGGCAGAGTGATGTTTCTTAACATGTACACCTGTTACCCATGTCACATAAACAGGTTCTTTGAAGATATGAACTGTACAAGGTAACACTTAGAGATTCCTTATCGTTTGAAGGGCTCTTAAGGGCTCTTGTTCTTCTGCGGGAAGCATAGAAAAGAGTTTGTTCCACTGATCAAAGATTGCAGGGTCGTCTAGAGAAGGTGGAAGATCATAAGCCTTCTTCCACTGTTCTTCACTGATGTTCCCCGTACGATGAGGATCAGGCATGTTGCATCCCCAAATGTCTATGCACGTGTAGAGGTCTTCGTCTTTGAAGTAGAAGATCGGATAGACGTCAAACCAGTATATCAGTTTTTCAAAGGTAAACAGAACGTGTTTCAAGCTGATTCGAAAACTGTGATAGTTCATAACAGGAAGGACTACTCGCCGATCTTCAGGTTCAGTTGGAAAGCTCATAAGTTATGGATTGTCCTCAGTGCTTCGTAGCGTTCTTGATCTTCCTTTGTCAGTACGTGTTTGAACTTGCTGTAAGTTCTTTGCAGTATCTCTTTGTCGCCTTCCATCTGGTCCCAGTATAGTTTAATCCAATCATCCTGTGAGGAGTAGCGCTTGGGTTTGTTATATAGCCATCCGTCAAAGGCTACACTCTCTTCAGAGCCGAAAACTCTTGTAAAAATTGCGAGCGGGCAGGTTTCAAAATACCAATCTATACGAATCAGTTTTCCAGATACTTCGCAGGAAAACTCTTTTACAGGAAATGTAGAGTACTTGACAATATCCTTCTCGTCCATCAAAGCTCCTACAGGTTGTGAATGGTTATCAAAGCTCCAATCTTCTCTACATCTTCAGGGTGCAAGCACTTCTTGAACTTTGTCCAAGGATCGTAGCTAACCAGAAGAATGTTTGTTGTCCAATACCAACGTTGCCAATCGTCGTCCTGTTCAGTCGGAGCAAGACCATGATATGTAAAATCCACCCCATCATATCTAGAACTGAGCACTTGAGTAGGCTTACGGCCTTTAGTAACTTTCGGGTCCATCCAGCAAAAGAGCGGACAAGTTTCAAAATGCCATTCTATATACTGCAGAACACGACCTTTGGAATCCCTGTAAGGTTTAACAGGATACTTCAAGATTGGAAATGCCATTACAAGCTCCTCAAAACTAGGATTGTTCTGATGCGATCGCTGTCAACTTTGTACAGCACATGCTTGAAAGCTGTCCACGCAGGATAACTGCTCAGATAGTTGTCTGCGTGAGACTCTTTGTACCAATAGAGATCGATCCACTGCTGCTTAGTGCAGTCTGACCAAGCAGGATAAGAAATAGCTCTTCCTGTAAGCGTAGAGAATCTTGAAGCTTTCAAAGATGTGTCTTGATCCAAAGTCCAGACGAAGAACGGCATACAGTCCCATACCCAAATCAGCTTTTGAAGAATTCTGTACTCGTCTGCCATATTAGTGTGAAGTGCACGATAAAGCTTCTTCACAGGACGTTCAACTCTTTGGTCAGGTGTTAAACAGATCATAGACTCCTCAAAACTAGAATTGTTCGTATTCGCTCTACGTCTTCTTCGTGTAAGCAATCCTTGAACTCTTCCCACACTTGATAGTAGCGCATATACGTATCAGCTTCGCGTTCCCACAGCCAGTACGCCTCTATATATGCAGACTGAACTGTGTAAGTGCTGTATGCAGGATGTGCACAGTAACAACCATGAAGCGTAGAGAAGTGAAGATCTTCCAAAGCATCTGACTGTGCCCCGTGCCAAGCAAACAGAGGGACAGTCTCAAAGAGCCAATAAATTTCTCTCAAAGTTCTCCGCTCACCTTGATGATTCGTAAACGGTGCATAGTACGGCTTCTTCACAGGATGTACAACTACTTGATCTGGTGTGAGATAAATCATAAATTACAGATTGTCTCCAAGGCAAGCAGCTTCTCAACATCTACTGCTGGCAAAGTGTGTTTGATGTTTCGCCAATACTGCAAGGCATCATGCTCTGCATGCTTCTTGTCCCAATCCCAGTAAGCTTCTGTGTATGCATCCAAGTTTGTCACACGTAGCGGATTCTTTACTTCTGCTCCGTGCATTGCATATCTCGAATCTGTGTAGTCCGTAGTTGTCGACCCGTTGTAATCAGGTATGTGATTTCTCCACACAAACACTGGATAGTTCTTCTTGACCCACAGCAGATGTAGAAAGCTCCACTCCATTCTGCTGTCGTAAGGATCTACACAGGTTAAGAACTCCAAAGGCGTAACAACCTCAATGTCTCCAGGAGCAGGCATAAGCCTCCTACAGTTGGTGTATGCGTATCAACGTGTCAATACGGTCTTTGTCGATCTCTTGTAAACAGTATCGGAAGCTTATGTATTCCGGTAATGGATAGCGGTTAGGAGGTGTAAAACACATATCCAGAAAAACCTTCTCTATCCAGTTGTCCTTTTTGTAATTAACACCTTCAATTGGAAAGTCTGCCGGATACAACTGGTACCCATCTATGGCGCTGTACACAGGTGTGTCAGAAGGCATGTCGCTCCACAAAAGACAGGGAACAAACTCAAAGACCCAGATCAGCGCCTTCAACTCGAAATTATTGTAACCGTAGGGCTGAAGGAGCTCTGACCTCCTCAAGTCCTGTTTCGTAAAGACCATGCAATCTCCTACAATTGTTGAAGGTTCAAGAAAGCCCTAACCCTCAACATGTCGTCAGGGGCTAAACACTTTCGCAGACCGTCAATCAGCTGTGCTTTCGTCTCGGAATGGTCTAAACCTTTTACGAAGTCTCGATAGAAAAACTCTTCTGGTGTTAACAACTTATTCCCTGTTCTGTCTGTCCACCAACCATCAAGCGCCATATACACAAAACCGTCTTCCACTTTCTGTTCGTGGTTGACGGCAATCAGCACAGGGATATGGCCAAAATACCAGTGAAGTTCTACAATGTTTCGATCCTGAAAGACAAGAGGATGCAGAAGCTTTACAACCTCTACATCCTCTGGTGCAATTTCCATACCTATTCAACCTCTATCGTGCGTGTCATTGCCGGAAGCAGAATGTGATCATGTGTAACTACGAACACATACGAACCCTTCTCAGCAAATCCCTTAGCCGTTTTCAATACATCAACCATCACCTGCTTCTTCTCCTGATCTAGCCAAGCTGTAGGCTCATCCATTACCAATAGTGGAAAGGATTTCCCTAGCAGTTCAGCCAATGCGAAGCGAAACGCCACCACAAGCGCTACAGACTCGCCACCAGACAGTCGAGAAGCAGACACCTCAGGGCCAGTCTTGAACTGAACCTTGAACTGAAAGTTCTCATCCACTCGAGCATTGTACGGAGCGTTGAAGCGAGCCAAGTAGTACGACAAGCATGAGTTCATACCTGTCAAAAGTCGACTCATCACGAATTTAGGCAGAACATCCCTGTGCAGATATGTCCTAGCCGATTCAAGCCATCCTCTAATCTTTCCATACAACACAAACTGCTCTTGCTGCTTCTTCAACCTATCCAACTGCGACTTACTGCTCAGAATGAGAGCTTGAGCAGACACTTGAGCTGTTTGAATGCTTGAGATCTGACTCAAGGCATCTTCGATCCGAATCTTCTCCTGAGTCAACTTCTCAACGTCTTCCTTGGTAAGCTCAGGCTCCTTCTTCAGCTGTTCCGCGCACATCTGTGCACTTAGGATAGCCTTCTCATATTCCTTGACTTGCTTCTGAACGCTGTTCAAGTGAGCCTGTTGACTCTGCCAAGTCTGATACTTAGCAACTTTCTGCTCATAGATAGCTAAAGCAAAGCCTGAGGGTATGGAAGCTTGTCTCCGAGTGTTATCTGCTTCCAATTCCGCAACCTGCCTAGTCAGGCCAGACTTGGAAGTAGAAGCTCTTACAATGTCTTGAGTGTTCTTCTCATAATCACTCTGCTGACGCTTGAGTTCTGCAGAAGCCAGCGCAAAGACCTTCTCAGCTTCCTCGAAGCGCTTGATAATCTCTTTGGGATCTTCCTGAAACTCAAAGGGACGCTTACAGGTTTCACATTTACCTGTCTTAGCACTTTCATACAGTGGACGCTGCTTACCTAACAGTTCTCGGAAGTCTTCTACTTGTTTGGTATCCGGCTTGGAAAGAATCTGATAGACAGCAATCTTAGAAGCTTGAAGAGTCAAATCTTCGATCTTCTTGTTATTAGCGGTGATGAATCCTGTATGCTGTGCTGCCAGAGTCTCTTCCGGCGTCGGAGGATCGACTGGAACCAGAGCAGTGTCTACATTGAGGTCTTTAATGCGCTGAGTGTTTTCTTGAACAATACGTATGCACTTAACAATATCTGCTGACACTTCATCAACAGTTCGAGTAGTCTTGAGAGTCTGATTGATGCGTCCCAAAGCTTCTACAGCACCCTCAGAAGGCAAAGTAGCCATCCAAGCCTTCAGAGCTACACCAGCGTTGTTGACAGTCTCTTCTGCCACTACTACAGAGTCCTCAATGGACTTGATGTCTGCAGACACATCCATAACGTTGGGAAGTTCATTGGACTTAGTCTGCAGAAGTCCTCTTATTTGTTCAGCACGTTGAACACCTGCAAGTTTTTGGAAGTACTCCATACGCTTGGAAGCAGTCATGTTGAGAATTTCGATCAGGGAAGTCTGAGCGCAGAACTTAGCTTCTCGAAAGACTTCGAAGGGCATTCCAAGGATGTCTTCTTCGAGGATCTTGTCGACAACTTTGATGCCTTTCTCTTCACCTGTGTCTCCACTAGCAGATGTCCACTTGAGAGTACATCCAGCGTTGTGAAGATTACGAGTAAGCGTGTAGGTTCGATTGTTGTCTTGGAATTGGACTTGAGCAGAGCCTGAGGATTGTCCCCAAGTCAGATAGTCTTCTTTCTTGTCTTTGACGACTTGGCCTGTCCAGGCAAAGAACTGACCTGCATCGATGAGGTTTGATTTACCATGTCCATTGTTGCCAATGAGACCTGTAATGCCGAAGCGATAGTCGACTTTGGTATCCTTCTGCTGACAGAAGTTCCTTAAGCGGAAATAGAGTGGAATCACTTGATTGCTCCTTATGCTATATTAGTATTCAATAGAAAGGCTAGGTTACAATGGAATACACATCTGTTAGTAAAGCTGCGAAGATGATGGGAGTTCATCCAGACTCAATTCGTCGCTGGTTCGACGAAGGGAAGCTTAAGGGTTACTTGACTCCGTCAAACCAACGTAAGATTTCTGTCGAGTCTATTAAGCGCGTTACAGGAGAAGCTCCTAAGTGATTCGTTCCGTTCAAATGTCCTTGAATTTTGCAAATACTGGAAAGCTCCAGAAGCTCGACACTGTAGGTAACGAAGCTTTGAAGGTTCTCCAGCTCTACGTAGATCACTTTTGGAACGATCCTTCCGCAAGACAGTTTGACAAGCTTCCTAAGATTCAAACTCGGCTAGGCTGTGATTTACGTCGATGTTTATTCGTTCAAGCTTTTGGCATTCTTCAAAAAACAAGAGCCAGAAAGAACAAGACGAAGAAAGCATCAAAGCCGAAGATCACGCAAAAGACGTTTGGCCTAAATCAAAAAATCTGCACATTCTATACAGAACACAACACCTTTGACTTTTGGATAAAATTGGTCTCTCTTGGCAACCACATTGTACTTAAGATTCCTTCAAAACGTCACAAGCAGTTTCTTAAATTCAGTCAGAACGGTTGGACTCTTAAGAAGTCTTCTTGCTTGCGTAAAGTAAATGGCAAGTGGTATCTTGACATCTTTTTCGAGAAAGAATCTCCTAGCCCTGCTACTGGAGCTTCTATAGGGCTTGACTGCGGATATAAGAAACTTCTTGCTTCTTCTGATAAGCAAATTTACGACGTAGGTATGGAACAGGTCTACAAGAAAATAGCTAGGAAGAAACAAGGGTCTAAAGCCTTCAAGAAAGCTCTCACAGAGCGGGATCAGAAGATCAACCAATCGGTAAACCTTCTCGACTTGCGCAATATTCAAGAGCTTGTAGTAGAAGATTTGAAAGACGTTAAGAAGGGTTCTAAAGGCAAGATTAGCAAGCAATTCATGAACAAGTTGCAACGCTGGAGCTACTCAAAAGTTTTGAGTCGGCTTCAGCTAGTCAGTGAAGAAAAAGGCATTAGATACACGAAAGTCTTCTCTGCTTACTCTTCACAGACATGTAGCTTGTGCGGAGCGGTAGACAAACTGTCCCGAAAGGGAGAGTCATTCTGTTGTACTGCTTGTGGAGTGACGATGGATGCCGACTTCAATGCAGCCAAAAACATTCTGATGAGGGGAGCTTATAGTCCCCCTTCCGTGACAAATCAACTAGCTCCTTAGTTGGTAACTATAATCGTATACGGACAGACTTGGGTTGTCCTCTTCACAGGCTTGTTCCAGAAGCTTTGAGTCTGTAGCTGTAATGTGAGCTGTTGAGATGTCCAAGCACTTAATGTCTACAGGGTCTTTGATAAGTGTGTTCATCAGACAAGTTCCTCAGAGTCAAAGTCAATATCTTTTGAAAGACCATCAAAATACGGACCATCATCGTGCTTTCGTTTAGAGCGTATAGCCTTCTTCACAAAACTCTTAGCACCTGTCTTGTCCAAGTCAGGATTGATAATAGTCTGAGCCGCACAGAACGGACACTGAGAGTGCTTGTTCGTGTTGTAGTAGCACATCGCGTCCTTATGATTCTCGCAGCGCTCGTAGCCAAGCCTGTATACAACAGGAGTTTTTTCACTAATCATACAGTTTCCTTTTTAGGGGGAACTTCAACGACTCGCCATTCACGTACAAGTATCCAGCGGAACATCAAATCCTTAGCGTACTCTTCAGCTTCTGCTTTAGTGTCAAAAGTAAGACCGTTGCCTGCCCACTTGCCAGAAGAATCTGCTATCACTTCGACTTTATACTTCATTTGAACCCAATATCCCCTTTGATGAAGTCCCAACCAGTGTTTCCAATTCGATTCTGAACTCGATCCATGTAGAACCCGAACATCATAGGAATTGCTGTAGCTTCCTTCTTAGCTTCTTCCACAAGCTTGTCAGGGTCTTTTGCAGACTTGTCCCACTTGATCCACAGATGCGCAGATATCCCATATTGCTTCAACAGTTCTGCACGCTGTACCTGAGTAAGCTTCTTGATGTTTGTGTTCTCTTCTCCACAACTCTCTACAGCACTTTTCAGGTTTTTCATTCCAGCAGCCTTAGGAGAAGCTGCTTGAATCTCAACCATGTATCCGGGCTCACCACAAGCATCCTGCATATCTGTTACAGTGATAAACAAATAGTACGGCCAGTCAGACTCAAAAGGACCTGCAACAAAACCTTCGTAGATTTCTTCCCAAGCCAGACCCGCAGGCTCAGTAATTACTCCATCCTTTTGCATAATCACGCATTCGACGTTGAACATGTTTTTCATATTGTTCCTGCCTTTGCCATGTTGATGAATCCCTCCACAACTGGAAGAGCCTCTTTAGTTGTTAAACACTGCTCAAGCAACTTGTACACTTGAGGCGTCTGAGCCGCATCACACACAAACGGAAGTGCCACATCCATCGTAGTAGCTTTGAAGTCTGTCATAGCTCTCTGAAGCTCCTTGACATCCAAAGCCTTTCCATTACTGGTATACGCTTCCTCAAGTATCACATAAGTACTCTGCAAGACTTCAACACACTTGTCGAACAGATCAGAGCGACTCCTGTCCCACTTGAGATTGAGAATAGGCTTCAAGTTTGCTTGATTGGGAAGAGCTCTTGCAGTGTCGGTAAGTTGTTGAATAAACGCACCAAGACTCTCAACAGTTTCCATCTCAGTCAAATCACTTTCCACAATCTCCCTTGTAGGACAAGCTGTGAAGATCCAATCATCCTTCACAAGTGTCCAGAAGCCAAAGGGACCTTTCTGGTCAACTGCACAGCTGTGCACGCCACCAGGAGACACAAAGAAGCGATTCTCTCCAGCGACCAACTGCAATTTACGAGCTGTGTGAATGTCGCCTGCAATGACCGTTCCTACAGTACTGGGAACATCCTCAAAGGACAAGTCAAACGCGTTGGCAAATGGAAGGATTTCTTCGAAGGCTGCATGGAGGACAAGAATATCGCAAGAGACATCTTTGGTCTTGAGAGCTTCCTTCAGACTCTCAGGAGGCGTATAGTCAAGGCCTCTGATAACTTTACCTTCTACGACTACTCGATTGTTGTGAAGATATACACTGTTGTGCACACTATCCAGGATTGGCTTAGAGTGCATGGAGGAGCGTTGCTTGTCGTGATTGCCTTGGATGTAGTAGACAGTGTTTCCTTTGTCTACGAAAGCATTGAGCTGATTGACTAGACCTTGGATGCCTGCTCCGTCGATAGAGACAGTATCTGCAGAGTCTCCTGCAACCAAGAGATGAACAGGCTCGCCGTGAGCTTTAACTAGAATAGCATCCAGCATTCGACCAAGAGCTTCTGCTCCATCTTTCTCGAGTTCTGCGATGCCTTTACGAATACACTTACCGATGTGTGAGTCTGCAATAGATGCGATCATTTAGAGTTCCTTAGAGCTCTCTGATAACGTTTAAGGTTTTGATTGTGTCTAGAAGATGTGGAGAGAATAGAGATTTGCAGGCCTTGAGAGATGCGAGCGTGTTTTCTCGTGTCAAGTCAAAGCAGTCAGGACGACAACCCCCTAGACCAAAGTCGAAGAGTTGCGTAAAGCCACTCAAGTTCTCGCGGACAGACCATTTATCCAATCTTGAATGTTCCGGTGCGGACGTACTGACACTCTCAACATGCCAAAAATGACTATACGGTGATGTTATCTTTTCGTTGTGTCCCCAAATGAACAGACGATTCGATGAGGACACACCTACAAGAAAAGGAGTCAACGACTCATTCTCACAGAAAGGAATAGGAAACTTGTCAACGCGAGGAGCTTCTATGAACAGATCTGCAGAAAGCTCGTTAAGTTCTGGAAGCTCTTTCAAGAACATCTCTTCGTAACCTTCTGTAAATCTGTTCCAATAGATAAAGATACTCTCGTCGTAGATAACCACTAAAACTCCTAAAGATTGTTGATTGTTTTTAGTGCTCCAACAACATCCAGCAATTGTGGAGAGAACAACTCTTTGCATAAACGCAGAGTTTTTCTCGCTATCGGCAAAGGTATGCAGAAGACATCGCTACGATCATTACCAATACAATAATTAAGCAGCTTCTCAAATCCATGACGATAAAAACATCTACCCCAAGCAGCCAGTTTTTCGCCACGAACAAAGCTTCCGCAGACAGGTGTTGCATTCCACGTAGTGTCGACACTTGCAGTGTATGGAAAGTGTCCCCATACAAACACTCTGCCAGATGTTGAAGCGCCTACAAGAAAAGGAAGCAAAGCAGGAACAAGATCTACAAATCCGCACGAAAAATTAGGGTTCTGAGGAGCCTCAAGAAAAATATCTGTAGGAAGTTTGTGTAAGCTAGGCAAATCTCTCAAAAATTGATCCTTGTAATTCTCTACTGGAAATCTCTTCCAATAGGTAAAGATACTTTCGTCGTAGATAACCACTAAAAGCTCCTAAAGAGTTGTCCCGAGACTGCTCTACAATCAGAACAGTCTCAGGAATTTTGTTTTACAGCAGAACAGTAACTCCTTCTTCCTCTAAAAAGTCATTGATCTGCTGAACTGCCTCTTCTACACCATATGCTTGCATGTTCGTGCTCTGATTGCCAATCTCCATCTCAATGTTATACACTTCGCCGTTGCACCAAGCTGTATAGAGCTTGCAGGCGAGAGCAGCCGTCTTGCTGATCTCGTCAGATCGCTTAAGAGGCTTCCATCGACGAATTTTTTCCCAGTGCTGATAGTCAGCTACCCAGACTCCTGCAATACGCCTTCCATCCCACTGGAACTCTACACCAGCTGGTGCTGGAGAACCTGTAGGAAACCACATACAGCCGTCGTGTTGATAGTAGGAAAGAAAGTTCCAGCGATTCTTTCCGAAGCGCTTGTCAAGCTCTACGCAAGCATCCTCAATGTTGGTCGCTTCCATCGGAAGGAAGTTTCCATGCTTCCGTCCAAAGCTGAAGATCTTGCCTAAGCAGTCGTCTTCAACCAGTGGAGAGTTGGCATAGGGATCTTGAGTAATGTCGATAGAGATCTCACGGCCTTTCTGATCTGTGTACTCTTCGCGACCTCCATCAACATTCATATAACTGTCGTGGAAGATGAATTTAGACTTGTCCATTAAATCTCTCCGATCTCTTTCTTATATGCACGAAGAAGTGCCTGAATCCTGCGTCCAGCTTCAGTGGCAGCTTCTCTTGTATTGAAAAGCTGATTTGTTGCCCACACACACGCGTCAATCGACTGATTTTGTCCAAAGTTGTCATAACTGTTCACTTCACCACTTGCAAATACTCGATAACACGTATCGCCTTTTGCAGGCTTCCACGCAGACTTCTTGATAATGAGGTACAAGTCTTTTGAAGGATTGTTAATCTCTTTGTGACGACCGGGGTGGACATAAACAGTTTCTCCGACCTTAGGACTGCGGACACATACAAACTCCCAGCCGTCCTCCAGCTGAAGATCTTCAAAAGGAACAGTTCCACTCACTTTGGATGTCTTATTGTTACACATCAAATGTTCTCCATGTGAAATTTCTCAAGAGCTTTCTTGATAACTCTAGCCGCTGCTTCTGCTTGCTCTTTAGTTTTGAAGCAGTTACCAAAAGTGATCGCCCTAGCATCATATGGTGCACCTGTATAATTAGTGCACTTCACCTCTCCGTCACCGTTTACGAAGTAGTAATCTTGATTCTTTTCAGCAGGAACCCAGCGAACCTTCTCAAGGATAATCCGTTTCTGCGAACCCAATAAGTCTTCGTTCATGCAGACACAGAGATCATCAATAGAGTCGTTAAAGTTCAAATAGTACTCACCCTGCTTAGGAGTACGAATAGCAAGAATCATCCAGCCATCTGGAATTGTAAGCTCTACGTCAATTTTACCTTTGAAAGCAAGAGTCTTAGACATTGGCAAGCTCCTTCTGATATTGTTGAAGAACAGCATTCACGCGGTTACTCGCTTCGGTAGCCTGTATCTTCGTTTTAAAGGCGTTACCTAGCTCAATACACTCGCGGTCATAGATCTGATTCTCGTAGGTTGTCGAATCTACCAAACCTTGACGAGTGACAAAGTAGTAAGTCTCTCTCAACGCAGGTTTCCACGCAAGCTTCTTCAGAATCACTACAGGAATGTTAGAAGCAAGATTAGTGCGAACGAGACAGTGCCTTTCATCCTGAGAAAGCCATACATCACTGGTAGACGCTCGTCGAAGCTCAACAGCTTCATAGCCATTGGGAATCTCGAGAGTACACTTCAAGGTCAATTCGGTTTTCGTAGATGTGCACATTGTTTAGATTTCTCCTATTTCACGTTTGTAGTCACGAAGAAGTTTCTGAATTCTGCGTCCAGCTTCCATTGCAAACTCCTCTGTAGAGAACAGTTGATTGGTTGCCCAGACATATTCATCAACATGACCATCACTGTTAAAATCGTAGTGCTTCTGCACCTCACCGCTGACAGAAACGCGATAACACGTATCGCCAACTTTAGGCTTCCACGCAGTCTTCTTGAGAATGAGGGCAGGTGAAACTGTGTCCGCATCGTGTCGAACTAACTCTTTGCTTGTAGAAACAGGAATCCAGAGATCTTTGTCCGTTGCTCTCCTGATCTCAACAGCTTCGTAGCCCTCAGGAATAAACAGTGAGCATTTGATGGTAAAGTCCTTAGTCATGCGTAAGCTCCTTCTGATAGTCAGCCAACATCTGTTTGAAGCGCTTAGCTGCTTCCTTAGCTTGTTCTTCTGTCCTGAAGCAGTTTCCAATAGCAATCCTGTCATTGTCGCAAGTAGCGTTGTCGAATCGGTCGGATATAGCTGTACCAGAAGACGTGTTCACTAAGTAGTACTGCTGGCCGTACGCAGGCTCCCAAACCTTTCGCTTTATGACAATGTGAAAAGAATCTGTCGCTTCTGTTATCTTCCTATAACCACTCGCTCTGGAATATACATACTCACCCACCTTAGGAACTCGCAGACAATCCAATTCCCATCCCTCTTCCACAGGGAGGTCCTCAAAACTCAACGAACCACTGCAATTAGTCGTTTTGGCAGTACACATAGTTTGTTTCCTTTGTTTATTGATGAATTGCCCACAAGAAGAATATTGTGAACACGAAGAGCAGGAAGAACGGAATCCCTGCCATGTGCATCAACACAGCGGCTACGCTGCAGACACACACTTTACCAAAACACATCATCAGACTCTCAAAGTCGTTCCCACACACCTTTCCTATCAACCCACTGAAGAAGAAAAATAGGAAACATAGGAGAACAAGCACTCCAGGACTTATGAAGCCTAATGACAGAGCAGCTAAGATTACTGCAGTACCTCCAAGTACAAGACGCATAACCTTACAGCTGCCACTCAACAAGACACTTGACGTAGACATAACAGAACCATTCAACTGCCTGTGTAGCAGTTGCCCACTAATTGGGTAGAGCACATCATTTTACATTAGCAAAACCACTTGAGTAAATGAATAGATTGTTGAGTTGTATTAGCGAGAGTCAGTAACAGTGTAGTCGAGGATTTCAGTTTCCATGATGTCAGCTTTGTCAGAACAGGACCGAAAATCGTATTCCATGTCGTCCATGACGTTTTCAATCGGAAAGTCATCGTCTGCATGAATCAACAACTTGATCTTTACCTCAACAGTAACTTTGCGATAATCCACTAGACCTTTCCTTTCCCTGTATCCACTGTTTGTTCTGCAGGAGCTTCACCCTTCATGTCTTTTAGCCAAATCGTGTACTTAACCAAACCGTCTACGTAGTCTTGAAGCCTCTGCAGTTTGATAGCAACATCCAAGATCCCATCTTTGGTAATTGTAAGGGAATCACTATTCTCTCTGCCCGTCTGTAAAGGACTGTGCGCTTGCCCAAGAAGTGTTTTTAGGATCTTCCCTAAATCTTCAGATATTCGCTCTAAGTCAGTCATTAGACGTACTCCTTGTTTATTTGGTCCCAGATCAACTTGTCGCTACCAGAAAAACCCCTCTTCCCCTTATCACCATCATAGGTCTTAACACCTTCCATCGCCTCTGCGTATCGTCTACATAGATGTTCCCATTCTTTTGGAGACACACCGTCCGTACACGGAGGAGAACAGCTGCAAGGCAGTGTGGTCCAATGTCCGTAATTCTCCAAGTTATACTTCATTATCCTGACATACTCATTAAACGCGTCTGGATCTTTAACTGCTTTGACAAGTAAACAAACGCTTACAGGAATACTCATTTAGGACACACCCTTGCTTCTCCAGTTTCTGTATCAACTTCAATTGTGATGTACTCACCATACTCAACCCACTTGTAGACAGCCGCTTCAATCTTGTCTCGAAAGTCTCTGCGATCATCACTCATCATTTCAGAGCTCGACAGATCCTCTTTATCATATTCCTTGGACGCTTCCCAATCTTCTACAGCACGATCAACGGCATCTCCAACACAGTCAGGACACTTCGCAGTAATTTTGATCTTCATGGTGAAGTCCTCTTGTTAGCTTCTTTAATCATACGCTCTGTGTACAACACAGCATTGCGAAAAGTACGAAAGATACGGCAATGTCCCGGACCTTGAACGATTATATCTTCGCTGAGATCACTAGGTGAGATTGTCCATCCATTCACAATTGCTTCTTGATGCAAGCATTCTAACTGTTGACGCTCGATCTGCTTAGACAGCTCACGAGACATACGAAAGGCTACACGCTCCATACGATCTTTCAGACCTGCGCCAATAGCATACTCACACACACCCTTTTCTCCCACTCCAATCTGCGAAGTTTGCGTAGAGCTTTTAGCAAGCCTTTACTCATCATAGAGCTTTCCTTTCTACTGAACCGTCTGAATAGGTTATCTCGTACTCTCGTCGAAATCCTCTGTCTGTAAGAAGCCACTTACCTGTCCACTGCCACGACACAATACTTAAAGGCGTAGGCATACTAAGCTCCGTACCATTCTTTTTGACAAACTCTACATCTGTACAGACGCCAGAAACGTCTTCCTGTATGTTTACCTAAATCGTACTGTCCTAATGGATCTGCATGCATCCCACAGAAGTGATAAGTCTGCCATAGGCGTTTTAACCATTGACAAAAAGCTTTCATAGAATCTCCTTTGTTCAACTGTCTTGAACATCCCAATCTTCTACATCCTCAGGGTCGTCAAACTCCAAGTAGTAGGTTCTATCTGTTTCAAACATGCCTTCATGCAGCTCTGAATACTCGTTCCCCGTTTCTTTGTTGAATACGCGAAGAGCTTCTTCTGCAGTCAAATCTCTAATCAACCAAGACTTGTCTCCATACCCGTAATCGGAAACCCATCTAAAACGATCCTTTTTGAAAAGCTTCATACAGCTCTCCTTTGGTCAGTTGTAGCTAAAAAGAAAACTAGGATGTACTGGGGATAAAAGGAATAGAAGATGTGTACGCCGCACTTCAAGCATCGGCAAGCTGTATAGCTTCCAACACACTTGATAGTGGGCGCACACAACACTTTGAAACACCACCCCCAAGAGATACCTACGTATCAATGTTCTTGGGAGTGGTGCTTCAAGCAGAGCTTCAGACACCAAAGACCTGTTAGCGGGTGTCGAGCTCTTTACCCGTGAGAACCACCATGTCGCGGGAAGTCCGAATCAGTTGCCGGATTGGCTGATTCTTTTTCCACAGCATATGGCCGGTGATTTCGCGGGGGCGGGGGGACTGTTTCACGATTTTCACTTCGGTTGCCATTTTTAACTCTCCTTCTTAGAAAACGAAAACATAAGAGTTGCACTCTCAGCAACTATGAGGGAGGTTTTTACCCACCCTCGATCATCACAGTACTTCACGAACACTTTGTTCCAAATGTGAAGCACTCGGTCAAAGACATTCGCGTCGTACTTAATTCGTATCTGCCACTGAGAAGCACACGGTTCTTGCAAAACAGCCTTCTCCATATGCGGAGAAAGAAAGTCTCCAAGTTCTTTCATCATCGCATCTTGCTGCTCCTGCAGTGGTTGCAGGATCTCTTCCAAGGTCTTCATGAGTCTCCTCTGTTTGAATGGTGGCAAGGGGAAGGTTCGCAACTCCTTATGACTAGCTCTCCAGTGAGCTTGCTAGGCGTTCTAGCAGAGTGTCCTCTGCAAAGCAGTCATTGTTCAGATGACTTCCATTACCCCCGCCGTTTGAAAGAAGGGCTGCTTACTGATGCTAACCAAACCCTGCTTGGGAGTCTGGAAGAGTCTATACGACCCGGAGCATGTTCAGCAGCCCAAATAAATGGAGCTCTGCAGGAGGCCCAACTCTATGGGGTGCCTCTTCTACTTTCTGCAAATACTCCGAATAACTGAGAAAAAGACCCTGTAGTAAAGCCGTACCACTGGTGACCAGTTATTCCCCAGCTTAGGGTCACTCCGCGGTACATGTCTACATAGACATGTTTCAACTCATTTTCAGAGTCTCGTCAGCCGCTAAGAATGCTGGGTCAGATGCTTCCTGCGCATGGTACAGATGGAAGCCCACGGCTCTACCACAGGGTCCAAAACTAGATATAAGTCTTACAGGTAAAGATGCCCACTTTTAACCTCCCTTTTAAGGGTCCAAAAGAGAGGTTTTGGAGGGCTCTGGAAGCAGGCTAAAACAGCCCTTTTTAGGCCACTTTTTGACCTGTTTTGAGAAAGGCAGAACAGCCCCCAAATACACACAAAAAGACCCTATTGCCTGTGTATGGCGATAGGGTCCAAAACGGACGGTTGTAGGCTTACAATTAAGTATGCCAACTAAGTGCTTGAAACTTAAGGCTTTATAGCTATGCTGAAAAGAGGCCTAAAAGGCGTAATTACACGTAATTTCACCTATAGCTAAGCGCGGAATTTTCAGATATGTAATCGCATTTTCAAGGATTCTTGGATTATCCATAAGATTGCCTATCCCAATATTACAATGCGAGCATAGCAATCCTCTAACCACACCTGTTTTGTGATCGTGATCAATATGAGGTGTCGTTTTTAAGAACGGTTTACCACAAACGGCGCACATCTGTTTTTGCTGTTTCTTCAGTTCTTCAAAATCTAAAAGAGTGATGCCATATGTACGTTTCATCCTGCTGTTTCTCTTAACATTAGGATTTGCTCTATTTCGAGCCCTGTCCCTTGCTCGCAACAGCTCTGCCTCTACAGGGTTCTCACGTCTCTTTAAAAGAGCTTTCCTAACACCTTTGTAGTGTTTGACAGGATCTGCTTTACGATAATCCATAGACCTTTCTCTATATTTCTCTGGGTTCTTTGTACGGTACTCTAATGCTTGTAAATTCATACAGTCTTTGCATCTGGATCTTAGTTTATTTTTCTTCGAACCATCATGCCCAAAACAACTATCGTCTTTCTCTTCATTACAATTGCTGCAACGAGTCATGGTAATCTCCTACGTATACTTTCAAATTGAGGCTATCTTAACTATGACCCATGAATACAGCATTGCAAACTGATATAGACGATCTACAAAACAAAGTCTACAGCTCTGAGGAGTTAGCCTCAAGTCTGACTAGGCTCTCCGACTCAATTATAGCTAACGGCCTTCCGAATCTGTTACCTCTTCTCTTCCTCTTGAGCTTCCAAGGCAAGCCTTTCGGACTAAAAGAACACTACCAACTAGCCCCCCTCTTCCAGCTTCTCGGACGCCCAAGGGAATTCTTGCTGAAGTCTGCACGACAGGTAGGTAAGTCTGCCTCCCTAATGGCTACATCCAAACTGCAAAGTATCTTGATACCCGACTTCAAAACCCTAGTAGTTACTCCTCTGTTTGCTCAATCTAAACGACTCAACGATGATTATTCAAGCAGCTTCGTGGATTCGAGCCCATTCAAAGGCTGCTTTGATTCGTCCTCCTGCAGACATGGTGCCCTCTATCATAAATGGAAGAACCGATCTGAAGAAATCTTCTCCTATGCCTTTACCTCCTGTAATAGGATTAGGGGTATTTCAGCCGTGAGCCAGGTGATTTTTGACGAAGTGCAAGATCTCACTGACAGTTTTGTGCCTGTGATTGGGGAGACGATGAGTGCCAGTAAACAGTACGGTTTCTATATGTACAGCGGCACTCCGAAGACTTTAGACAATTTCATTCAGCTTTTGTATGAGCGATCAAGCCAAGGCGAGTGGACAATTCCTTGTCGTTCAGGTAGTTGTAAACACGAGAACATAGCAGCACTGAGATACGATCTAATGAGAATGATCGGTAAAGAAGGTATTATCTGTGCTAAGTGTGGGAAGCCTATTTACACAGAAGATGGTTACTTTCTGCATGAACAACCACAGTACATCAACACATTCAAGTCTATCCACATCTCTCAGGTCACCCACCCTCTGCATCTGAGCTCTCCTGTTAAGTGGCAACAGCTTCTTCACAAGATGAACACCTATGAAAAGAGCAAGTTTGAGAATGAGATTCTAGGAGAATCCTCGGATAACAGTTCAATGCCTATTAGTCATTCGGAACTCGCAAACGCCTGCTCTACATCAGAGAAAGATGATAACACACTTAAGCGCTCCCTAGAGAAGCAGAAACAGTCTGGTATCATCATTACAGGCGTAGACTGGTCTGGTGGTGGTAACGATGCCACATCGACAACTACATATGTCTGTGCGAATCAGATCTATGGAAGCGATGTAATCGAAATCTCCTATATGGAGCGTATGCCTACTAGTCAGAACGCTAACGATGAATCTCGTAAGCTTAGTTGGTTAAATGCGCAGTTGCACCCAGATATGTTTGCGCATGACTACGGCGGTGCCGGTAATATCCGCGAAGCCTTGATGATTGAACAAGGACAGAATCCTGCCACTGTTGTACCCTTCTCCTACGACTGGGCTCCCAGACACAAGATCATCCGTACGAATAGGCAGAATGATGGAAGTCGTAAATGCTATCTGATAGACAAAGCTCGCTCTCTAAGAGTCTTGTTTGCAGCAATTAAAGCTGGTAAAGTTAAGTTCCCCAGACAGGATAAATGCTGGACTTTATTAGCTGATTTTCTTAATATTGGTGAGGAAAGATCAGAAAGCCCACGAGGCTCTGACATCCTTCTTTTTCATCGTAAAGCAGGTCGCAGTGATGACTTCGTACACGCGGTGAACTTCGCTTGTTCTGCAATATGGTATTTGAGGAAAAGCTACCCTCAATTGAGTGGTGCAACTAGTCATGAGGATGACGAAGAGGTTGAGCCGAAGCGCCCTGACTGGAAGCCTCGATAAGCTGTAAGCTGTATATTATTCCTAAGCAAGCGGAGATTTTCCGTACTTACAAAGGAATAAGACTTATGCAGGATCACACTCAAGACACTTCTCGTGGCCACCTCTTCAAGATCGGCAGTCTTATTCACATGCCTGACTTCGTCAAAGAAGCTGAGCTTGTGTCGCCAGAGGACTTGAAGACACTGCCTTCCGAGAGCTTTGCAGATCCTGACAAGCGTCAGTTCCCTGTTCCCACTCCTGCAGACACTTGGCTCTCTACTACATACTTCACCAAACAGGCTGCTGAGTATCCTCGAGGTCTTCGCAACGAGATCAGCCAGCGCTTGCTGACAGCAATTGACTTCTGGCAGATTGGCGATTCCTTTACCTATTCGCCGGAACAGTTGGTGAAGGAAGCTGCGGCTCCTGTAATGACTATTACGTATACTCACAAGGACATGGAGGAAGCTCGCGCACAGGTGTGCACTTTTGAGGACTTCGAGAAGGTCGCTTCAGATCTGCTCGCTCATAAGGAGAAGTACCCTTGGGATACACGTCGAGATGTCGCTAAACAACTGCTGCAGGCTCCTAAGGAGTTCCTGAGCAAAGTAGCGGACGAACAGATTGTAGCGCTCCAACGTACTGCGGGTATGCAGAAAGCCGCGTTGAGTACTGTTAAGCAGGTCGTCAAGGACAGGATGTCTTATCTGCATAAGGCTGGTCACATTGAAGCTGTACAGACTCTCAAGAATGGCTTTGAAGAGCTTGAGAAGACTGCCAGCGGTGACATTGTTGATGAAGCTTTCTTGGATAAGACTGCAGCTCTCGTGGATGACTTGACGCGCTTCGTGGGACTCTGCAGTGCTAATCACTGCTATACTCGTCAAATGCCTGCTTGCGAGGATGTTTTCGGGGGCGTAGTCAATAAGCAGGCTCAGGCTATGAAGAGTCAGTACATCCTGCTTCCTAACGGTACTCTGGTGAAGACTTCGGAGATTCAGAAGCAGGCTAAGGCTATTGGCGAGTTTTGCAAAGACGCGCTTGCTCTTGACCTGACTACGTCAGACGACCTCAAGAAGATTACTGCAGAACACGCCAGCATTCTTGTTCGCGCATTCCCCAAACTGGTGGCATAACTCCTATGGCAGACGCTAAGCAGATTTTTCTCGGCAGAAATTCATATGCTCTGAGCCTACTCGCAACCACTCTGGATCACTTCGGTACAGAGTGTTTGGATTGGGATGTGGTGACTCTGCGTATGGAGATTGAGCGCGATTTCGACATCAAGCTCCCAGGCTATAATGAAGATCGTCTAAATTGCGCCATATCTCTACTGACTACGAATCTGTTTAAGGTCAGCGTAGAACACTTCTTCCTGACCTGCAGTACTCTTAGTCGTGGAGTGGCAGTCGCTAGTAGCCTCACAATTCCCAATTCGTATGACATTATGTGGGGGATCACCGAGGCCAATCTCATAGTTGGAAAAGATGACTCTGAGGAAAATTTCTCGCACGACATCGCTAGGGCAGTTGGCGTGGTTTTAGACTCTGAGGGAATCTATAGCCCCCCAAATCTTCTCAGTTTCTGTGAATACAAAGAAGGATTGCTGGATAGTAATTTCATGGCCCTTAGTCAAAACGAAAGTGACTACGCATTTTACTATCAAAATCAAGCAACGCTCAAAGACAATTTGAACGGAGCTGTAAAAGAACATATGCTTAGCCTCTTCACAGAGCTGAGGTCCCTGCCACTGAAGAACCCCGACAACACGTTCCTAGATAAAGTTCTCACTCAACTCAAATCTTCTCCAACTACTTGACATTACTCTTACGCTACTTATTGTAAATCGCTGTAGATGAGCAAACAAGCCCTCAAAGCTAGAGCACGTTCAGGACTGCATCCCTGCAGCGGATGTGGCCTCTACATGCCTCTGGAAATTCACCACATACGCGGTAGAGACGTATGGGACGCTAACCACAGATACAACGAAATTGCCATCTGTAGTAATTGTCATTCCGACGTCCATGAAGGCCGTTTAGTCATAGAAGGTAAATTCCTTACCTCTGACGGCTATCAACTGATTTACCATAAGAAAGCAGAACAAGGATAATTCAAATGGGAATGACAGCGCTTAGACTTGATCTTGTGGGACATGTTGTTAATCACTTAACAGTAGTAGCCAAAGCCCACGGACACGAGAGTGGTAATCCAGCAAAACGTTACTGGCTCTGTAAATGTGACTGCGGACAGTTTGCAACGGTTGTAGAACGCGCATTAATAGCCCCTAACCCCAAACAAAGAAAACAAGCCTGTACTGCGGCTTGTTCACGGAAGCCTGATTTGGTTGGAAAGAAGTATGGAAAGTTGTTGGTTCTTCGCTGGCTTTCACACGACGAAAAAGGACATTTGTGGGAGTGTCTGTGCGATTGTGGCAAGACTGTCCAGAAATTACAAAATGAACTCCTCTGTAACAGGAGTAAGAAAAGACCAAAAAGCTGTAATCGACACTGTAACAAAGTTAACAATCTGCTAGGACAGAGATTTGGTAAACTTCTTATCACGCAACACATACACAAACCCACTAAGCCGAGTTATTGCTGGATAGCTGTATGCGACTGTGGAAAAACTGTTGAGGTAAACGGACACTCCCTAACCACAGGGGAAAAGAAAAGCTGTGGTTGTTCTTGTTACCATTCTGGAAAAGATCATCACTGGTTCAAACACGACCTTACAACAGAAGAGAGACAGCGCAGTAAAAAGAGAGCGATGTTATATCCCGAGTTGCACCCCTTTATACGTTCTACGTTTTTTAGAGATGCTTACACCTGTCAAGTTACAGGAGTTAAACGGAGAAAAGGGACTTATTGCCCCTTAAACGCGCATCACTTACTATCCTGGTGTGATCATGCAGATTTACGTTTTGTTCCTACCAACGTAATCACCGTCGCGGCACCCGTTCACGCACTGTTCCATTCTATGTATGGGCGCAAGAATGCAACTCCAGAACAGTTCAAAGAATTCTGCTCCTTCTTCGTTAAACAAGAAAAGACCCCAGACTTATGGAAGCCTGAGGTCTCTGTAGAAGTCCCTATCCTTAAATTGGCTTTGTAAGCATCCTACCCTGCGTTTTGATAAAAGTGTCCAAGCGATCCTTATTCGCAAGGCGCAGGAAGTCCTTCTTCAGATCGTCAGACCACTTGTCATTGCAAACAACTGACTTCACTTCTGCAAAGTCCAACATAGCAAACTGCGTCTGGTAGAACTTAATCATTGCGAAAACTTTGGGGTCCAACTCCATCGAGTTCTTCATCTCGTTGGTAAGCAGAGTGTCTGTCAAAATTTTTGTGTCTTTGTCAGGAGGACTTTCCCTCTGTACCTGTGCGTCTCGCGCAGCTTTGATGATATCGTCTATCAGCCTGAGCACTACAGTTTTTGAGGATTTTTCGTCTGGTAGCGCAGAGTTCAACTGCAGTGCGATGATAGCTGCTTCACGCGGGTCTAGACTGCGTTCTTTTCCGTCATGCCCTTCTACCCACACACGACCGAGCTTCGCATATACACGCGAAATTTTCGAGTACTTGTAGCCACACACATTACGCACGTTAAATCGCGTCTTCAATTTTCCGAGTTTGCTCATTTTCAGATTCCTTTTTGAAGTTTTCAACACTTGGCATCAGGACTCGAATACCTCTTACAGTAACCCAGACATTTTCTTCTTCAAACAAGAGTACGAACATTGGCGCTAATACTCTAAGTTCTGTAATCTCTACGTTCTTGTCAGAAAACTCTTCTACAGTTGCCAGAGAGTAGTTGCCAGTATTCACTCGAGTATCAAATGGTCCTAGACGCAGAGAAACGCCTGGGGAGGCCTTTATAGTGGCTCTGGGTGTATGGATGACGTAGACGCGCTTAACCCATCTCCAGACGAGACTAACAGGGCTGTAGAGGCCTTCGCAGAGATTCTCGCCGTCTTCTGTGCAACCTAGAACGGATTTAGGTTTGCTGTCGTAGACAGGGAAGGTCTGTTTATGGGCGATTTGAAGGGGCGAACCCTTAATGAGTCCTGCGAAGGTCATTGGTTAGTATTTTCAGATTTGTGGACCGTCTGTTGGGAGATCGTACAGCTTATTCAATTTCTTAGTCACAGTGTTTATGCGTTGCGAGTAGGCAGGGGCGCTGATTCCCATTTTAGCTGCGGCGACACCCTTGGGGATCACTTTAGCATTACCATAGCCCATGGTATACTCCATAACCTTCTGATTCTCGGGCGTTTCTGAAGCGTAGACGTAGTCCCTCCACACCTCTTCCTCACTTAAGCCTGAGCTCTGCCCGAAGGTGTCCCCTTTATCAGACGTAGCCTTGCTCTCCATTGTCTCGCGACCGCGAGTAGTAGCCTTCATTACACGCTTGGGGGACATCTTCAGAGCATCCGCAATCTGTAAATCACTAGGTTCAATTCCGTGTTCATCACTAAAGCGGTTCACGAAGCGTTGCACAGAAAGACTGTCCGTTCTAACGTTCTCGGGTACATGCACGGCGGAGAATCTTTCACTGGAGATCCTGTAGAGCCTCTGAAGACGTGAAAAAACGTGTGTTGACAGGGATGCCTTTTTCGAAGGATCGTAAGAGTCAAGTGCTTCACGTGCCAAGATATATGCGCGGGTGTTCAGGCTTTCGTTGCCGTTGGCATAAGTTTTGACAGCATTCGCGACAGTGGGCTTGAGAGTCTGCATCAAGTCAGCCAGGACTTTAGGGTCTTGGGAGGCTTTCCACTGATCATATAGCTTTGCTTGATCTAGACTCATGCTGTTTTACCATTAGTAGCTGGAGAGGTATCTTCCAGTTGCTTCAGTTCAATATACAGAGGTCTGTTGTGAGCTCGAAGCCATTCCAGCAGATATCTCGGAACAGCTGCAGCCTCAGCGTTGGTAATCTTCTTGCGGTCTAAGTATCGTCGTAGTCTCATAGGTCATCCGAGAAAGCTGGCATTGAACTCAATGTTCCTGTCGTCGCTGCTGTATATACTCCAGAAGGACTGACAGACTTCCTATATGCGCTAACAGCAGCGGCAACGTCTGCAGTGATACTATTCACAGACTCTGTCATCTTAGTCGAATCTGGAAAGACCCACATGCCGCTAGGACTTCTGTAGTATCCTGTAGGCACTGGAGTAGTTCCATAAGTATTGATGTCTTCAGGAGAGCATATAGCGATAAGTTCTACATCTGCGTAAGAGGATACTCCTGTAGAAGCTTTGCCTAGGAGGAAGTATCCAGTTTCTGTATCAGGAGAACTTGCCGAGATGATAAGGGTAATCATCTTGGAGAAGTCTGTTCCACCATCTTTCAGTGCTTGAGCAATAGTCGTACTCATGCGATCACCGTAGATGTGTTTACAGCTGTTGCAGTAGAGACGTTGTAGATGTCATCTGCTAAATGTCCGATATCTGTCTCGAGGCCTGTCAGGAGTTCTTCCAAGTCTGTCAAGGAAGAGAATGTGAGGTCTAGAGAAGCGATTCGGTAGTGACAGCGATGTTCATCTGTCTCGAGAGCCGGATAGTTCATAAGGTCTGAATAACTACAGACGCGTATGAAGGCTTTGTCGTCGTGTTCAGTAGCTGGAAGTTCTGGAAGGGCTCTCATGAGGAATATCCATTGAGGACACCACTCAGTAGAAGCTACCCAGACCTTCAAGCGCCAGAGACCCGCTGTAAAGGAGGTCTTGTACTGCAGATTGATATAAACAGGCGTTGCCATACAACTAATGTAATCCTTATCGTATATCAGACATGTTTGAAATCTGTAGTCAAGTGTTCACGATCTTCATATTGATCCTTATCGGGGGCAGTGCTTGAAAAACTTGGAGGTGTAAGCCAATTCATCTCTACCCGATCAGGATTCTTCGCATACCATCCTTCAGATCCACACATCTGATCGACATGCTGGAAGAAATGATCGTATTTCTGTCTAACAGTATCAAGACTCCACATACCGATTGCACGGTTCCTGATATAGGTAGAATCGAGCTTAGAGGCGTTCTTAGTTGCCCAGCAGAACTCTTCAAAGGACTGACACCTGTAGCCTGTCTTGCCATGTTCTACAGTCTCTGTAAAGGCTCCGAAGTTTGTAGTAACCACAGGACATCCTGTGAATTGAGCTTCGCAGTTAACTCCTTCAAAGGGACCAACGTAGAGAGTAGGACAAAGCGTAACCATAGCTTTACCCATAAGCAGATTTCTCTCAACATGTCCAACAGTCCCTAAGTGCTTGACATGACTGTCTGTAATGTTCAAACCCTCTTGAGGATTCTGCAAAGAGCCTTGACCAACAATGAGCAGAGGAATGTTGAGTTCCTTAGTGAGCTGTACAGCGAGGTTGATGCCTTTACGATATATGAGTCGTCCCATATACAGCGCATATCCTCCGTCGTGTGTACCTAAGGTAAAATCACTCGTATCCCAATAGTTAGGAATGACACAGTCTTGGAAGAGACCATTCTCAACTTTCATCATTCCCCAAATGTGATGCATCCAGGCATAGCTTTCCCACACTTTGTAAGTTCCGGCACAGACACCAGAATAACCAATGCCAGATTCTACAGTGCGTCGGAGGTTTACGCCTTGCTGAACTTTCCAATAGTAATTCCCCATAGGATTCAGCAAGAAGTCTGTATCCTTCTTTCTAGTGTTGATTTCTCGGATAGCATTCTTCATAAAGGTTGTATAGGCCAAGTCAGAGGGATCGTGCTTGAAGAACTTCGTCTTGTCTTCGTTGTGATCTCCGTAGCACATACGCATAGTGTTCTTGGAGAGTACTTGAACGAATTCATCACAAGCTACATCAGAGCCTTCTGTACCGAGGAAGATGACTTCGTGTCCAGAAGTCTTGAGCATGGTACAGAGCTTTACGATCTTCTGAGTATACGCACATGCAGACACGTCTTTGTGAGTAGGAACGTGAGCAAGCCCTAGAACGAAAAACCGATAGTGTTTCATTTCACTTCTCCAGGTTTCCAAAAGTTAGGATTCAACTTGTTCCACTCAACATAAGCTTCAGGACGATATTCAAGGTTAAATCGCTTTACTACAGATTCAGCCATCAAGCCGTCTGCAAAATGATGATCTTCTCTGTAGTAGATAAAAGGTTTTAAGCGTCCTCGAAAGAACAATTGAGGGATGGATATCTTGCCAGTGACACAGTTATAGGGTTTTGCTATCAGAGCAATATGTTTTCCGTGGAAGTAATAGTGAGAAGAGCTCACAACAACATCAATAGCATCTGGCACATGCTCAAGATCCAGCTTGTCGTAGAAGTCGAGAGGAAGAGCATCGTCGTCACACATGAAGGAGAACCAATCGTCGTAAGCAATATCAGCACGTTGCAAGCCTTCGTTCATCTTGTAGTAGCAGACGTCAAAGACATCAGGAGGAACGTCTGTAGGAAGAACATGTATCCAGTTATTTTCTACTTTGAAGGCACAGTCATGTGCAACAAGGTGCCACTGCACATCCAGAGGATCTAACATAGATACGAGTTGAGAAAGCAAGTGAGGTCTGGAGAAGGGTGTGATGATGTGTTTCTTCACTGCTTCATCACCTCCTTCAGGATGCTTACAAGTTCTGCAAGACGTTCTTCAGTGACTGGTTGAGCTTGAACAGTGGGTTCTTCGCGCACAGGTGTGCACTTTTCAAAGGCTTTTTCGAGGTCAACGAGATTTGAATGAGTACCTGTGTAGGGAACCTGTTCGAGGTTTCTGGCAGGACGTACAGGGTCTGTAGACGTCAGCCAGCCGTAGTGAAGGAACACTGGAATGTCTGCTCCGAGTCTACGAATACATGGTCCCCAGCCTGTAAACTTATCAGTTCCCCAATGAGGATTCCAGATGTACTCGAATCCTTGACCTGGGAATCTGTAGAACTTGACGCCTAAGTTCTTGTTCCAGTATCGCGGTTCTTCTCCAGTGAACTCTTTAGTCCTGCTTTTAGGAGACGTAAGTTCCCAGCAGGTCAATCCTAGGAACTCTTGAGTCCTTGAGGTCTCAAATAGCTTGCGTGCTCCTTCAAAGATTAAGACTTGATCTCCATCTACCTTGAGGACTTGGTCGTTCTTGCATTTGCGGTGAGCGAAGTTAGCGTAGTTCCACCAGCCTGTGGGATCGTCCAGAGGAATAGTCTTAGCGGCGTCGAAGGGAGTAAGGTTGTGTGGATAGTGATGAAAGGTAATCTGAGGATAGACCTTCATCATTTCAGGGACGAGGGAGTGTGCAGGACCGTCTGGAGGTTCGTTGGTAGTAACTGCAATGTCTGTAATCTCTTTGTGTTTGGTAAGAGATTCTAGGCAGGCAGCTAGGGTAGGGGCGTTGTAGTACGTACGAACCATTGCAGAGACGTCGGGGACAGTTGGCATGTTTCACCTCAAAGAGTTTCAGTTTAGGGACAGAGCTAATATAGAGCAGTGATTGACTACTTGCAAAAGCTTATCTGAATTTGTCTTGTACTGGTATAGATATCACATCATACGTTCTGCTAAGAATTGACACCGACTTACGTCAATTGTACCTGCTCCCAGTGTTGCACTAACAACCCCCCAGACTTCAAGTACATCGCCCGCCGTTGCTGAATAAAAAATTGGAGAGATTGTAATAATACCATAAGTATTAGTTAAGGTTGTAGCAACAGGTAGATCAATCGTCCATGTTGTATTGCTTAAATCTGCTGCGGTATTGTTTGTTCTTCGAAGTTTAAAAGCCGCTGTTTCTGCCACAACAGTTGCAGCATTGTATTCTACTTGCAGGATACAACTAAGTCTATACGTTCCAGTATTTGTAAGAGTCATAGACGGATCAGTAGTTCCAAAATCAAGAAGTTTTGATGTGTTTGTCAGTACTGCGGCTGTTCCACTAGCAATAACACTTTGGGGACCTGTAGGTCCTGTTACCCACTGAGTGCCTAAATTAGGCCCAAGAGACTGTAAGAAGGCTCCTGTGAAGCCAGAGCCTAAACTGAGAGCAGCTAGTTGCTCTATGGCTGTAGATGCTGCCAGAAGGGCACGGCCTGCGGCGGTCCATGTATGCTCGCCAATGGTTGTGACACCATACGGTGAAGTCGGGACTGTGGTGACTTGAGTAGCTCCGATGCGGACCTTCAACTCATCAATTTGGCCGTTGAAAAAGTAGTTAGGAGAACCACCAGCCCCACCACAGCCTACGCATGTATCACCAGCGGTCGCATAAGCATCTCCCATCGTCGTAACTGCTGCGCCTATTTCCGATCCATTCAGATATGCAGACATGGTATTACCGACGCGCTGCACGAGTAGTGTATACTGCACGCCTGTTGTTATTGTGCCTGCACCTGGTCGTATATATTTATGGGTTGGGAAATATCCCCACACGTTAATATTGCCATCTTCCCACAGGTCAATACCAACCTGTGCCATACCGGCAAAGTCACTGCGGTAATTTAGGATCTGCGGATTACCCGCAAAAGACACCGCCTTAAAACGGATCGACACGGCCCAATCACCATTGCCGAGCGATGGTGGTGTCGTGATACGCACATACTGACTAAGCGCCGTTGGATTCAGCGTCAGTGAATTCCCCCAGCCGGTAACATCGGTGTAGGTCGGAGTGTTGTATGCCGTGCCATCGTAGTTATCGAGCGCGTTGGTCACGTCTCCGTCGAAGTGGTATAGGAGGATATCGTTAGCATCTGTTGGGTAGTCAGATGTGGCACCAACCACTACACTAGAACCAGCGTATGCGTGTGCTGTAGCCGTGTGCAACAAAGCATCGACAGCTTCTTTAGTAAGAGCCGCGCCTGCTCCAGACGCTCCAATAGGTCCCGTAGCGCCAGTTGAACCCGCTGTACCTACTCCAGTAGGACCCGTTGCTCCTGTGAAAGATGCTCCTGTAAATCCTGTAGGCCCTGTTGCACCAGTAATCCCGTCGACACCAATTGTACCATTTGCTCCAGACGCTCCAATAGGCCCTGTTGCTCCAGTAGCACCTCCAGGATCTCCTGCGTCACCCTTTGGACCAGTAGCACCCGTTTCACCATCGATACCTATTGTTCCTGCAGGCCCTGTAGCTCCGGTAACACCCCCAGGATCTCCAGTATCCCCTTTAGGCCCTGTAGCTCCAGTAATGCCTGTAGGTCCTGTAGCGCCTGTAGTACCTGTTAATCCTTCTGGACCTGTAGCCCCTGTTAAACCTGCTCCGGTGTTTCCTTCAGGGCCTGTAGCGCCTTCAACACCTGTAGGACCAGTTGCTCCCGTAGTACCCGCACCTGTCTCACCAATAGGTCCAGTTGCTCCAGTAATGCCTGTAGGCCCTGTAGCGCCTGTGATACCTGCGCCTGTTTCACCAGCAGGTCCGGTTATTCCTTGAGGACCTGTAGCACCTGTTGCCGCAGCTCCTGTAAATCCTGCAGGTCCTGTTGCTCCAGTGATACCAGATGCTCCAGTAGTTCCTTGGGGTCCTGTAGGTCCTTGAGTATTCCAAGCTGTCCAATAGTCTGTCCAGTTGACTCCCGTACCGGGTTCGTCTGTGGCAGCACTCGTATGAACAGCTTTACAGACATATGTATAGTTGTCATTCGTCACTACATACTGAGCTACATAATCTGTAGAGATCAACCATTGACTTGCCCAGTGCATTCGAGCAGTGTGGAAGGCATCTTCTTCAGTCTTGGTGTAGTAGTTGTCTGTAGGAGTTGGTCCAGTTGCCCCACTCGCCCCGCTATAATCCATTACGTTTAAACAGTATACGGGAAACTGAATGATGTCTACAGGGACGATTGTAGGAACAGCGTCGATGACAAGTTCTTTGTATCCCTTGAGTTCAAATGTTGCGCTCAGCGATGCTGACGTACCCAAAGCTGCAATCATTGCCAAAGTGTTTGCGTCAATTCTTATGGATAGGCGTCCTGCAGTCACTGAAGCATTGTTAGGAGGAGTTCCATCCCAATCTCCGCTTTGATTGAAGTCTGTAGCCCAGAAGGATTTGATTAGAGGATCATCTGCATGATCGAAGTCTGTATCCACAGTACAGGTAAAGGTCATGTCGCTGGCCCAACCTGTATACGGGGTAAAGACTGCTCCAGCAGCTCCTGTACCCACATGTAGCGTAATGCATGGATATTCTCCAAGGAATATCTGAGGCCACTGCGTATTAGGAATAGCCACATTGGAAGAGTTGACAAGACTCTGTTGCGTAATGGAAAAATAGACGTCCAGTATTTTTCTTGGTGTCATGTGTAGACCTTAAGGCGTGTACTCTTGCGTGTTCAAACAGAAGACTGGAAACTGGATAACACTTATCGGAACACTTGTAGGATTTCCTCTAATCGTCAGAGTCTTATATCCAATCAGTTCAAAGGTTGCAGCAACAGAAGCATTAAGTCCAAGTTCAGCGTCTAGAGCGGCTGTGTTAGCATTTACTCTAATGGACAATCTTCCAGCTACGACAGAAGCATTGTCTGGAGCAGTTCCGTCCCAATCACCACTTTGATTGAAGTCTGTAGCCCAAGCACAGCGAATGAGAGGAGAATCTGTATGATTGTAATCAGTATCTACAGTAGCTGTAAAGATAGTGTCAGAGGCCCATCCTGTATAAGGAGTGAAGGCAGTTCCTTTAGCTCCTGTTCCAACGCTGAGGAAGACACACGGATATTCTCCCAAGTACATACGAGGATAGAGACTGTTAGGAATAGCTGCGTTAGCAGAATTCACCAACAGACCCTGCGTAACATTCCAATACACATAGAGCTTGCGACGATCTGTCATGAAACTAATTTAACCTTGCTTACTGAAAGGTGAATCCACCAACTACGTTGAACTTAAGTACAGCTACAGGATTGTTGGATACAGATATTCGATATCCTGGATGAAAGTCTGACATCACAACCGTATATGCGTATGTTCCTGTATGATCAATCTTAGACGTTGCCACATATCTACAACCATTGTATGTAGGCTTTGCAGGATATGTGGGTGTTGTTTCAGAGTCTACACCTGAAGTAAGCCCCAAAGGCGTTGCAGGTGTAGTATAAGAGCCTGTAGCTATCTTGTAGAGCGAATTGTAGAAAACAGCGCTGAAGGAGATTCCAAAGTAGTTGAGAGTTGCTGGGGTAACGTCAAGCGCTTGTGACCAACTATCTATTTGTGTTATGCAGTATCCATCCCCTGGCATAGGAACGTTAGTTACTACAAAACCCCCAGAGTCTACTAAGAAAGCGCCTACAGGTGTGCTACCTGTAATGATGTGAGAAGTTGCTGCTCCGAAATAAGCTATCGCAATTCCTTGATAGATTTGTCCTGCAGGCATGTATCGCCACTGCAGATAGTAGTAATTGTTATAGTTAGGAGCTCCAAACATTGAGTCCTTGTAGTAGACCCAAAAGAGTTTGTAGTCTACACTTGTCTGAGTACTTCCCCAAGTAGGATTGTTGAGGAAGCGCTCATATATGTCGTAGGTGCAGTTGAACTTCTTGTTGTAGATCGCATAGGTGTGTTTGGTCTTGTCTGCTGTGACGTTGGTAACCAGCGTTCCCACATTGCCGTAGTCTGCAGGAGTAAGCGCAGAAGTCCCTTCGTACTTCTCAATGAAGGCATCTGCAGGATAAGTAGCTGTAGGGTATCGCTCTTGTGTTCCTGTAGAAAGGTTTTCATAGATAAGTCCCGACGCTTCAACATTTCCAGCCTGTGCAGAGTCTGACCAAGTGTTTATAGGATAACCATTAGACCACTCTGTGTCTAGTTTAGATCGTGCGGACGCCACCTGATCAGCCGGTGCGGCATTTAAGGTGAATGCAGGACCAGTTCCTTCGATCTCTACAGTTTTGGAAGAGTTTCCCCCTCGAGACGTGGTATTCTGCAAAAGTCTTGTTTTGCTATAAGAGAACATAGGAACAGATGGAAAAGACGCTGTTCCATTTATAGCGAGTACATCGTTTAATCTCCTAATAGCTGTAAGGTGATCTAAGGTTTGACGAATCTCCCAAATGGCCTCGGCAAACTCAAAGGATTCGTATGTATACCCTGACAGTGCTGACGCTACGTAAATCACGGAAAAGTTTGACCTGTTGTAAGTCATCGGAATAACAGCGTGGTTCTTCACTAAATGATCAGTCATCAATGCTTGCGTCCACATAGGAATCTTCCCAGCGTCTGACGGACTCCAAGCAGCTGTTCCAAAATTTGAATAGTTGTGATATTCCCCATTAGCAATTGTTGTGTTTACAAAAACCGTAAGCAAACCTGCTAATGAGTAGTAAAGCTGATTAACAACTCCTGATAAAGGATATCTGTTTAAAGGATCAACCACAGCAGTACTGGCATCTAAGAATCTCCCAAAGAAGCTCTCTTTAATAACGGGGGCGTAAAACTGAGGATAGTTGGACTTATCAAAATAGTCAAGATTGTAGCCTTGATAAGGACTAATCCCCTTTAGTATCGTTCCGAGTGAGCCTGTTTGAGACACATCATCTACAACAGACAATTTCTCAAGAACTGCTTGTCGAAGTGCTTCTACGTATAAACACTTTCTAGGAGCACTTCGAATCGTTGCAGAACTTGTCCAATCTAACGTAAACGGAACATCTTTCTCGTCCGTTCCAGCATTCCAATTTGTAAAGATAACTGCTGACATAGTTAGAGAAGTATTGGAGCTTGTGTTACATATGTGGAAGTGGTTCTAGCAGTTGTTTGATTGAGACACGTACAAGTTAGTGTGATAGATGCTGGAGACCCTGCGTCGTAAGGCAACGCATTATTTCTTGTATACACACCACTCAAATCGGCAGGAGGATAGACACTAGTCATCGTTAAAGAACAAACATATGTTCCGTATGCAGCGCCTCCTGTAGTATACGTACCTACCACCGTCCCCGCTGTAGTCATTGTCCAAGTCAAAGCAGGTGTTGTAGATGTTCCTGTGAAAGTGGATAGACCTTTTGCCTTATATACAGTCTCTGTCAGACTTATCGCAAACGGAGAAGCTGTAGAAAGACGTCTAGCTCCTACAAACATTGCAGGGGGAAGCCCTGCAGGAATACTTGTTCCTGTATAAAATCCTGTTAAAGATCCTGACTTCGACCACCCTATGAAGGGGGCTCTACTCATCACTACGTTAAAGTTATACGGGTGTCCCACAGTAGTGTTTACACCCTGAGGCGTAAAAGTCCAGTTTGGAAAAGTTCCTGTAGCACTCCACCAAACATCATCCGCAGTAAGTCCTCCCCCTATCCATCTGGACAACACAACACTTCCAGAAAACCAAATGTATGTAGGAACAAGAGCACCCATTACAAGCGTTTGATAGATTCGGGTATACCCAGGACTATATGCAGCACTATAGAAGCGCTGAATAGGTGTCGCTACAGAATTAGTCACCGCTTGAAAAGCTAATACAACAGGCCTGCAAAACGTGTGTGTTGTGTAATACACATTGATGGTTGTATACGTCATCCACTGAGTAGAATCCTCATACCAGATCTGAGGATGAGCTGCCATATCAGAAATAGCACCGGAAAAAATAGATGGAACAGACTGGTAGGCATTCGTTGCCAAACCCATCATATCATAACCAGCATACTGTGTGTAAGCAACACTCATGGAAAAGGTCCTGCGTACATCCAAGGATTCTGTGGGATTACGGATAAGCGGGTTGTGCTAGATATAGAGTCATTAAGATGAATGTGGACCAGTTCTACAAGCACTGAATCTGCAGCTGACGGTGGGAACTCTGGTGAAACAGTAGCCCTGTAAAAACCTCCCCCATATGCTACCAATCCTGTAACTACTATCGGTCCAGACGCAGACGCTACAGCTCTCAAGTCATTGTTAACACTTACCTTCTGACCATCTAGAGTCTGATCAACCTTTATCCCGTTTCCCTCTAAGACAGTAAGCTTCTGTCTAGTGGCATCTAACTCTTCTCTTCTAACAAGATTACTCATTATGGCCAATTCCCTGTGTAACCTGTATAAGCCTCATACTCACTTATGTACGAAGCCATCGCCACTACCCAAGTACCTGTAGGAACTACTTCACCAATATGTACAGGCATCGCATCTAAGTAAGCACTTCCCGTTCCTGAAGTCCACCTGCCATCTGCAAAGATCTCAATCGCATATCTTGTCCCTGTGTACTGCACAGTATATGAAGTTGCAATTTGCGACTCTGAGGAAGCCTGATCAATTGCTATGTATCCTGTGTAATCTACTCCAGCACTCACAGTACTAGCAGGAACACCGTAGAGATTCACAGTCTGAACTCTAAGATCTTGAGCAATTTCTGCTCTTACTCCTGTAAGCGTATCGATGAAAGTAAGCTCTCTACTTCCAGAGAGAACCTTCATCTCTCTTTCCAAGTCGTCCAAGTCAAAGTTGCGGATGTATCGAGAAGCCACAAGTTAGACCTCTGGAGAAGTTGCTGTAACATTCGTGGCCTTCAACATCTGCGTACGACAAGCATTCGTCCTGTCCCAAATGAAATCTGAGTATGCTTCCATATGTACCTGAACCTCGAATATGCCGTCTGTAAGCATGCGGAAGGTATGTCCAGTAGCCAACCAGTCGTTTATCTTGGTCCCTGAGTAGAAGGCCCCTGTGACAGGCGCTATAGCGTTTGGAAGATTCACCAGAGACAAACCCCTAGCATAGTCAGTCATTGCTGAAACACTCGTAGGAGGTTCTCTCTGAGCGGCTGCATACGACTGACGATCTGTAAACGTAAGCTTAACCGTCTGAGAGAACTGATACTGCAAGCGCGGAACCTGAATGTAGTAGATGTATGTAGCATCTGAGACAATTGACGTCTTTACATCCTTCTTCTCCTGCACAGTGAACTCTACCAAATCCCAGTTCTCCAGGTAGTTGGCATTAGTACTGTAGATCTCACGAGGGTTTTCAAAAGCACTTGGCATCTTATGGATATCCTGTTCCAGCCGCTGGATATATAGGAAGAGCTGACCAACTCGTCAGCGTAAACTTGTTAGCCCAAATCAATTTCTCTTTCTGAACTGTACGAGCTGTCAACTCAGCTCTCAATTCATACAGCTTCCTGTCCTTGTCAAATGTAATCGCCATCTTGTCCAACAACCACGTTCTGCTCTTGTGGACAAAGTCTGTTTCAGGAATGTTTGTCGGAAGAGGAAAGACAGCTAGTTGAGAGATGTCAGGACGAAAGTAGCTTTGAGTAATAGGAAAAGATGAAGGGGGAAGTAAAGGATTAGCAGTCATCTGTCCACTGCTCAACACATCGGAATCACCCATGTTGAAGCGCTTAACTACTCTCTGTGTGAATACGTAGTGAAACCAATAGTGCAGAGGAATAACAATTCCTGTTCCTGCTGGAGTAAGTTCTGCAGGAGTTTCCTCTGTATGAACGATCTTCCAAGAGTACTCTTCTACAATAGGTTCAACATCACTAAGCGACCACACAGGCACTTGAGATGTATCAAGAGCTCTTACACCACGTCCTGTTACTGCAAAGTCTATAGCCATTATCTCACAATCTCTGAGTAGAGCACATCCACCTTCAACTTCATCTCTGTCAACATCTGCTTCATGTCATCTGTAGAACTTCCACCAGATGTCTTAGAAGCTGCTCTGTCTCCTATAGCTTCTCTAGCACCTTTAGTGAGAGACTTCATAGCTTCTTGTTGTTCAGGAGATGCTTCAGGTGTCTTGTCCTTAGGAGAAGCTTTAACCTCTTCCTGCATCTGCATGCCATTACGAACTACAGTACGAGTTTTAGGAGTCTCTTTACTCTTATCGGTTTCAGTGGTTGTTGCAGAGGCCTGAGAGTCACTTCCGCGCACATCTGTGCGTTTTCCAGAACCCTTCTCAGCCTGCTGAACAGGCTCTTGCATCTGCATTCCGTTGCGAACTACTGTACGAGTTTGGGGTTTATCCGCAGTATCTGACGACTTGTCTGAGTAGTACTGCAAGCCATTATTCAGCTTAAGAGTTTTCCCTCTTGTGGGATCTTCTTTGCGAGCATCTGCTTCAGCGGTTGCTGCAGACGCTTGTTTAGTTTTCTCAGCTGAGGCAACCTCTTGCTTCTTTTTAGCTTCTGCTGTAGGTGCACTTTCTACAGCTCGAAGGGCTTCTTGACGCTCTTGAGCAAGACGAGGCATTGTTTGCGCTTGAGCAGCAGATGCTTTCTCTACATTGGCTTTATCTGTTGCCAGTTTTTGAAGTCCTGGATCTTTATCCTTGGGTTTCGCCTGCTTAAAGTCTTCTTCTAGTTTAGTCTTAGCGGCTACAGCGCTCTGCTTCTCTTTATCTGAAGATTTTTCATTTCTAATAGTGTCTTCAGCTTGAACGTACTCTTTGGCCTTAGGAGAAAGCTTGTCCTGTCTTGCAGACTCTCGGGTAGTCTCTAAGGTGTTTGAGGCACGAGCAACATTGTTCTCAAGTTGCTGACCTTGTTTGCCAAGACTCTTAACCTCTGCTACAGCACCTTCCTTAGTACTTATACGTTCTGTACGAGCCTTCTCAGAAGTAGCAAAAGCTTTCTGCTCCTTCGATCGCTGTGCAGATACTACTCTCTCTTCCTGAGAAGCTGCTTTCTCAAAGGTCTGTACGGCATCCTTAGTCGACGGATCTTGCATTGCGGCTTTACGAGATTCAGTAAAGCCTTCATAAGCTGTTTTCAGCTTCTCTTTGTTCTCTTTTGTAGGACTTGCTTTTACTTCTTCTCGTGCAGTAACAGCAGCTTGTCGAGCATCCAAATAAGCCATTCCACGCTCATTAGTGCCACCAGCATCCTTAGTCTCAGTAATCTTCTTTGCAGCTACTCTGCGTTCTTCAGACGCCTTCTCTACAGTCATTGCAGGAGCTTCTTTACGTCTACCAAACGTGTTTGGAGTTCCTGTATCTGGTAACTTAGCAAAACCTGTTGCACGCTCTGCTGGGCTTTTTACTTTAACCTCAAAAGCGTTTGGAGTACCTTTCTCAGGTAACTTAGCAAAGCCCTGAGCGTTCTTGTTATTGTCGTCTATCTCTTTTTGAGAGTTCTTAGGCTCAGGAGCTCTCTCAGGAGCTCTCTCAGGAACGTTCTCAACAGACTTCTCAGGAGCTCTCTCAGCGACTGGAGTATCTGCTATAGACTTCTCCACAACAGGAGGAAAAACCTTCTCAGCTACTGGTTGTTTCTTCTCTTCGTCTGCCATGTCTAACTCTTCTTGAAGAACTGCATTACATCTGCCAAGTCTTCAGGTGACCAAGGTTTCTCAACTTGCCACGGAAACATCAACTTGAACGTCTCGGACGCCTCTGTCTCTATCTTCAGACTGTCACTTACAGCCTGTATATGAATACCATAAAGCGTCTGCATCGTACGAGAAACTAACTGACGCTTCCTAAACAACCACTTGTGTGCTAACTCTTCCTGCAACAAGCTCTCAGGATCGTCTCGAGTTATGTAGGAGAAGTCTAAGGCTTTGTCCAGAAAGGCGTCGAGGGTTAGCCCTGCCCAGCGCCCTTCCAAAAATCCACTTCCAAGACTTTCTCTCTCAAAGTCTCAATGAGCTGTATGAACTCCTGCAAACACCTGATGTGTGCTACATAACTCTCATACACCCAATCATCATATGTCGTATGCAAGGCCTTCAAGATGTCTTCGTCACTAAGCTTCTCCAACTCGCAAGCCCTATCTGTACGAAAAACTAAGTTTGCTCTGTCAGAAGTATCTGCTGCAATGTCCTTCTGAGTCTCACACCAAGCCATGAACTTGTTCAACCGCATCCGACTCTTTGTAGTCATAGTCTGCAAGCTGCAGAGCTCTTTACCACATATCGGATAAGTCTTGATGAACGGACGTCGACCCAAGAGACAACGCATATACTCTTGAACGTCTTCTGCAGATACTTCACTCATTTTCAGATTCCTTCTTGTTTACTAACTGCGTGCATGATACCAAGGACGATTAGGTGCAGTGTTTGCATAACCACCAAGACTTACTCCGTTGTTGTCGTCATCTGCACAAGCAAAAGAATAAGTAACTTGCCCTTCTAATGTAAAGGCTCCATTACCATGATCAACAGTCTGTATAGATATAGCACGCTGCTGACAACCATACAGAGGCATCGAATGATTCTCTAACGTTCCTCCGCTGTAGAATCCTGCAGAGATAGTCATCGTAGCAATGTAAGGCTCTTCAAAGAATGTCCCTGTAGCCGCTGGTGTAGACGTGTAGAGGAAACCTATTTGTACAGTTCCTTTGCGATCCATCGCAACAGCTCCGTACAAACCAGAGTTGAAGTTTTGAGCATTGTCCCAAGAGATGGCAATGCTCTGAATCATCATCGCAGGATCAAGCTCAGGAATCTTGCAGTACGAGGCGTAATCTGCAGTAGCGCTGTTGCTGTGTCGAGGACGAATGAAATTTGCTACTCTCATGGAATTCTCCTCTCAAAAGAGAATGTGTAAGATCCATGAAGTACAGACAAACCTCCAGCAATCGGCTCAGCTGTCAAGGTCTGATTGAGGATTCTACAGGCCTCGAAGCCTCCGAAGTTTCCTATAACTACTCGTTCCCAGAACTTAGCAGTTATCCACTTGAGAGAAGAATCTGTAGGAACCATAATGCCTGAACAGGATATGGTTCCACCTTTAGGAATACGAGTAATCCAATCTTGCGGATTCCCGTACTGATAGATCTCAATGGTGTTGTAGGAAATAGAGACATTCCTGAGATATACAGGAACTCTCTGAAGGTAAGTATCTACAGACGGATCAACTGGTGTAGCGAAGCTGATGTTGCCTCGATACAGTGTCGCAGGAACATTGTGCCAGTTTGTCTGAAGATGCATTAGGTAGCGCCATCGTCGTCCACCAAGAGTGTATACGTCAGACGTTCCGTCAACACTGGCATAGCCAACCCTTGGATACGCGTTGTAGTAATGTTGATCGCTGTCAAGTACGCACTGGAAGTAGTCAAAGTCATCGTACCAGACGCTCCTGTCTCTTTCTGACGAGCAGTAACCACAATCGTAGTCTTCGTCAGCGTAGCAGGCTGTGAGGTAGGAGCAACCCCAGGAGCAAGCTGATGCTCAAAAGTAAGCTGACCTTCACGCAATGGCCACAAGAAGCTCGATCCCTCTGGCAAGTCCAACTCAACAGGACGTGTAGATGTCTGATAAGAGACATTAGACACCAAGTCCTTACTAACAGAAGCAATCGTAAAAGTAGCGTTGGCGTTCTGAAGATTTAATGCGCGCATCTTATGTGTTCCTTAAGTTATTCGAATATCTCGAAGATCTTGATACCATCCAAAACCCAGATGCGTTCCTCAACCTGTCGGAACGTAAACCCGCCACCAGTGTTGTAACCAGTATACGAAGCCGTCTGTCCAGCATCTGCAAGACTCGACTTAGCTATAATGGCAATCTCTACAGGAGCAGTCCAAGCACTCGGCATCACACCACCAGTGTAGTAAGTGTCTGTAGTAGCGAACACATTCGCAATCTCCGAACTGGTAGCAAAGCCCCTAAGAACCATTCGACCCTCAGCCTTGCCATAGACAAGCTGAACGAAGTTGTCGTCCAAGTTCTTGTACTTACGGATTGGCTTAGTCCAGTCCAGAGTAAGATCTGCAATACCTTCGATGATGTTGTCTCCACCAGTCTCCCCAGGAACACTGATAGACATCGTGAAGAAGTAAGGACTTGCTGCGTAGGTCGAAATAGCCATGTTCTTTTACCTCACCAAGTTTCCATCGTTGGAAGTGAATAATTGAAATCTGCGGCCCAACTCATTACAATACCTGTCACAAAGTTTCCGTTCTCAGCTTTCTGAACCTTTGTCAAATTGCTAAGTGTCAACATTCGAAGTTGTGCGTCATCCTGTATAACACTGTGGAAGATCAACAACTTCAAGAACATCTCCTGACCTATCGCTTCAGCTTCGTAACAGTTACCACTCTCAGCTCGTATTGTATGAGCGCCTACAAAAGTATCGTTGAAGATCATTGGATCTGTTGGCGAATGTCCTACAGATACTTGTACCACATTCGGAGGAATGTTGATGTCCAATGTCTTAACTTCATCTCTACTAATATAGATTCCAGGCTTCTGTCCCGCATTCGCAGTATTTATCGCCGCACCACTTCCAATAAAGATCTTCGACAACTGCGTATCCGAATTCCACAACAGCGTCTGCAAGTCAGGATTCACAATACTCGTAGGAGCCATAAAGCACATCTGCATGTAGCGAATAAGCAAGCCGGAAAGAGCTTGCATGTCCATAGGCTTCTGCGAGAAGATGCTCTGCTGTCTGACAAATTGATCAGACGGAAGTCCCCAAGTTGGTTCAACGTATGTAGTCATTTAGATCTTTACAGCCTGCGCTTCCTGATTAGCCGCGTCCATCTGCGCATTGTTCACAGGATATGTCTTATATCCTCGAACCTTGTTGTCCTGTCCCACATTGAACTTCAAACTGTCCAAGTACGTCTTCATCGAACGAATAGCTTTCTTCTGCACCTGACCTAAGTCAGCAGATTTCCCCTTAGTGCTCTTCAGAGCTTCCAACTGATGAAGCAAAGCCAGCTTATCTCCCTGATTTGTCTTTACCCAACGCTTCTTCAAAGCGTTCAAACCTATCTGAGCTTTCTGCTTAGTCTGCATGTCTTGAGTCTTACTCATAATGTTAAGCAGATTGCCATACTGATTCACTTCAGCATCTGGATGAGCAATGAAACTGGTAATCGTAGACTTCCACTGATCGCCATATCCAGCCTCACCTGCAGAAGAGTTTCGTACATTGTTCTTAGCTTCCTCTTCCATAGCCTTGATGTACGGCTGAAGATCTCTGTTGTACAAGCGAGTAGCTAAGAACTCTGAGACGCCTTTAGCAATAGGATTAGCTGTAGGAGCATCTGGTTTGATTCCAAACATCGTTTCACGGATACGACGAGCTTCATGTTCCTTAGCTTGTCCAGCCATCTGATAGACAGGCTTCATAACGTCAGCCAATCGCCTCTGGAGCATGACTTCGTTGGTAGACGGTACAATGTCCCCATTGGCAGTTGTAGAGCCTGTAGCAGGCGCCCCTGCCTGTCCAGCAGCCAAGTCAGAAGCTCCTGAGACATACTCGTTCAACATTCCACCAAGCAGAGCTGCCAGTTTGTCTTGCATCGTCTGTTCCTGAAAAGTGCACATCTGTGCGTTTAAAAGAGTACTTCTCTAGGTTCTGTAAGCTGTTCTTGTCCACGCGCAGCAATCGTCGCTAGTCCACTCGTCCAGCCATCCGTCCCTGTAGCGGCTCCAGAACCTACTGGAACATTGTACAGATATGACGTAGGAGGAAGCTTAGTCATAGCAATGATACCCATTATAGGATAACTCCTGATGTACACTTCTGGAATGTACTCAGGAGCAACTGTGTATCTGTCGCCTGTCTGCGCATCAACCCACAAATCATCTGGAAACACTGCAGGATAGTTAATACACCGCCACTTAGAGATATGAGTCATCTCTGTTCCAGTAGTTCCATCTGTCTTACGCTCTATTCCAGCTTTCTCAGCAGGCTCAAGCCAATACTCAATCGCTGGAAAGAAACCACCAAGAATCCCTCCACCGTAGCAGAGAGGACACTCACCTGTAAAAGGTGTCTCAGAGTCTGGATCGTTGTTAGGACAGTCTGTTCCCCAATCCCTAGCTCTAAGTAAGTATCCGCGCACACCTGTGCGTTTTACCAGCTGTACATACTTCCTACGACTGATCTCCCTTACCAAGTTTCGCTCTTGACTGGAAAGAGGTCCACCAATCTGTACAGGGATAGAAGCATACGAAGTTCCGTTGTCTTCCATCACTACACGATATACGATGTCGTTCTGAATGTTGTACTGATATCTAATACTGTCGGTGTAGTGGAAATCATTCACAACAGGAGCAGAAGGATTGAGTCGTGTAAAGTCTCCACCAGCTCGAGCTACCTCTACGTAGAAATTCAAAGTAGCTGAGACAGGCTTGTAGCCCTTGACAAGCTTCCACTCAACTGTAGTGGAATAGTCTACAGGACTTACAAGAGCCTTCACATAACTGAAGAGGTAAGTGGACATCTAGTTATTTTTAAACCTACTTAGCCTTACCGATACGTAAAACCACATTGAGTATCTTTTTAAGTTTGCTCACATCTGGCCAACCTGTAAGACCTTTGGGAGGTTCTGCTTTCTTCCAACTTTTACCAAACTCCTCAAGAGCTTTACTTGTGCTCTCTGGTTGTTTTATCTTCTTATCATCTTGATTCCACCACGCCGCCAGTTCTTTCTCTTTTGCTGTAGGATCAGGAAGTTTAGGATACAGATCTGGATACGGCTTATACGGCTTTCCGTCAGAAGTGAAGAAGGCTGCACTCTTTGACATATACCCAGAGAAGAAAGCCTGTAGAGATACTTTAGACATTAGAACCACCCGTTGCGTACAAAGCCACCCCAACCCTGAAGATTCAAACCCTTCATCTGAGCAGTACCCCAACTGTGGTACTCCTTAATCAACTTGTCCGACAACTCCAGATAGAGCTTCCCGCGCTCTTTGTCGTCTGTGTTGATCCCACCAGCATTCAAAGTGATCCGATTCCTGTTCAAGTTGTAACTGCCAATCTTCAACAGTTCCCCTACAGTAGCATCCAACCAATGATACCTGTAAGGAAACGTCGTATACGTATATGTAGCAATCCGAAGCCGTTGAGCAGTCTCATTCCACCAATCTACTGGACGACGTATGCAGAAAGCTATCTCCGAGTCAGAGAATTCCATACTGTCAAGCAAGAAGTTATCTTCCGCACATCTGTCCCGCATAGCCATTCGAATCTCTGCAATAGACAGAGGAGCATTTACCTGAGCCTGTCCAAGCTTAGCCAACGATGGCTGAATCTCGACATAACACCTAAACCTGCGTAAAGCCTTTGCCTGAGTACTGTCTTCGTAGACTGTAAACTCGCCAATCCAGATTCCAGGAGTCTGCTCTTCGTCGTGAGGTACTGGAACATTTATAAGTCCTGTAGAAGGAGTTGTCCACGTACATGTGATTAACATGTCTACAGGATATCCAGCAAGAGTCTCAGAAGTCGTAAGAGTTACAACGTTGCCAGATGCCGCGACATATTCAGTCCCGTCAGCCTCCTTCAAGTACACAGCAACGTTCTGCTCTGTAGCCTGCTGAAGCTGAAGCACTGGATAACCTGCTGGAGACAATCCATCAGTATCCATCAAGGTGAGTGGAAGCGGCATCTAGCTTACCCTCGTTAACAGTTCGACCAGAGAACCTGCCAAGAAACAGAAGGAGTACCCTCACTGGCAATCATGTAGATGTCGCCAGTATAGATGCCAGTCGATCCAGACATCACTACAGGAACACCCCCAGGACAAAGAGGAACACCCTCTCCAACCACTGCAGGCACTCCAAAGCCCAGCCAAACAATCTCGTCAGGATTCGAACTGTTGTTCGACAAGTACAAGAAATTCCTCTTGCCGTCCTCAGCTAAACTCAAAACTGAAGAAGCAGTAACCTCAATCGCACCCTTCAAAGAAGCTGCACTCGAAAGTAGTACGCGCTCACTCATGTTCATCCACCTTTCTTACGACCACGCTGAGACTGCTTAGAAGCCGCTGCAACAATCGTCTGAGCCTCAACAACAGGGTTAGCCTCTGCCAGCTTCGCAGGAGTCTCTGCAGGCTGATTTGCAGGCGCTGACGTCTCGCTGAACATCGGAGTCTTGTCAACCGTAGGCTTGAACTCCATCTCCTTGAACGCAGGAGTCTGCTCAGGCAACTCAGCAACAGCTGTCACATCATCAGGAGTAAACCCCTTACGCTGCGACATGAACTGCTCCATACTTCCTTCGTGAGCCAACTTAGAAGTCAAATCCACTTCCTTGCCGCGAGGAGCATCCACATCAGCTTCCCCAAACTTGAAAGCCTTCGTGTCAGGATTCTTGTTGGCCTCTGCAAACAACTTGCGAGCATCCTCCTGCAACTTGCGAATCGCCTGAGGAATCGGATCACTCTTAACGTCTACCTTCTCTTTCACAGGAGCAGGAGCCTGAATCACTTCCTTAGACTCCTCTGCAACAGCGACAGGAGCAACAGGAGCCACGGGAGCCTCAACAGGCGGATTAGGATTCTTACCACTAGTCTCAAGAAACTCCTGAAGCTTGTCTGGATGAATGGTCGCCATGTCGGTCACATACGTGACAGTAATCGAACCACCTTCCAATTCGTTCAAGAAACCTCTACGTTCCGAGTCATTACACTTGTCAGGCCAACAACCTTCCATCAACTGAAAGCCAAAGGGATCAATCGTCAATCCACCCTTCAACCACATCAATCGACGTTCATAGCCCAGATTGTTCTTAATCGCTGTCTTGAATACCATGTTTAGATTCCTTTGTTTTGCAGTTTAAATGTCACTGCGACACTACCTAATATAGCGGATAAGCATAAGAGCCGCTCCCCATATCCTGAGAAGCGGCTCCTAGAAGAAAACGTGTGTAACTTAAACAGCAAGCTCTGCAGAAGGCATAACTTCTACAGTTGCTTGACTAATGATGTGTGCAGCAGATTTAAGCAGGTGCTGTCTGTAATCATCATAGGTCATAGACTGCTTCGAAAGGTTGCAGGATGAGCATGCGCTGACGCAATTTTCTAAGCTGTAACCTAGCTTCGCGTCCTTTCTGTCCACACCAGTAGCAGGAAAAGCTTTTGAACGATCCTGTACACGATCACAGTAGCTTCCTTGAGTGTTCGGTAAAGCTCCGCAGTAGTGGCATTTTTGGCCAGCGATATGCATGAACTCTGAAAGAGATAGGTCGAAGGGAAGCATACGATTCGCGGCATTCTTCGCATACACCTTATAGAGAGTTGTAGCACTAGAGATGCGATTATCCTCTGCAGTAAGTTCTTTTCGATAGCATCCACAGCTCTTCTGACCATTGTTCAGAGCATTTGCTTTCACAACAAGCTCTTTACCACAGTCACACTTACAATTAAGATGCAACACGCAGTGCTTACGTCCATCAAGAGCCGCAGACAAAGTCTCGTCAACACTCTGTACAGTAAGACGACCAAATCGCTTCCCTACATAGTCTTTCCGCTTGTGGAAACCGCCCACCAGCTGGATCTTGCACTCATTGGAGCAAGCGCGATGAGGACGTCCAGGATACGGAATAGCTGAAAAAGTCTTTCCACAGACTTCGCAGACATAGTCTTCAGGGTGACGTTTAGTACGTGCACAACCACAGCTCTTAACAGCACCTGAACGCAAATCACCACCTGCAACAATAACCCCCGTCTTTCCACAATCACAAGTGCACACCCAGTGAATCTTTTGCTGAGCAATCACAGGGAGATGCTTCTTGTCATCATCCGTAGCCTGACGCGTAGCTGTAAGCAGGTTGACCTTAAGGCCTGTCATATCCTTAAAGCCTGTCTTCCCTTTACGGAAGTTAGCGCCACAGACAGAGCTGCAACACTGCTGCTTGCTGTACGGTTTGATCTGGAAGGTCTTGCCACATGCACAGGTTCTGGTTTCGAGAGGACGCATTTTCTAGTATCCTTTGTTTAGATAGATGAATTTCTACCTAAGAATAATTTATCATAAAGCACCCCATCGTCAAGCGGTTCGTGGAATTTATTTTATAGGTACGCAAACATTTCGAAGAAGCGGTTTTAGTTTCATACGCAAACATTTCGTATAAGTGGTTTGAAAACATGTAAAATGAAAAGCCCCCGGATTTCTCCGAGGGCTCTAAGTACCGTAACTATTTCTAGCTACGTAAGATACAGCTTACACCCAAGCACCGGCAGTACTGCCTCCGAAGTAGGCTTTGGCCAAAGCGCCTACGTTCGCAATGCTGCCGCCGATAGTTTCATACGCGAACATCTCAAAGAAATAATTCTCTGATTTCGTGCTCACAGTCACATCTTCCAACACGCAGAAGTCACCGAGGGCTTCCGGCGTGGTGAACTGGAACGCGACGTTGTTCGGAACGAGATCGGTCTTGATAGTGGAGATCCAGTCCATACCCACGAGACGGTTCTTGGAGAAACCTTCCTGCAGGATATCCTGAGCCATGTCACCACCGATCGCAGCACGGTCAAGCGTGATCACCTGATTGATGGTCACGTTGTTGACGAGTGCCAGGGCCGGATTCAAGTGCCGATTGGTGCTCGGAAGAGCTTCGCGGAACAGCTCGAGGGTCGAACGGCTAATCGGACCACCGAGGTCGATGTAACCCTTCGCAGCCACGGCGGTATAACGCGCAGTAGCAGTCGAGTTTTTCGCACCAACGAGTGCATTGCACTGCACGATGAACTTACGATCTTCCTCAGCAAGGATGTCCTTGAGCAGGAGGTCGTTGAACACCTGACGGATGTCCATCGTATAGCCACGGAGGTTCATCACGTCAGCAGTCATTCGACGGCTCTTGACGCGATCGAAGGTAATCCGATAGCGCGGGGCACCGAAGAAGGTGTCATAGGGCACACCACCAAACGGCAAGCTGTACGCGCCATTGGATTCGGGCTGCATTTCACGGATGATAACCGGCTTAAGGCTATCAACCTGGGGAACCATATCGTCCCACGTGACCGGAGTCGGAGGAAGGACCTTACGGAAGATACCATCTTCACGAGCTTTGACGATCAAGTAGTCGGTGAGTTTCCCAGCGGCTTCCTTCTGAAGATTCCCGTCAGTAGACGTGAGGGAGTCCAGGAGGGTGGCATTCTTAGCTTTGACAGTAGGATCGTACATATGAGTCATCCTCCTTTATTAGGCACCATTGTAAGCGGGGAGATACACCGGCCAGAAGAACAGGACGTTCTTGCTGAACTTTTCGGCCACGACACCACGGCTGACCACGCCGCAGACCATGTGAGCAGAATACGCATTCTGATCAGCCAAGGTCACTTTGCCAACATCCGCAGTAGCAGTCGCGGGAGTGAGCAGGAAGTTGGGAGTATAGGTATTCCCAGTAGCGCTGTCGTACTCAGTGGTAAACAACTCGTAACCACCAGTAGCAACATACGCGTTCACGCTGCCACCACTAATGCCAGCACCACCAGCATAGGCAATGCCTTCAGCCTGAACATCGAGGTCCGCAACGCCGTTGATAGCCCACATCGGCATCGCAGTGTCGCTGCAACCAGCCTGAAGGGTACCATCGGTATGCATCGAAACACAAGCACCAGCGACGAAAGTTTCCGCCGCTTTGTAAGCCGCACCGTACTGAAGGGTGTGCGGCTCGATCGGTCCGCTGGAGATGCGGACGATATGATCGTAGCTCTGAGCAGGAGTAGCCATTTGCTAAACCCTTTCTATCTTAACTGTTAAACGTACTGACGAAGTTCTTTGATGCCTTCGTCCCAAACTCGGTCGCTTTCACACTTGTAATCACCAGCAGCAGGGCGGCTCTTCACCACTCTGCCCAGCGGTACAACTGTGTCCTTACGGTCTTTTTCAATTGCAGCAAGTTTCTCCAAGCAAGTAAAAGCAAAGGTAGGATCAGACGTTAGACGACTAATCACTTCTGCTTTGTCTTTCTTAGTGAACACACCTACATACGTAAGTGCTTCTGCTGTCTTCTCCACAAGCTCTTGAGGGACTGTCACGGCAGCTGTACTAGCAGTCTTAGTCAGCTGTTCTTGAAGTTTACCTTCAAGTTCAGCCACTTTCTGCTCGTAGTCAGCCCTGATCGAGTCATTGAGCTCGAGTAGTTCTACCAACTTAACTTTGAGAGCTTCTGGAATGTTCATAGTGTGTACCTCATTCTTTCAAGGTACTAGCTTACTTGCCACCGTTACGGAGGAACGCTTTGGCAATGTCGATGCCAGCACGAACCTGTTCAGCAGTCTTCTGGATGCTGGCAGTCTTCTCAGGATGCTCAGAGGCTTCCTGAGCAGGAGTCTCAGCGGCTTCAACAGCAGGATCTTCAGCAGCTTCCATCGCAGGAGTCTCAGGAGCGCCTTCGCCAGGAGCACCAGCGCCGCCACCAGCTTCGTCAGCCAACTCAGAGAGCGCCTGCATGATCTGCTCGTCGTCCATACCCTGAGCCTTCAGCGCACTGATCTGCTGAATCATCTGTTCAAGCTCTTCAGCACTCACACCAGACTCGGAGAGAACCTGAGCGATCTGCTCAAGCGCGGCTTCGTCGTCGCCACCACCCTCAGCAGGAGCTTCCATACCAGCTTCCGCAGGCATAGCACCTTCCATAGGCATCGCACCAGCCGCACCAGCGAGCTCCGGGGGAAGCACACTGCCGGGATCAGCTTCAGCAGCTTTGTCCAACAGACCATCAATGCCACCAACTTTGTCCAGCAGGTCAGCGCGAATGTTAGCTTCTTTCAGCTCCATCGCGTGTTCCTGACGAGTCTTGCGACCAAGGTAGTAGAAGTACGCATACTCCGCACCTTTGTCCATCGCTTCCTTCTGCAGAGGATCAACAGCGGCTTCCACAGGAGCTTCAGCACTCTTCAGGATACCAACGATGTTGTCCATGAGACGTTCAGCCTGAGCCTGTTTCTGCGCCATAGCAGTCTTAGTCTCAGAATCTGACATTGCAGCAACCTCCTTCTTCGCAACAGCAGGCTTTTCTGCAGTAGCGATAGGAGTAAGCTCAGTATTCTTCACAGCAGTTGCGCCAGTGTTCTTCGCGCTCTCACCTTTAGCCACAGGCATTTTGCCAGGCTGATCCTTAGCATTTTCCGCAGCACTCGCAGCACCGCTCTGGGACTCTGGAGTAGCTTTCTTCTCTTCGTCGTTTACTTTGTCCGTGCCAGCTGAGATGTCTTTGCCCACTTCTGCAGTTTTCGGAAAGTTCGCAGCTTCGACTTCTTTGTAGATGGAAGTCACGAGATCGAAAGCATCCTGCACGTTCTGAGTAGTTTTCGCCATGATATGAAACCTTTTTTAACCAGCTCTGTTTTGCGCTATTACCATTGACAAGCAATCTGATGGAGTCCTGATGTCTGACAGGAATGCAAGTTGATACTTTGCGTATTCCTTTGCCATCACTCTAGCCATCTGATCCTCGACTTCTGACAAGCTTGACGCCTTTTTATCCATCTTCTCTTTACCTTTGACAGAAGCTTTAATGGCTCTCTGTTTAACAGGTTCAGGGTCAACGGACAAATCCTGTACAAGATCTTTAACCTTGTGAGAAGTCTTAACATCTGGGAAGTGACACGAAGGAGAGTAGTGACCATCGCTGGCTACTTCCTCAGTATCGTTGGGATCTTGAAGGATATCCCCAAAGATGCTCTTGAGCTTCTCAGGAACCCCTTCTAACCAGTTAGGAGTCTGGTCGTCAGCAGGCTTGCCGCTACGAATTACTATAATGCTAAAACTCTTAGGAGGCAACAAAACTTTATGTTGCTTGCTTTGAGAGATAACTTGATCAAGCGGAACACCCTTAAGCTTATCTGCAATATCTGTCTGCTCTTCATCAGAGTGTTCAAAGGCTTCACTAAGATTCTTATCAGACTCTGTAGGAGTTTCTTTCTCCTTAGCTGCAAGCTTCTGCAGAACTTCAATCCTAGAACGTTCGCGCTCAGACGAAAGCTTCTTAACCAGATCAAGAGGAAGCCACAAGCCTTCACGTACGATTTCGTCCTTCTGAGGAATCATTCCAAAGGCTGCAACCTTCTCAAGCGTGTAGGCAACCTTCATAGCAGGATTCATCCCTACTTCAGAGATGTCGTGATAGAAGGTTACATCGTTGATAGCAAAGGTACGAGAACCGTCTTCTGCAATCTTACCCATGTCGTATCTAAGGTGCTCGCAGTAGTCACTACGCTTCTTAGCCCGGTTGCAACACCTTGAGCAGCAGTCAGTTGGAACCGCCGTACCCATGCTCCAGCAGACAGGTTCACTGTTAGCTACTTTCTCAAGAACATCTCCCCACTTATTGACAGGAAGTTTGAGAATGAGTTCGCCACGGTGCATGTCTTCATTGTAAGCTTCTGCGGCAATACTTCCAAGCTTCTCAAAGGGTTTGCCTGTAGAAGGATCAGTCTTCTTAGAGTTCTTGTGATTCCTGTAGGCACCGCCGTACTGCATATAGGTGGAGTGATATTCCTTAAGACCTCCACCAAGCATCGCAGTCTTCTGGTGTCCGCACTTACAGGGAAATTCCCATTCACAAGCCGCTTCGTTGAAGCCATCGTTATTACTGTTTGGACCATAGTGATCCATACTGGCATTGGTAATAACGTGTACGAATGCATAGCCGTCTTCAGGATGAATCTCAGCATTCTTGAAGATGCTGGAAGCAGCGTACTTATCCAATTGAGACTTCTCAAGACCTTTAGAGCTTACATCGATGAGATGTGAAGCTTCTAGATCTCTGTCCCAGAATGCAGCTGTAACAGACTTGTTGATCATGGATTAGTTATACTCTTAGCCGCTTGGAAGGCATCATAGATCTTTTGCTCATCGCCCTCAAAGGCCTCGCCCTTGATTGCTTTTTCAACAAGCTTGTCGATCTGCTGAGGAGTTGTAGTAACACCAGCGTTGTTCTGCATGCCCTGAATGACATTATACATATTCAAGGGCTTACCATTTGTAGCAGTCATCTCAGACTTGATCAGACGCTCAATGCGCTTAGTATCTTCTACAGCAGGCTTAGCCTTCTCTTCCTTCTTCTCACCTTTGCCACCAGCAAGCAACTTAGAGAGAAGTCCTTCAGAGGGAGCCGCCGCAGGCTTCTTCTCTTTCTCCCACCAGTCCTGAGCACCTTCTGTCTTAGCCTTGAGCTTCTCTTTGAGCATATCAAGAGCCGCTTTGGCAGACGTAGCAGACGACTGCAGGTTCTTCCCAAGTGCTTGTTCCTGTCCGATCTGGAAAGTGTCCTGCAGGTTGCCTGTGTTGATTCGCTGAAGCATCAAGGTCTTCAAGGCAGGAGGATTTGTAGCCGCTTCAGGAACACTCTGCACAGCGCTGTTGAATGCTCCAATCAGTGTAGGAATGTCGTGTTGCTTCAAGTCTGGATCATACAACGCCAAGTCTGCAAAGGCTTTCCTAGAATCGACTTCCTTCAGAGCATTGAAGAACTGCGGATCGAGATCCAGTTCAGGCGTCTTAGCTTTAGCAACTTCCTTCTTGTCATCCTTACTGGAGAACAAGCCAGCCGCATCTGAAATAGTTGAACCAAGAGAATCCAGAGCATTGCTCACAAAACCTTCAGCGTACTTGGAAAAGCTGTCACGTTCCCTATGTGCACGAACCAGCGATTCCGCGCACAGATGTGCACTTGCCAAGCTGAAATAGGGTTCTTTAGCAGGGAAAACAGCAGCAGAAGCAGTCTTCTGAAGATCACTTGGAAGAGCTCGTCCACTCTTGATAGAGATGAGTTTGAGCATCTTCTCACCTGTCATCGGAAAGCCATTGACAGTCAATCTCGCAAACTTCTGAAACTCTACAGGAGCGAGAGTGAGAGAGTGTTTAACCAGTTTATCTACAGTCTCTTCAAAGTCTACCATTGCGGCAGCTTCTTTGTTCTTCAAGCTAGTAGAGAGAAGATTGTGTGCTGAGCGACACTTGTCAATACGAGAAATCATATTGGCATAGGACAGACCTTTATATGCGCTGTAGTCTTCCAAGGCCGTCGCAGCTTTTTCCATTGTGGAAGCTTTGATCTCAAAGCTAGGTGTTTCACACTTAACTTCTTCAGCGGTCTTTTCAATCGGTGGAAAGATTCTGCGGCATATGATCTGAGCATCTGCGAGTTCGAAGGTATCTTTACGTTTCTCTGGAGAAGCTTCCTTGGTAAACTTAGCGATGGAAGCAGACTTGTTGAAAGCAGCAACCATCTGTCGAATGAAGTTAGGATTGTACTTCTCTTCTCGAGCAACTTTCTCAATAGCATCGTTGGGTGAACTGCCAGAGTTCACTTGTTCGATGGAGCGAGCGACTGCATCTACCAAGCGCTGTTCTTCTTTAGAGCTGAGGCGACCCATGAGATATTTCCTTAGTTCGAAGACTACGAGCTGTCAGTATCTAATATATAAGTCTATGTCTGCTGAGAAAATAAAGTCAAAAGATGAAAGAGAGGTTCTTGCGTTAAGAACTCAATATCACCGTCTAACATCTTGTTTGTATCTCTGTATAGAAAGAAGTACTCAATCGTACCATCTGGTAGACACTCAAACTCTAAGTGCTTGTTTCCATTATCTAGAGCAAGCATAATAGACTGGTTAGCACCTACAGTAACATCGGGATCTAACCCCTTACGTTCTAGGACAGACGCAATACTTTGCGCCTTCAAAACAGTTACAACATCTACCAACTTCTTCTCATGACAGTCTATTAGATAATCATTTACAGTTTTCATCTGATCCTCAAGCATTGAGAAGTTGTTGTACAGGAACCATCTCTCGATATCTGCCATTGGAATTAGCTTCTGTCAAGAGTTCAGCATTCTGCAGAGTTACCTGAATGTACGGAACTACGCGATTGAAGAACGCATCTGCTGCGTCGTGCTTAGGAATTTCCTGAGTGTCTGCTTGAGAGAGCTTCCAGTAGTTCTGCGCAACTCCGATAAGTCCTTGAGCTTCCTGAGTAAAAGCTAATCTGTTATCCGAAAGCAAGTGTCCAGATGATATAAGAGATTTGACCATCTGCTGATGCTTGAGTAACTTTACTTGATCCTTAGAGATGTTTACGTCTGCTCTACGAATCTTTAAGAACTCTTCTGCACCACACTCAAGAGCAATAGTCTTCCAGGTGAAGTCCCAAATGTTATACGAGTTAGCGTTGCCAAAGCTCTGAGGGATTACACAAGCATAGACCAGATCTTTAGAGCTTAAGAAACCATCGACATCGAAGAAGATCTTCCTGTAGGCCTTTACGATATCTTCAGAGGTTCCTGTAAGTTTAGCAATGTTGTCGTCGTCCATTCCGCCAATCATTAGGGCTTCTGTAGTCCAGCGGATTCCCATTGCTCCAGATTGACCATAAGTCTTGAAGGCCCATTTGATTTCTGGAACAGCTTTGAATCTCCTTGAGGGATCTAGAGAGCAGAGTTTGGTTTCTCTGTAGTATCTAGCAGCTTGCATGAGATACTCGTCGACGGAGAGAGGATGCAGATTCTTAGAGAGATCTGCAAGGAAGTCCATAGCGACAATCAGCCTCCAAGCTGGTGGACGCTGATTGAGAGGAGCTGAGACGAGCTCGTGAAAGTCATCAGAGCTGTTTGAAGGTAAATAGTTACGCATTAGATAATCTCTAATTGGTTTGTCACGGAAGGGGGACTATAAACTCCCCTCATCAGAATGTTTTTGGCCGCATTAAAGTCTGCGTCCATCTTCATTCCACACGCGGTACAACAGAATGACTCTCCCTTACGGGACAGTTTGTCTACCGCTCCGCACAAGCTGCATGTCTGCGAGGTGTAAGCTGGACTCACCTTAAGGAGTTTGACTCCAACTTCCTCGCTGACCATCTGAAGTTTGTCCAAAACTTTTGGATAGCTCCAGCGTTGCAGCTTGTTCATAAACTGTTTACGGATCTTTCCTTTAGAACTCTTCTTAACGTCTTTGAGATCTTCCACTACGAGTTCTTGAATGTTCTTCAAGTCTAGTAGCTTAACAGATTGGTTGATCTTCTGATTACGTTCTATAAGAGCTCTCTTAAAAGCCTTAGACCCTTGCTTCTTTCTGACTATCTTTTTATAAACGACCTCCATACCTACATCGTATGTTTTCTGATCTGAAGACGCTAGGAGTTTCTTATACCCACAATCAAGACCTATGGAAGTCCCTGTAGCGGGTGCAGGTGGGGCTTTCTCAAAGAAGACATCTAGGAACCATTTACCATTTATTTTACGCAGACTGGAACTGTTTAAGAGTTTCCAGCCACTCTGACTATACTTAAGAAACTGCTTATGTTTTCTTGATGGGATATTGAGATTGATTTTATTTCCCAGACAGTAAACTTTTATCCAAAAATCAAACGAGTTTTCTGCTCTGTAAAACGTACAGATGTTTTTAGTCACATCAAACGTTTTATTCTTGATGATTGGTTTTGATACTTTTTTAGCCTTATTTTTTCGTGCTCGCAGTTTTTTAAGAACATTAAAGGCTTGAATAAAAAGACATTGACAAAAACGGTAAGAGAGCCACGTCTGAAATGCGGGGGGTTTATCAAATTTTCTTGTAGACGGATATTGCCATAAGTAATCAATCGAAAGGTTTAAAACACGTAAAGCCTCTACCTCCACAGTATCCAGTTTCTGTAGTTTGCTTCTATTGGACGACTCTAAAGACATTTGCACTCTACGAATCATTAATTACTCCCTTGTATAACAGTATACAAGATCGTTGTTTTTCAGTTTGTCTGACAGTTAGCTCTTGCTGTCAGTCTCTTCAGCACTGCCAATGTCCTCGGACAGATTACCCAAGATGTGTTCCTGAGTTCCAGTCTCAAGGGGCATCTTCTCCTTGAGGTACAGAATGAGATCGCCAGTATTGCGGAACACTTGACGAATCTTATCCTCCAGAGAGGCCAAGTCTTCCTTGCCGAAGCGCTCTGAGAACTGATCATTGTGCCAGTAATAGATAAAAAGAAGACGTCCAGTTTTATCCATGCCCTTCATCATATCTACGATGAAGCTCTTACGGAGCTCGGACACGTCTGCAGACTGCACAAGGTTGTTCAACACTGTGACGTCGAATACCTGTCGGTTCCCATTCTCAGACGCCTTGACGGCCTGCTGTACCGCATCTGCAGGCATTACTGGACGAGCAGCTTGCATAGAGATAGTCTCAACAGGACCAGTCTCTTCATTGCGATTGATGTTCTGCTTGATGTCTTGGTTGTTATTGACATCGTAGTCGAAGGCATACTTGATAAAGTACTTGACGCTTCCATCCGGCTTACCAGCAACGTCATGATGGATAGACATGAAAGCTTGCTGACCTGTAATGCCTTCCTTCTCAACCAAGTGACGAATCGCTGCAGTCTTGTCCATCGTCTGGTTGATCTTCTCGCTGCGAATAGTCACACCAGAAGCACGGACGATCACCTGCAAAGGATGCATCTCAGCTTCTTTGAAGACCATACGATTGATCGTATTCATATCTCCAAAGTTTGGCTTGTCAGAATATTTCATCTGAGTAAAGATCTTGACGTCTTTCGGAATAACCACTACGCCGCCTTGAACATAGAGCTTACCGACTTCACCAGTAAACTGCGGCTCAAGACAACCAGAGTCATCAGAGCGTCCAACACTGTTAGCAGTCTCAGTGTCGTGGAATCGGAGTTCAGTATTTCCGGTGCGACCAAACACATAGACAGACTGAGTAGACGGCTGAACCATCAAGATCTCGCCATAGCTTCCATCTGTGTTGGTGTTCCAAGCGCGCTTAGTAGCAACACGACCAACTCGACCAGTAACCTTCTTGTAGGATTCTTTGTCATTCACAGGACGTACAAAGAGCTTAGACGCATTCTCTGTAGTAAACGTTGTAGTGTCAGACAGAGGGATCAGTGCTACTTCGCGTCCAGAGTTACCATCTGTAGTCTTGCAACACGGGCGATTACCAGCTTGCAGACCATGAACGCCTACAAACACGATATAGGGCTTCATGCTTCCATCAGCCTGAAGGACATCGTAGACACCTGAAGCTGTAGGATTCTCCAGCGCGCTCTGCTTGACTTCAGTCTTGAAGAGCAGAGAATGATTGCTGCGATTGTCTCGTACAAAGACTCCATTCTGAGTAAGCAGTTTCTTCTCAGCAGTAGAAAGCTTCTTGGCATCTGGATGCGACATACTGTCAACGACCAGAAGCTTGTCCTCCGCAGGAGAAGTACTTTCATTCTTGACAACAGTCGCAGCAGTCTTCATCATAGAAGCCATACCGTTGATGCTGTCAGGGCTGTAGAACTTGAGAACAGCATTAGCAAAATCTGCATTAGCTGTAAGAGTGTTGAAGAACATGTCCTGAGCGTACTTAGGCATGGCAGACAACTGAGTATCCAAGCCGAGTTCCCACGTAGTGGAAGCAAGCTTGGTCATCATCTTGAAGTCTTCTTCAGTGACCATATCATTAGCAGCAGAACCCGTCTTGCCCATGCCGTCCTGAGAAGAGCTGGACGAGAAGAGCATTTCATCAAAGGGAATCTGATGAGCAGCGAAGGACTTCTCTTTAGGGTTCTTAGAACCACCACGACCAGTGTTCTTCTTAGCTTTGCCCGGAGTAAGCGAATCAAGTCCCTGATCTTTCAGAGCACTAATCCAGTTATCCATAGCAGGAACAAACATGTTCTTCTGCTTGACAAAGAGCAAGTCCTGAAGACCTTTGATGTCTCCCTTGAGGAAGAAGACAGGATTATAGATCCACAAGCCGTTGACAACAAAGACGTTTATGCCTACGGCACGCGTCTCGTCATCTGCTTTGTCGAGGAGTTGGAAGCCGACGAAGTAGGGAAGCATCGACGGCAGTTTGTCAGACAACTGGTTCCCAGCGAGCTGAGCAAATTTTGCCTCGAAAGTCATGTCAGCCATCGTGAGTTTTCCTTTACTAGATTACAACAGGTGCCACACAACTAATATACTGAGGAAAGTCATTAGAGATAATATACGAACAAAAATACAAAACATTTACCTTATGAATAAAAACGCACAGATGAACAGTTTATTTAAAAGCGGTGCTATATTAGAATTAGAACAGAAAGAACAAGAAACATGGAATTCATATCAATCGTCAAAGCAGCTAAGATGCTAGGAGTTCATCCTGATACAGTTCGTAACTGGTTTGACTCTGGACATCTTAAAGGTTACGTCACCCCGTCAAAACGCCGTAAGGTTTCTTTAAAGGCTGTCGAAGCTCTTATAGGAGAAGTCTCTAAGTGATTCGTCGAGTTCAAATGTCATTGAATTTTGCTAATGCTGGAAAGCTCCAGAAGCTTAATACGTTCAGTGATGAAGCTCTACGTGTTCTCAACGTCTACGTAGATCACTTTTGGCAATATCCGTCAGCAAGAAAATTTGACAAGCTACAACCTGTTCAAACATGGCTCTCTCATAGAATTTGTCACTGTCTCTTTATTCAGGCTTTTGGCGTGCTTAACAGAACAAGGACGCGAAAGAACAAAGGCAAGAAAGCTTCCAAGCCGGTGATCAAACAGAAGACGTTTGATTTAAGTGAAAATATCTGCACCTTTTACGCCGAAACTAACTCCTTCGACTTCTGGATAAAAATATACTGTCTTGGGAACAAGCTCATCCTTAAGATCCCTTCACGTAAACATAAACACTTTCTCAAGTTCAGTCAGAATGGCTGGAAACTACTGAAAGGCTCCTGTTTAAGAAACGTAAACGGAAAGTGGTTCCTCGATGTCTTCTTCGAGAAGACTACTCCTAGCTCTTCTATAGGATCTTCCTTAGGTCTTGATTGCGGGTACAAGAAGCTTCTTGCTTCGTCAGATCAGCAAATCTACGACGTAGGTATGGAAGATGTGTATAAGAAAATTGCTAGGAAGAAGCAAGGATCTAAAGCTTTCAAGCGAGCTCTTACAGAACGTGATCAGAAGATCAATCAGTCTGTTAATCTTCTCGACTTGCAGAACGTTCGAGAGCTTGTAGTAGAAGATTTGAAGGATGTGAAGAAGGGGTCTAAAGGTAAGATTCGCAAACAGTTCATGAACAAGCTGCAACGCTGGAGCTACTCAAAAGTTTTGAGTCGGCTTCAGATGGTCAGCGAAGAATTAGGCATTAAGTATACGAAAGTACCTCCTGCCTATACTTCGCAGACATGCAGCTTGTGCGGAGCGGTAGACAAACTTTCCCGTAAGGGAGAGTCGTTCTGTTGTACCGCGTGTGGAATGACGATGGACGCAGACTTCAATGCGGCCATTAATATTCGACAGAGGGGAGCTTATAGTCCCCCTTCCGTGAAAAGTGGTTAAGCATTTTGCAGAACCGTACTATTGACTAACTTGGGAACATAGGAAGTACCAGCTGTAGTACTTGTGGAGCCGTGTGTAACAGACTTCAGCAAACTCTTCCTTAGATTGAAGCCCGCAAGCTGTGTCTGCCAATCTGGATCAGATGCTTGGATATCCATAATCCTTGAGACTTCAGGTTCGAAGTCTGGAAGGTCTTTATGGACTTCAATTGCAGGAACACCTTCTTCGTTCATCTCTTTGATCACATTGGGAGTAACACGTGTTCCAATGGTGTAGTGCAGAACAGGACGTTCTAAGTATTGATTGACAGCTTGTTTAGGAGCAACAGAGATAGTACCTTTCCGTGGGCTATAATCCTTTTGGATCTCTGTATAGGGAACAACGTCGTCAGGGTTGTATCCCATGAAGCCTTCTGGATTAGTTATACGTACTCTGTCGTAGAAGGCTTTAGCCATAGAATCGACGTGTCTCATGTGCCCAGGAATACCATTCTTCTCTAAGATCTGGCCAAGCTTATCAATGAAATAAGCGCGTCCAGCTCCCAATCCCTTATAGTGAGCTACAAGGCCTGGATGAGGAGTTCCATCGGAAAGAACATCTCCAGCTTCTACAGAATCACCTTTCTTAACTGTCAATGTCATGTCAGGATCAGCGTAGTGCTTCTGACCGTCAATGAATACGTACGAGCCCCCTTGAGGAGCTTTGATGATGTTCTGAACAATCCCATCCTTGGTAGACTGCAGAGCAACACCTTTGAAGTTCTCAGGAGCATTGAAGAACTGCTCAACCTCTGCAAAGCCTTGAAGACCACGATCAATTTTACCCTTTGCAACTCCTCCAGTATGCTTGTAACTAAGTGCCGATTGCGTAAAGGGTTCTGACAAACTTCTGGCAGACGTGATTCCAACGTAAGACCCTGTGTCGGGGAACTTTCCCTGTTCTCTCTTGCCTGCGCACATCTTACAAACTCCGTTAGGCATCTGACAAGTACTGAGAGAACGGATACGAACTTTAGTACCTTCAAGGTCTGGAAGATTGTTCTTGGTAATAACTGTTCCTGCGGGGATACCTTTTGTAGTCTTGGCTAGAACACTTCCTATGATCTCAGGATTATCTCCATTGACTGTTATGCCTACATTCTTAGCTCCGCAGTCGTCTCCGGTAATTACTTGACGTTGGGCTGCGTAGGATATTTCTTTACCTAAGAATCCAGACTTAGCAGTAGCAATCTGTACTGAGACCTGTCCTTTACGAGCACCATACGAGCCTGCGAAGTACTCAGCAGGGGTTACACCTTCGCCATAACCATGCAGACCTGCAACAGGGATTGGCCGATCTTTATGGTCGGCTACGAGAAGATCTCCATAAATCATCTGCGTAGTCTGCAACGGATTTCCTCTGAAGCCTTTGGAAGCTGAAAGACCGAAGTGTGAGCCATTTTTCATGGACTCTTCTGTAGTCATCTTGCGAATGTTGTCTGCTTCTGAGAGCATCAACTTGACTACAGCGTCATTCTTCTGTTTACCTGTAAGCGTAGGACTCTGCTGAATAGCTTTGACTTTCAGACGGAGAGCATCACGATGAATCTTAACAGGTTCTGGAATGTCTAAGTCTGAGAGACCAATAGAAGCAACGCCACCATAACGTGCTACAGCGTCTCCAGCAGCTTGGTTGTAGTCATCCAGAATATCTACGTACTTGTCTGGATACTTTTCAGCCAACTGGGAGAAGACTTTAGCAATACCCTTTTTGTCCAGCGGAGAGCCGTCGTAGACGTCTGCTGGAAGGATATTCTGAATTAGGTACTGACCTACTGTTTGAGCAGGCATGCTTATTTAGCCTTAATGATACCAGAACCTATGACCGCACGCAAGACCTTCTTAACGCCTTCAGGAATTGCAGAAGCTTTAACAACTCTGTGAGCTTTCTGAGCAATAGGGTTTATCCCACTAGCCTGAATAGGGTTCCAAATGTGTTCATTGCCTGTAACGAAGCCTTTAATCCCACCTAAAACACCTGTGGGTTTCTTTGCTTTACCTGTTTCATCTACTACTTTGTCAAAAACACCCTTACGTCTGAGAAGTTCTTTAAGCCGATAGAGACCATATCCAGGAATAGCAGACAGACCTGTAAGTTGAGCTCCTGTAAGAGCCGCAGAAGGTAGAGCAGATGCCGCTGTTCCAACAGTCGTCATTATTGGAGACTCTGCAAAGTCCTCGACAGCATTAGAAGTACTCTCAGGCTTCAAGTCTTTAGCAAGTACTCCAGGAGTCTGATGTTTCAAGACGTCTGTTAGAGCATAAGCCAGTCCTGCACCACCAGCGGCACTTCCAGCAGTCATCAAAGGATTACCTGTAGCCTTGTTAGCTAAGTAACCCCCGGCAAGAGCTCCAGCAGGCGCTGTAACGTATTCTGGATGTTCTTTGAGAGTGTTTCCAGCTTGAGTAGCCAGACTCTTCAAAGAGTTTTTCATGCGCTCAACACGACTCTGATGATCTTGATCAGGCATCTACAATCTCCAGAAAACGCACAGATGTGCACTTTTTAGCGAACCACGCCACCGAGTTTACGAAGCTTGCCTGCCAGAGTTGCGTTCTTGACAGCGTTCTTGTTCTTCAACTCAGCAAGAGCGGCAGTCTTCTGCGTAGCGTCAGGAGGAGGCATCGGAGGAGCCATAGGAGCCGCGCCCTGCTCAGGAGGCATCATACCCGAAGCCTGCAGGAGCTGACTCAGCATACCTTCAAGATTCTCCATGCGCTTGCTCAGATCGGCAACAGATTCTTTCTTGCCGTCATCCGCAGGACCCTCAGGAGCTTTACCAGCAGTCATCATGTCCTGCATCATCGCCATGAACTGATCCACAGGAATCTCTGCAAGAGTAGGAACTGGCGGCTGAGCATTGGGATCAGCAGGCATAGCGTTAGGGTCCATCGGCATACCTGTAGCAGGATCAACAGGTGCACCACCCATAGCTGCAGGATCACCCGGAGGAGGCATTGCGGCAGGATCTGCTGGCATCTGCTGAGCCATTGCAGGGTCCATTGGCATACCTGTCGCGGGATCAACAGGTGCACCAGCGGCAGCAGGATCACCTTGGGGAGGCATTCCAGCATTCGGATCAGCAGGAGGAGCGCCAGGAGGCATACCCTGCGGGGGAGGAGTCGGAGGAACGAAGCCTTCTTTTTGCAGAAGCTGGATAAGACGTTGCGTGTGAACTGACATGTGCGTTTCCTTTGTTCTACTTATTAACTTAACTTGTCATTATGCTTACTCTGAATGGCTAAAGCAGTAAGTACTGCAGGAAGAATCATCAAACTGTACTTACCGCCTTTAACCAGCTTAGGATTTACACCTTCTGCAGTAAGCATAACGTCTCTACCATTTCTCCAAGTACTCTTAGCCGCATTGTTCCACTGTTTTATATACGTTGCACGTGTCTTGTCAGAAACTTCAACATCTTTCTGGGCTTTGATCAACTTAGCAATTACATGTGCCCACTTGTTAGGATTCATCAAACCCTGAGCAACAGGTTGCTTCTTGGCCAAGTGCTTCATTGTAGCATATTCAGACCCTGCATAGATAGGAGCGGCTAGACTTCCAGCCGCGCCTGTTAGAGCTACATCGCCTGCAGTCCACTCATCGTTTTTCTCTGCGAGCTTCTGAAGCAACAGACTGCAAGCGTCTGAACCTGTCTTGTCCAGCTTCGATACATCGTCGGTAATCTTCAAATCGTCCACCTTGAGAGGTGTAATCTTTTGAGTCTTACGAGGAAGAAGAGATACAGCTTTGTTAACACCTCTACTGAGAGGAGCCGTATACTGCTTAGCGGCATCTGACAGTAGTCCAGAAACCTGCTCAAGCCTGTTTGGCAGATTAGAGATAGGCAAGGACATACCTGGAACTTTACCTACAGTCGCTTGAAGGACTTTCTGCGTTACAGGATGCTCTAGAACTTTTCGCTCTGACCAACCAGGAAAGAAGAAGTCAGGAGCTTTGTTAAACAGATTAGGCAAGCGATATTTGTGAGGAAGAAAAGTTGTAGGCGTATGCTTGCGCATGATCTGCAAGAGTTTTGCGATAGCATCTCTAGAAGCATTCTGCCCTTCTGAACCTTCGTGCAGAAGTTTTCCCCAAGAGATTGCCGCAAGTTTTTGAAGGTCTGCTTCGGTCATAGTTAATTCTTTATCGCAAACACTCGTATGTGATCGTATTCGTACCGAAACCACTCTAAGTGACTGAACTCTGTATCCCTGCCATTGCTTGAATCAACAACATAGACTAATTTAGCGTCCTATTACCATATTGGAGGGCTATGAAGAAGCTATGTTGCACGACGGAAGAAGGATAAGGTGGGTGTGTCTGCTTAGAGCACTTACAGCAAGTGGTTTGAAGCATACAGGAATTGTTCTTAGGAGTAGTCTAGACATTCAGAGGGCTTGGGAGAGAGTTACCGTAATAGTTAACTTGCGCTAACAATTCCAGCTTTTGGCACTAGGGGACTCTAGCTCCCTAGGATCTGCATAGTACGAGCGAGAACATTGCTTGCTCCGACGTAGTCGGCATCCGCAGCGTGGCCGCAACGAATACAAACAAAGTTCTCTCCTGTGCGATTCAGCTTCGACACCATTCCACAACGTGGACATTCCCGTGAACTATTGGCCGCAGGTACACGCAGAGGACGAACACGGTTCTCCTCTGCTTTAACCTCTATGCGGTTGAGCAGTCGACGGTACAGCCATGGTGCCAGTGCTTTACGAAATGCTTTTCCTCGATTCTTACTTTTACCTGTCTTCATACCTTTGAGGTCTTCAATTCCGATTGCTCGAAGTTCTGACCAAGGAAGAAGATTGACAGTACGATTAATAAACTGATCACGTTCTCTGTATGCTCGTTGTCTTCCAGCACTTCCAACTTTGCAGCGTCTGATCTTCAGAGACAGAGCTTTCCAAGTTGTTCCTAAGAAGACATTGTCCGAAGTAGTCAGCAGTTTGTTTATTCCGACGTCTACACCTAGGACACGTCCTGTTGTGCGAGGAGCTTCGTCTGGAAACTCTACATAGAGTTTCATCCTGTCTTCAGAGATCTGACAAGCTTGTTTCAGGACCGCTCCTGGCTTCGATAGCCAATACTGAAGTCTCTTGTGAGAGTTGAAAGGAATTGTGATCCGGTTTCCAGAAGACAGCGAGGAGAGTTTGAGTACGTAGTCGAAGCTTTGCTTACCTTTTTCAACTGTAACGAACTTCTGATCCAGAGAAACCATACCTGTAAGAACTGGAATTGATCCGTACTTCTTAGTTACCTTCAGAGCTCTGCGGGTTGTAATAACAATTGCGAGAGCTGTCTTGAGAGCAGTGCAACGATATCGGGCAGTCAGACGAGAGTTTACAAGACGTTTCTCTGTAACTGCATCTAGTTTCCCTGGAGTGTTCCATAGGCTTTTGCAGTAGAAGTTTACAGCACTTCTATATGCAGTAAGTAACGCAGCAATGCTAGACCGCTTATGTTGCGTCAGATGATTTAGGTCTATATTTACGGTTCTGATCATAATCTTAATATAGACCACCAAGTCAAAGTTGTCAATGCTTCTTACAGCTTATTAACTATTTCGACAACTAATGAACAGGACGCTTGAAGTACCACAACAGACTTCTTACAGCATGAGCTCCACAGGAATACGTATCATGCTGAACAGATCTAGGAATATCAAATGAAGTCATCGACAACCTCATAAGAGATTATCAACGTCCTACAATTACAGGAGTATCTACCTTAATCTGCCCAGTCTTGTAAGCCTTCACAGCATCCTGCCAAGTGTTGAAACGTACAGGCTTGTCCCTGTTAGGCTCCTTGGACATCGTCCAGCCACCCATAGCAAACTCCTGACTCGGAACATACATCGGCTTGTCATTTGAAACAGACAGCAGATTCTTCTCAGGAAGCATACGCGCAATTGCTTCCTTGACAGCGTTATTACTCACTGGAACAGAATAACTTGCAACGTCGCCGTCCAGGTCCATTGTGTAGGGACCCATAAGGGTAGGATTAACCTGTACAGAATGTCCCTTAGTCATTCTAGGCCACACAGCCATAATGCTGTACTTGTGGTTGGTAGGCGCACGATTCATCAGTACAGGTCGCTCTTTCATAATACCCTGTAGAGCTTTACCTGCTTGTTCTGTCTTACTCTTGATTGCTTCAGCTGCCTGCATAGCTGGCATACCCTGCTGAACAAGCTTACGAACAATGAAAGGACTGTACAAGTCCCAGACAGTCGCTTCTGGTAAACCTATTTCGTTCAATTTGAGAGAGGAGTTCAAGGTAACAACCCCTAAACCACCCATGTCAATGTTAGAACCAATTACACGCCTTTGAAAGAATCCCAGTTTTGGCGAGGATTTGCCAAGCAGACTGTCCAGCAAACCGCCAACGTTCTTCTGTACCAGCTTCTCCTGTGTAGGATCAGTAGTGCCTACGAGACTTCTGTAGCTGTTGTACATGTTCTGTCGAGCTGTCTGTCGAAGATCCTCAGGAAGACTCATGGAATCCTTGTAGTCCTGAATACTGTCGAACAATGCTCGATACGTATAGTTCTGATCAGCAACCATCGTACGAGCTCCACTAGCAGTAATAGGACGCCAAGCAGGAGGCAGGACAGGTACACGAGTCATCATGAACTCTTCAGGGCGTACACCCTGCTTCTTCATGGCACTGGCGTAGCCATAAACCTTAACAGCGGCATCTCGCTTAGACTTACTGCCACTGCGAATGGTCTCTGAAGCTGTGTTCATCACATCATCCAGATTGACACGCTTCAGGTATTCTGTAATAGCCTGTCCACCATACTTACCGTTGAGAGGAAGTTCTCCAGAGATCACTTTGTCGAAGTCTTTCTTAGTAACTCCAAGCAAAGCTCGAATAGGCTCTTCCATTACAGGATTGGGCAAAGGTTCTGGAAGACTGTAGTAGCTCCAGCCTCTACCATCCCCCAACGAACCTGTCTTATCAGAATCGAAGAGACCTCCAGGAATTGGCTTGAAGGTATTCGCGTTGAAGGTAGAAGCAGAGTCAAGTTCTCGATTACCTGTCAACTTCTCCGCTTGTGCGTTAGTCATACCAAAGATAGACGTGGTGTCCTTACCTTCCGACAGATTTACACCAGCAGCTTTGAGCAAGTCTTTGAACTTGGAATAGACTACAGGAGTTCCGGGAACACTAGGAGTCTGTCCAAGCTTAACCTGACGCCAGTAGTCATCATTGCGACGACCTTTAACTTGCTTCATATCATAGATATTCGCAATTGCATTGTGAGAAAGTAAACCAAACCACTCCATGTCGCCCACATGCTTACTTCCGCTAGAACCACCCTTAAGGGGCACATCCTCAGCACTATACGTACCTACAGAACGTGCATGTCCTTTATTCTCAGCAGTTTGCTGCATCTTGTAGGCGTAAACGTTTCCAACATAGATGCCTGGAATTGTTACTTTGCGCACAGGATCGTACACGTCTTCTTTATCGGTCATGTTATGTTTAGCAAGCTCTTCGTCTGCAAATTTCTTAACCTCGCCGGGATTGAAGCCTCTAAGGTTGTAAGGAATACCTGTCTTGGCAGCAATCTTACCTAAAGCTCCTGCAGGAATAAGTGCTGGATTCGTTCTGCTTTGAACGCCAAAAGGACTCATGATCCACTCTACAGGACGTCCTTGATTGTCCCTAGGCATCTGATCGTCGGGATAGATTCTAGCAACTACTGACTTGCTTCCATATGGAGTAGCAATCTTTCCACCCTCTTGAAAAGGTTCCTGAGTCTTTACAAAGGCAGTAAAGCCTCCCTTAGTCTTAGCTGCGTACGCAACAGTTCCGGGAGTGTCGTATTCCCAGTTCTTGACAACCTGTCGAACAGAGCCACGTCCCATATTACCAGGACCCGGAGGAGTTTCCTTAATTCCTAAGAACATAGGATCGCCACTATTGAGGACTACTCCCGGCAATACCATGCCTTTGGCATCCAGCTTAGCCAGTTGTTCCTTAGAGTACTTTCCAGGGAACATCTGCATGAAGGTCTTCTTATCCAAGCGAGTAGCGTCATCTGTGTCAATATCTTCGTTGTACATATGTAACGAAGTCATGCGCTTAGCCAAAGACTCTGATATGATTGAGGAATCCTCAAAGGTCAAACCATCGTGCGGCATGTAAGCCATACGTACGTTTGCACCTAAGGCCGCATTACCCTTAGAGTCTGTAAAGTTGCTGGAAGCTAGAATGTCTCCAGCTTTAACCATCTGCCCGACTTCTACTTCAGGAGTGTTGTGCAGATAGGATTTACGCATGTACGGATGATCATTGTACAGATCTTTCTTTTCAATCTTACCCTTAGCATCTTTGATCCAGATCTCTGTAGGAGTAACCTTAGTAACAGTACCCTCAATAGACGAATAGGAAGGCCCCAAGTGTTTTCCTATACGATCGGACGTAGGAGTTCCATCAGAAGACATTGTCTGTACTAGTGGAGCTTCACGTCCTGTAATAGACAGTGCTGCCGCAGGATATTTGCCTGCAAGCAACAAGCGCATACCTTTTACACCAGACACACTAGGAGTAAGATTACCGCCCTCTGAGAACATGTCATCTCCAGAAGGAAGCGTGTAATTTACAGTTTTCCTATCCACATACTCCAAAGTACGTCCTCTAACAATAGCAGGCACGAACTTATCGTTTTTATCTCCAGAGTCTGGAAACATAACGATCGACCGAGGTAAATCTCTAGAAGATACCCAAACCTCTTTCCCATCTTTATCCAGCATCTTGGTATAGACGAGGTTGTTAGGACCCTTCTTCACATTACGCGCAAATTTGAGGTCAACACCTACCTTCAAACTTTCGGGGGTGCGGACGCAATCTATTAAACCTAAGTAACTTGGAGAGACTGCACGTGCTTCCAAAGGAATGGCATCAATGCTAGGAAGAGCGCCTTCACCCATTCGATGAACTCGAGTGTTCTGATCATACATCTCGAAATTTGACGTTTCTTCAATGCCTTGGCTTAAACCACTGACGTTGAACAGGTTGTCATTGTGTTTGTCCAAGAGTCCTGCAGGAACCTTAGAGAAGTCTCCGTTCTTGTTTGTAAGCTTCCACAGAGCTTTCCGCAATATTCCACCTTGGTCCATACGTACTTTGTCTGGAAGGAAGTCGGAAGCATCGTGGACAGTTTGAAACTCCAGAGAGTCTCTGTCGTCTGGATCTACTTCTCGGCGGGAGAGCTTGAGGACTTTGGAGGTGGCGTCGAGGATCGCATCGGCTGTCGCATGAGTATGCGGACGACCGAGTGTTGACTGGACAGATTCAGGATCGAGCTCCATTTTCTCGAAGTAGGACTTGATGTAGTTAGGAGTTGGTTCAACGATGGGTGTTTTGAGATCATCGGGCATAAGGGTGTCCTATAAGGTCTCTAGTGTTACACAAAAAGACGTCTAACCGTCTCGTTCTGAAAAGGAGATTTAGGATAATGCTTTGCAAACTCTGGATTCTTGAAGGAAGATATATAATCTCTCCCTTCGTCTGCACTTGCTTTCAGTCTGGAGAACAGACTGCTACTCTTCTGGGATTTATACCCTCCATACAGACGAGCTAGTAACTCATATTTACCTATCTGCGGATTGTTGGCGTGAAATGCCTCGTGTGCTATAACAGATCGTCGTTGCATTGGCGTGAAAGCTTTTGCATCTGCCAACGCAACAACTTTTCCGCCTGTCGCCGCGACTCCTGCAAGACCTGTTCCGGGTTGTATATCCTCAAGCATAGATGCATCACGTATTTTTGCTAAAGCTTTTTCTCCACCCGCCATTTTAAGAGCCTTTAGAAACATCCTATTAACAGGATTCCAGCTTTTGGATCTTTCTATGAACTCAAACTGACTAGGTTTAAGTGTAGATGTACCTAATCCTGCACGACTAAAGAAACGAATACCGTTCTGTACAATGCTCCCAGACTTCTCCAGATAACCATGCATGAAAGCTGTCTGCTGAGCTCTAGTCATTTCTTAGTAACCTCATCGAACTCTTTGATGGCTTCTGTTGGACGTGCTTTCTGCTTGAGCTTGTCCATGAATCGTTCCAGCATGCTCAAGCCCTTGTAGTATCCTAGAGGACTTTCCTTGGATTCAACGAGATGATCCTTCGCTATGCGAGTAGCAATCTCAGGATTACTCGTATGTTCCTTCTCTACCTTACGTCCAGCAGCAAGCTCTGCTTTTTCGTTATCTACATCAGTGTCTTTTGACTTGTTGTACTTGCCGTCGTTGTCGACGAAGTCTCTATACTTGCGTGCATCTGTAGAGTCATTGGCGAGCTTAGTACACTCAAAGGCCTTAGCGGTATCTCCATTGAGCCGCTGTCCTTGTTCTCTGCGACTGGCAATGATAGCTTCTATTCGAGGAGCGTGTCCAGTATTGTCTGCAATGCCTAAGCGCTTGTACAGATCCCAAGGTTGAATCTTGGAGAACTCTCCAATAGGCATATCTACACTGTTGGCAGTCTTCTGCATAGTGTCTGTATCAGACTTCTGCAAGTAGCCAGTGAAGAAAGCGTTCAGTTGATTATTTGTCATTTGTCTTATTCCCCGCAGAACTCTTACAAACTGTATACGCCCCGATTGAACCACCTAAGCAATAAGCAAACGCTAGACCAAAGTCATTACTTCTTACAAAGTTCGAGAGTACCCAAAGCGAAAGCGCGTTTTCGATAAAGACAATAACAACCGCTGTCCGCACATGATTCAAGGCTATTGCCCTTGTACGAACGACACAGAGCGACCACTCGCTCGCACCAACAAGTAAATACAGTCCATAGAGAACTAGAGTTGAGAGGGGGCTCGGAATCATCCGACACCTCCGTCTGATCTGCTTTGTGACTTGTATCTTCTTTTGACATAAGAGTTAAGTGGAGAGCACTACATCAGATTCGAACTGATTCCATAACCTTGGAAGGGTCATGTGCTACCATTGAACACCAGTAGTGCATTAAGGTTACAGGGACGACATCAAGTCTTTCTGAGTGTTCTTAACTGGAGCAATCTGCTGATTAAGACTAGGAGTAGTCTGTTTGCCTAGGGTTATATCTTTGATTTTCTGTCCAACAACACTCGGCAACTGGCCCCACATACCTGCTTTAGGTTTCGTCTGTTCCTCTTGCAGCTTGGTTGCCAGCACTTGCTGATTAGCAGGATCAGCCGCCTTCTTGTCCATATAGCCACAGTAGAAAGCCTGCAATTGAAGTTGACTCATCTGTATATCCTTTCAAAGGAGAAAACGCACATCTGTGCACTTCTACTAATTTACCGCATCTACTACAAGGACAAGACTCGAATCAAACACCCAATACTATTCTCCGCAGTTTCACTCTCTCGATACTGCAAATATGTAGATGTCCTGCAATGTATCCCTATCAAAGCGTCAGCCCCAAAGTCTACCAAGGACAATCTTTTATCCCTAACCGTTAGATTCTCTAACTTGAAGTCGTTTATCAGAACCCCACAATTCCACAAACTACTGTACAAATCTGTAAGTTGTACTTTCCAGTCAGCAGGCAGATTCGCTTTAGTTAACCTGCAACCACAATGACTCGTATACAACCGCTTTGTGTAAGAGTCATAGGCAAGATACTCAGGAACACCTGCAACACCTTTCAAATGTCTAAGTACATCCAGACGTACTGCAGTAGATTCCTCCACAGGTCCACCATCGGGCCAAGTCAGCACATCTCTAAACGTCTTACAGATAACCGGCTTACCATTGAACGAGGCTTCTAGTATATCTGTAGCAACTGTACTGACACTTGTCTTTGTCCAAGGCAGTCTTCTCAACTCGTTTAAAGGCTCTTTCTTGTCCTGCTCTGTGAGTATATACTTCAAGCCTTCTGGAGAACGTCCGCAGACAACTGCTTGTGTGTTTTCTAGTACAAAGATTGGACGACTGCAGGCCGCAGCCAGACGTACTTGAATCAACTTGAAGTTTAGCTTTGTATCTCTGTTTACCTTCTTGAGAAGTTCCGCAGGTGTCTCTACGCCTTCATACCAGTTGTCGATTACAGCTCGATTGTACTGATCCACATTCTTACAGGGCAACTCCAAGATTACAACCCTAGATGTAAGGACGAGATTCTCAATCAGGTTTCTGAAGTCGGTGTAGTTCTTCACATCCAACCAGTGAATGAAGCTCATCATCAAATGAACACTTACATGACAGTTGGATCTGCGCATACGCTCGAAGAAGTCACAAGTAAGGTGAGTCTGGCCGATCTCTAAGTTGGTTAAACCTCTTTCAGCCTTTTTCTGCGTTTGATAGCTTACTCCCTTAGAGGTTATAAACCTCGGATCAGGATTATACTGCATCTCCCCACTCTCAATAGAGAAGACTGTAGCGTTAGGAAACATCTGAGCGAGTGTAAGAGAGAAAGCCCCAAAGTTACTTCCGTAGTCTACAATGACAGGATGCATTTCCTGTAGACGCTGAATAGGATCTACACAAGGATACAGTCTATCCATATTTCTTGCAACTTGATATCCTGCATTTACATCCTGCAAGAGATTCGTACAAATGCTCATTAGTTCTTACACTGCCCCTGCAACAAGGTGACAAGACTCTCTTGATATCTCTTCAACAAAACTTCCCAACTGAACGTCTCTAAACCGTACTGTCGATTAATCACTATAATTCTTGCGATCTCTGCGTCACCATGAGCATGTGCTTCGTATACTTGAGCTTTCTGCCAGAGCTGTGACACGCATCCTCCAGAAAACGCACAGATGTGCACTTTTACATGTTCGTTATTTCTGAATGTCGAATGATTTGATTGACTGCGTGCCAGTAAGGAACTGTAGAAGTGTGCTTATATCCATCTGGTCCACCCTGATGTAGTCTAGCGAGTACGTCGATCGTTAAGTCTTGCTTCTCCTTGTCCATATAGCGTTGACCATAATGGACAAGATACAGCTTAACTATTTGCTCGGAGAGACTCTTGCTCCAGCAGTCATCCCAAGTGAAGTTGCTTTCATATATTCGATTGACGTCGTCAACAAAGATCTGATGTATCTGAAGGATTCCTCGAGCCTTGCCGTTGTCTCCAACAGCTTTAGGGTTGTTCGAGGATTCCTTGATCTCCAGAAACGGTAGAAGGTAATCGATCAGCTTCTCCAACTGTAAGATCTGTGAGTTCATCGTCAGGTGTCTCCTGATAATTGGAAGTAGGCAGTTCTTCGTCGCCAGGATTCACATCCTGTTCTTCCACTTCAGGAACATCTACAACCTTCGGAGCAAGCTTAGTATTCATTTCGTTCAGCCAGCGAGCAGCATGAGAACTCGTACGCATCTCCTGATTGGCCTTGAAGATCTCATCTCCCCAAGTAGCCTGCAAAGATCTGTCATCGACTCCTAGGGCTTGCATCAGGGGATAAAGGGGAATTTTGCGTCCGCGTGTAGTCATATAGAAGACAGACGTCTCAGGATCTAGATAAGTACGAAAGCCACTTCCCGTTCCGGGCTTTACGTTGAACTGTGCTTCTGGATATCCATCAGAAGTCATATGCGTATAGACTCCTGGTTGAAGCCTAAGCTGCCTAGGTATCACAGATTCTGTGCCGTTACGCAAAAACGTCCCTTGATCTGTCAAGTAAGGAACGTTCATTATGGTTTTACGACCACTAGTCGAAATCACTTTACCTGTTGCGTTGTCTGTAAGGACGTACTTTCCTACAAGCTTGCGAGTCATCGAACGTCGTTCAAGAATCGCGTTCTTGTAGTCTTCTTTGGAGTAGTGATCAGGACCATCGTAGTGCAGATCAGTTACTGTCAACGTATGTTTAGTATTGGCTTTTGGGAAGGCGGCTTCGACACCTTTGAGGGTTTTGTCGAAGATGTCTTGGCGATGGCGTGGATAGTCATGCAGGTCAATCAACTGGTCTTCAGAGACAGCGTGATTGTCTGGATGATCAACAGCTTGTCGCAGGACGGTCTTCAATGGACCTCGACCCGCAACAGGAGCTGCGTCTTTCTCTAGGAGATGTGAGAGAGATGTCATTATAGTGCCGGAAGAAGCAGGTTAACACCCGTATTTTTTGCAACTTGGTTAATATCTGGAGTCCGTTTCCCTCTTTGCAAAGCAACCAGCTGATTTCTAATCAGATCTCGACGCTTTTGACTATTTGAAAAATCCCCAGACGGTCTTTTTAGCCATTCGGGATTCATTGTAGCAGTACCTGCTCTAATTTGACCCATATCATCTTTGTTACTTGCTGTATACGCCGCACGTCCTTGGGGAACAGCTGCAACAGGTCTAAACGAAGGAGTTGCTGCAGGTTGTTGTGTTTGGGCTGTCTGCGCTGCTTTAATACTAGCTACCTCACCCTTCAGTGCCGCCGCTTGAGCTCTCGTAGGTCTAGGCGAGGTAGGAACAACATTTTTCCTAGGATACTGAGGCATTGCAGGTGCTTTTGTTTGAATAGCTAACCGATTCATGTTTGGTTGTTCTTCTTGTAAAAGTGCTGTGCGTTGCTTCTCGCCTACATTTCCTGTATTCATCGGATTAGGATCAACAACAGTCTTAGGAGTAGCTGTAGGAGTTGCTTGTGCAACAGTTGGAGCAGCTTGATTAAGCTGTTGAGCCCGAGGCATTGTGCTTCCGCGCATATAGGGAGACATCTTCTTAGCGGCAGCTACTTGCTGTGCTCGAGTAATCGCAGGATCTTGCATAGGCTCTGGAGAAGCAGCAGGAGTCGGTGCAGGCGTCTGAGCAGCTTTAGCATTTGCCGCTGCAGTCATCTGACCATACACACCTTTATTTGTTGCACGATTAGCTAAAGCATCTTGAAGCCCTAGATCATTAGCAGTCAAGTAGCTCTGACGATTCGACTTAGCTTCAGCTGCATTGATCTTAGCAGTACGAGCATTTGCCTTAGCATCTTGTGCACGCCCCTTGCGATCGCCAAAAGGATTGAAGTCGAAAGCTTCCTTGCTCAGGTAGCCTTGAAGATAAATAAGAGTCTGAAGCTTTGTCATTTCGAAGGACCTTCCTGAATAACATTTGAAGGAGTCGTAGGAAGTGGACTGTTCTGTACAACTTGTCCTGGCTGAGGAGTTCCCTTAGTCCTAGGAGTCTTGTAGGTTGTCGCAGGATCAGCAGTTATTGGAGAAGGCGGCAACACAGCTGGAAGAGCCGCACACTTGTGCATGTATCCTGCAAAGAATGCTGCCAGCTTATCCATTAGGTGTTTCCAGAAGTCTTGTTCTCAGGAACAGAAATCGACTTGTTCTGCTTCAACACCTTACCAAACCCTGTAGGAGTAGAATTAGTAGAGATTGCCATTCCCTTTTCTGCAGAAGGATCTACAGGATCAACCTTGGCTACAGGAGTATCCACAGTAGGACTCTCTGTAGTTGAGTTGGCATCCTTATTCATGTATCCGGCATAAAAGGCTTGTAGTTGGATATTCATCTTATGTGTTCCTTATTACGCGACTTGCTGAGGTTGCTGTTGCATAGCTCTCGGCATCATCTGCTGAAGCTGTTTTGCAAGCTGGTTGTCTTGCTGAGCGGACACTTGAGCAACAGCGTTAGCCTTCTGAATCTCAGAATTACCTTTAACCTGAGAAACCTTAACTTCCTGAACAGCTTCTTGAGCCTTCTGCTCATGCTTCTGAATGTCACCACGGACTTTCTCAGTAGTCTTGGCAACAGCTTCCGCATTCTTCTTCTTATTCTTCTCGCGCTCTGCCATCTCTTTCTGCATAGGACTGTTGAAGGCTGCAGGGGCCTCTTGAACACCCACAGAAGCCTGCTCAGGAGCCGCTCCAGCAGAAGCATCAGGAGCAACATTCGAAGGGCCTTGCTGAGCATCTGCCGTAGGCTGAGCACCTGCAGGTTGGCCGACAGCACTTCCAAGAGCTCCAGTAGCTTCCTGAGAAGGACCAGCACCGCCAGTCCCAGCTGTAGGAGCATCTCCCTCAAGTGGAGAAGCTTGCTTGGTCATGTAACCTTCGAAGAATGCTTGAATTGCCAAGGTAGCCATGTTACTTGTCCTTAGGAGTCGAAGACACACGTTTTACTGTCTGTGCAGGAACTGTTGCTTGTTTCTTTTTGATACGCTCAGCATCCTGCATAGTCTCGTTAGCTACCTGTTGAGCATTTGCTGACATCTTAGGAGCAGGATCAACAAAGGTTGCGGGTGCTTTCGCCGCAACAGGCTTAACAACTTCTAAAGTAGCTTTCTTCACTTCTGGGAGCTGGTTAATCTTCCCACCAGTAATGTCATTTGCTTCTGGAGGAAACTCTGCACGTTTCTCCATATATCCTGTGTAAAAGGCCTGCAATTTTACGTTAGACATGTTAATTATCCCTGTGCTGGTTGTGAAAGCTTACTATAAGTAGGATCTGTAGGATCTACCATGATCTGCGGAGCACCACTCATGCGAGCACGATCCTTAGCTAAGTCTTTCAAGGCACTCAAGCGAGCCCTGTTAGGATCGTTCTCGTCAAGATATTTCTTGCTGATGCCATAGCTCAAAGCGGCTACTCCAGCCGCATACAGCAGATAGAGCTTTGTAGCTCCACTCAAACCCTTCTCAAGAAACGTGTCATTGTCCTTAGCAGTCTTGTCCAATCCGCGAGTACGACGATACTCTTCAGCAATCAATTGATCCATCTCTTGCTTACTGACGCGAATCCGTTCGTCCAGTTCACGTTCTTTAGACTTGTTTGACAGCTTCTTGCTGAGTGCCATTCCACCTGCTGTACCAGCAATACCTGCGGCAAGTGTCAAGGCAATGTGCAAAGGATGTATTCCAGTATTACCAAAGGCTCCTGCAACACTTCCGGGAGTAACTGGTCCAGGACCTACTGGAACTGGATTGATGAACTTGTCCATAATCTTACGACCAATCCCAGAGTCCTTCTCATTGTCATCGGAAGCACGTTTGCTCAACAGAGCACTGATGTCCTTAGACGTCTCTTCAGTAGAGCCTAAGTTCGCCATAGCATCTTCTTTGGCTTGATCGTTGAGTTTCAAGTCAGGAGAGAAGGTAGGACGACGAGCATTGACAAGGCTCTTGAGGGTTTTGTTGTAGTCGTCTGACTCTGCCTTACCCGCAGCATCCATCAGCTGACGAGCAAGGAGAGTAAGAGTAAACCAACCTGCTCCGATACCTGCAGCGTGTCGTGCAGCTACAGCAAGTTGTTCATTGCGTGTCTTTGAGTCTTTAGACATCAGGATAGCATCCTCGACTTCTCTGTCTTAGTACGATTCCTGTAGTAGGGTTCTCCCCACTTCAGATAGATCTTAACCGTGTCCTTCACATCCAAGTACTTCTCAATAAAACACTGAGCTTGTCCTTTAACAGCTTTGTTGCAGACCTCAATGTACTTAGCCTTCTGTTCAGCATTAGTTATGTCGAAGATCTCAACAAAGATGTCCCAGTCTTTTACTGGAAGCATGTGCTCAGGATCGTCCTTCTTAATGTGAGGAATCTGTCCTCTGAAAGGCAATCCTTGCCACGAAGGTTCTTTAGGTTCCTTAGATGTGGAGACTTCTACCTTTGTATCCTTGTCCATCTCGCATGACCTCTTTAATGGTTTCAATTTTACGCTGACGCTTCATCTCTGCAACAGCTTCTTCCAACTCAGCTGCAATCAAAGCCTTCTGAGCAACAGTTGCCTCACCAGAAGGAGAAGTCAACTTACTTACAGCCGCTCCACCAAGCAAGCCAGCAGCCGCAGGAGCCAATAGAGCTGTGTTCTGTCCAAGAGCTAAGGCACTTCCAGTGGCCTTGTCCAAGATGCCGCCAAGAGCTTCGCCCCAACCAGCGTTCTTAAACATGTATCCGTTGAAGTAAGCTTTAGAAGCTTGTTTAGTGGGCATATTGGAAACATCCTTAGAGTTCTTACTTAATGTAGTTTCGTAATCTGGAAAGATCTTCTTGAGTACCTCTCTAGGATTATAACCAGTAGCTCTCGATCTATCTGCAGCAAGATGTGACATCGAAGGTGTCTCGCGCTCTATAGCAGCCAACAACTTCTTGATGTTCTGAATATTAGACCTAACAGATTCGTCTAAAATACTCATAGCTGTTTAAGCACTCCAGATCCGATTACAGCAGCGGCAAGTCCTCCAGCCATACTTACACGATTCACAACTGGCTGAGGAATAGCCAAGATCTTTCCAACACCCTGTCCAAACAAATAAGCCGCTCCGAAGTCCACTCCAGCATTCACAGCAGCATTAGTCAAGTTGAAACTGCTTGTATGTGTGCCAGACGCACTGCTAGTAAGCAAAGAACTTACCTTGTTCCTAGAACTCTGAAAGAGAATAGGATCGTTCCTAATAAGATTGATCGAAGCTCCTACAGGAATGTTCTCACGGAAGTAGGGATTCTTGTTGAAGCCTTCATCAAGGCCATAAGCAGTCTTCGTCATACTGACAGCATCTGCTTCCTGCTCCGCAAGTGTCGGAGGAACCTTTGTCTTGTATGCTTCAACACGCTGAGGATTCTTCTTCCAGTAGTCAGGATCTGTAAGACTTGCCTTCATGCCTTGCCAACCACCACGAGTGTCCCCGTGCTTGTATACACCATAAGCAGCAGCGGCAAGAGCTGCCATAATGGTTAAGCGACGTCGAGTCTTCTCTACGTCACCACCAGGAGCTAAGTAGTCTTGGATGCCTTGTTGCATCTGTGGACCACCAGCAGTACCTGCAGCACTTACCAGAGCACTGACGAGAGGTTTAGCCAAAGCATACGTACCAAGCCCCGCAGCTCCTGCAAGGAAAGGAATATCTCTCCTCGGATCGTTGCCTACAGATTCTTGGTACTTGCGCGTCAATTGGAAGGGGTCAGGCATTTACGTCTCCGCTAGGAAACATCTTGCTGAACTTCTTCTGCAGAATCCTAGGAAGCGCTTCTGCAATCTTCTTCTGATTCTCAGGAGTAGAGCTGAACGTGTGGAAAGCCTTGAGGATCGCTTCGCGCATGCGAGGATCTTTCAAGGACTCTCCAGAACCCTCAGGAAGCTCTCCAGTCTCTAGGGCAGTGGAGAACTTCCTCTGCAAATAATTTTGGCCCAGAGCGCTGTTCGCGGCCCATGCCTTGATTGAATCAAGTGTGGAAGGCATAATTACACCTTCGCAGTAGCAAGATCCACAGGCTTCTCGTCTTTCTTAAGAGCTGAACCTAAAGCAGCTCCTACGGGTAAACCAGCGGCGGCACCGACTGCAATAGACGGTTTTGTTTTGTTCAACACTCTACCGACCATCTTAAAATCGTCACCTGTTAAACCAGCGTCTTCCTGAACCTTTTTTAGAAACGGGACTACCGATTTCAGTTTCCGCAAAAGTTCCGACCCTGTAGACTGAGCTGCCGCTCCTGCAAATTTAGCCGCATCCCCTACCACAGGAGGGATATTCATAGCAGTCTTCTGAACGTACCCTGTGTAGAAAGCCTCGAGCTGTTGTTTGTTCTGCATGTCTCTAATTCCTTTAAGATTATTTCACACGCTTTAAGACGCTTTGCAAAAAGTCTACAAGGCCTTTAGATATGGGCTTAGCAATATTTCGCACGGATGCTCCCTGTGCCTTTGCTTTGTTTTTGAGTATAGTTTCCCCCTTACGAACCAGCGAGGGCAATTCCTTGTTTGCTGACGACACATCTTTCTTTGCTACGCGCATACTTTTGGCCAACTCCCTAAGACTATAGCCGTGCGCGTCCATTGAGTTCCTGTTTAGTATGTGCTTGGAAGCAGGATCATAAAGCTCGGTAGTGCGAGCTAACCCCGACTCATTTAAGGACGGCAACTTCAGATATGGAGCTTCTGTGTAATCAGTCATACGTACTGCACGTTTTGAATTCAAAGCTTGCTGTAACCTTTGTGCGACAGTATCGAGGTCCCTTTTTACTTTTGAGCCAGAAATTGTCTCCACTGCTGCAGGATCTTCAAAAGCTCGCTGGGTATTCTCCAACCTCTTTTTCAGTATTTCAAGCTGATCTCCACGAACAGCTTCTTTTGACAGGTATCCTTCAAGATATGTCATTGCTTGGAACTTGTTCATCTGTGTGATCCTTTGTTCTTAACTACCTATGAAAAGTGCACATCTGTGCGTTTTTTCTTACTTCTTTCTGGTATCAGGAGTTCTCTTCTTCGCCACCAGATAAGACGCTACAGCTGCCATTAAAGGAACCCCGACAGTCAAAGGAGAACCTACAGGATGCGCCATCATCCCTGCAAGACCTGCAGCAGGAAGAACACCTGCTGTTGCCAAGGTAGAACCGCCTATCGCTTTCCCTAGGCTAGGATCTTTCTTGTTCTTACCGAGCAAATAACCACCAGCTCCTGCAACCGCTGTAAGAGGCGCTCCAACCAGTCCCAGCTCTACTAAGGTAACAGCAAGTTTATTCATATATCTAAAACTCCTTGACTTATTGCTGAGGCTGACGAGCCTGTTGAAGACCCTGCATCTTTGCGTCATTCTCCATCTTGTCCAAAAAGCCCTTGACTTGATTGTACATAGTCTCGTTGTTGTGCTTCAAGTCCTGCATACTACGTCTTTTGGTCAGTGAGTCCATCTGCATGAGCTCTTGAGCTTTGCTCTCTGCATCAGCCATCATCTGATCAAGTGTAGCACCTTGAGGACTCATGCTCTGTGCTCCAGCCGCTCCAGGTGTCGCAGGAGCTTGTCCAGTAGGACCGCCAGCAGGAGCTCCCTGACCGCCCTGAGGAGCCTGCTGAGATTGAACAGTAGCCGCCACTGAAGGACTCTTCAATGCGCTCGAGTTCTCTGCCTGAGCCTGCATCTTCTCCTGACGCTTCGCAAGCAAGTCCTGCTTCTCGTCCTGCTCATCCATAATCCTCTGAGCCTCGTACTCAGGATTCAGGCGAAGCTGACGGAACGCTGTAGCATCCGAAACTTTACCGGCGTTGTTCATCTCCATGATGACACCCTTCTCATTGGGATCTTCATACATGGATACAGGAATCAAGTTGGCCTTAACCTTACTCCACTGCATAAGCTGTCCTTGCTGTCTAACCAGCCAAGAAATCCAATCGTTGAGAGCTTTCGCAAAGAACTGCCATTCTCGCTCGAACATACGAAGCCCTATAATAGGCCCAGCAGAGTTCAACGATCCTGTATAGAACTCTGTAGGGATTCCCATCGCTCTCAACAGACGCATCTCTTCATGTTCCATCATCTCAATGTTCACCATATCCTTAGCGCCACCGCCAAGCTGCTGATACTCGAGAGGGAACGGAAGGAAGTTGTATCCAGTAGGATTCGTCTGATGACGCAAGAGCATGTCCTTGACATTACCAGCAAACTGATTGAGACCAATGCCCCACATAGCATCCATCGAGCCGCCCTGATCGCTTCCAGTACCTGATGCAGTAGGAGGAGCAAGGACTTTGAAAGGTACACTGCAGTCTGTCATGATCGCTTCGTTCATACGATCCAGCATGATCACACGCAGAGCATCTTCAAACTCGTTCATAAAGAGAGGAACTCCCCAGCCCTTCAAGTCGCATTCGATTGCGGCAGGATTAGGAAGAATCATGTGGAAGAAACCATCACCAGTAAACTCAATGGACTGGTCATTCATAATAGCTTGGATGTATTCCATAGGAGTGTCCTCAAGATACAGAGGATCACCACTGCGAATACCATCTGCAAGCCAGTCATAATTCCAGATGTCTACTTCAAAGATCTTCCTGCGAGAAATTGGATTCATCCGAATCTTTACATACTGCGGAGGCCATCTGTTGACAATCATCTTCTTGCGACTGTCTTCAGACGTACGGTCTTTCACTTGAGGACGAGTAGTCTTACGACAAGCAGGACACTTGATAGTGAATCCTTGTTTGTCATGAGTAAGTCCCATCTGTTCAGAGGCAACTCTAAACCCCCAGTCACACCCACAAGGACAGGAGAGAGTGCGAGTAAAGGGAACATAAGTAGAAGTGAAGGACTGTCCCCAACCTATACAGTCATCGCCTACAGCGGCTACTTCCCCAAGAACATTGAACTTGTCGTTGAGGACTTCAAGATATGACTTGCGTTCTGAGAAGCTTACATCTTTGCCTGTAAGCTCTACTTCTGTCATGAAGTATCTTACAGCTTTGCGGATAGCCTGAGCGTAGAGTCCGTGATGTTTCCACAGCTCTGACGCCCACGCCATAGTCTCTTCAACGTTCTTCGGATAGAGCATCCGAGTAAGAGACTTGAAGATAGGCGCTGTCAGCGCATATGGTACTCGACGAATACTTAGTCGTTTGCCCACAGTTTACCTGCCTTAGCTGTATAGGAACTAGAAGTTAATCTAATTGCTCAACCGACTGCATGATACAGAAAGAAACGCATCTCAAGCATTGTGAATGTCAATCCGAGGTATTGCACTTCACAATCAACAGATGAGCTCTCTGTGTACATCGTAAGTGTAAAGGTCTGATCTTCCTGACTTACAGGAGGAACAAAACCATTGGCGTCTTCCTCCATAGCAAGTACGACAAGGTTCTTCTCTTTGACAGCTTGGAGATAGCTTCCGACAAACTCTCCGAAGTAGCCAGAGAGTTTCACTTTGATTTTCTTAGCTGCTGGTTGCATAACTTCTGGCATCTCCTTCAGTATGGTTTCAATTGCAAGTGTGTTCTTCTGTTGACGTTTGGTCTGCTTCTTTACAGGAGCAGTATTGATGTTAGTCTCTTGTACACCATTCGTACAGGACTCAACAGTTTGGGGATCGATGATAGAAGGTCCTACAGGAACCAAGTGACCTGACTCTTTATCAATCTCCCACTGCTTGCCTGGTTTGACATATCCTACAAGGTCTTTAGTGCCAGCAATGCCTCCTGTAGTAGTGGCAATAGGTACTTGAGTGCCTGTGCGGATGCTTTGATTGACTTCCTTGGAGACTTTGTAGGCAGACTGTTCAGTGCCGTCTACTTGAGCTCCACGGATAGTAGGATGACTGATAGGATTGTCGAGGTCTCCTACAGCGTGTTCTTCAGACTCTTGAAAGAGATGTCCTGTTGCCATAGTTACTTGACCTCTTTCAGTTCTTTCAATTTTATCTCAAGATAGTCACAACGACACTGAAGTAACCGTACCTGCTGTTTCAAGCCATTACGATTAAGATCTGACTTCCAGTTCAGATACTTCTGTTTGCACATTCCAGGAAACTCTGAGCAGAAGTACTTGAAGCGATACCAGCGAGACGTTTCCATGTTCTTCTCGTGATCGCGCTCACGTTGCATCATTTTGTCAGCGGCGTAAAGATCTTTGAAAAGATGTCCCTTTGTCCACATCCCAGCTTCACCATTGTACACACGTCCCGGAATAATATCCGCAATGAAACTACTGGACTCCATAAGGCCTCCACTCCAATTGTGCTTTGTCTGAAGTTTATCATCCATATCCTTCAGATCGTCCCACATGGACTTGTCGAGCAACTTCTTGATTGCTTCTTGCTGATCTTTACGCATTGCTTCAAAGGTCTTAGCGTAGCACGCGTCACTTACCGGATTGTTTTCTGTTTCCATGTCTAGCTTTTCCTTTACCTAGTACTGGTTTACGTTTGGGCATCCACTTATAGAACTCAGCTACGCGCTGCATAGGTGGCAGATCAGCCATTGAGACAGAGTCGAAGTATTTTCCGTTGAGATCGAAGAGGTGAATCCAGTCACCAATCTTGATCTCAAAACGTGACAGCGTTCGTTTGATTTGAGGAGGTTGCATGTAAAGCTAACAATCTTAAGGAGGAGTCCACAGAGGAGACGTAGTAGGTCCTGCTACCAATGGTGTAGGTGTTTTTGGCGTACCAGCACCGGCAGGAGCCTTGATTTCATTTGTAATCTGTCCTTTGGTAATTTCTTGTCCTGCATTCTCTCGCTTAGCACCACTCAAAGGAGAATCAGACATGTCCATAGGTTTAGCAGGATTCAAATTAGACAGAGTCCGCTTAGGAGCTGCAATATTTCCTTGAGCGCTAATCTCTGTGTTCTTACTTGACTCCTTAGTCATATATCCTGCATAAAAAGCATTGAGAGCATTTTTATTCATTGTCGTTTCTTCCAATTGATCTTGAGTCTTGTCATCCAGTCTTTCAGCTTCCACGCATAGCTTGCAGACTCTGTACAATGCTCTAAGTAATAAATGTACTCTTCTGAAAGGTTTTCGGGATCAACATACCAATCTACGTGCTTCAACATATATGGATGCACTGTACGAATGGCTTGATCTCTCCAGTTGCCAAAGGCCTCAGGACACCTGTACAAGGCAAACGTAGTGTCTACCAAAGACTTTCTACTCCCGTCTGGATAGATTGCCCCTAGAAGGTTGCTCTCGTGTCTCCTGACGTCGTTGGCAAAGGGATAGCAATCTGGAATATCCTTGATGCCTAGTCCAGCGCCAATCTTGTGAGTGTCTAAGTGAGTATCCAAGAGTCTGTGCATCTTCTGCAGAATATCACTAGGAGTTGTAGGATAAGGAATCAAGTCTGGATCAGTTACAAGGATACGATCTTTGGTATCTGTAATAGACAAGATGTTGTTCTTAAAGGCCAAGTGTCCAGTATTAGTGGACATACGATGTATAGAAAGGTTGTCAGGATTTGCAGAGTAGTAGTCAAGGAGGGGAGGATAGGTAGAAGCATTGTCCAAGATATGGATCTGTGAAAGGCCTTCTAAAGTTCGAAGCCACTTCACCTGTTGGAGAAATGGCTCGAAGCGATTGAAGTTCGTGATGACTACTGGAATATCTGGTTGCATATGAAGGAATACTATACAGGATTACTGAGCAAAGGACGCATTGAAGTATTGACGCAGACTTCCAGGAGTAGAGAACTGTTGAAGACTCATTGTGGGAGGAATTACACCACTGGCAATAGCTGACTTCCAAAGGTTAGGAAGAATTGCCTTATTCCTAGGGTCACGTATTTGTTGGTCAAGTCGATAGATCTGCTCTTTTCGAGAAGCTTCTACTGTTGACTCGTTAGCACGATTACGAGCAACACCTACTTGATTTATCGGATTAGCAAACGCCCCAATTAACGTACCCACACCAGGAACAACAGATCCAGCAAGAGCCCCTTCAGCCGCCGCTTGTCCTGGAGACATCTTATCAAGACGTTCTGCGTATGTTGGAGAAAGCTTTTCAGTAGCTTTCGCTGCAAGTTCTGGCGTTGTACCTAGGGCATTCAAAGAACCCGCCCCCGCATCTTGAAAGGCGTTAGGCTTTTTTCCAGGCCCTGCAATGTCCTGTCCTGTAATAGTACGAGTGTTTTCAGCAACAGCTCTATTATGTGCTTCCGTTGTTGCTTTGTTCTCTTCTGGCGTCTTTTTCACATCGGTAGGAAGAATTCCAGGATCTCCCGTAACAGGAGGAGGCGCTACTTGGTTCTTTAACAAAGCAGCTTTAGCAGCATCTTCAGCTTTCTTCTTTTCAGCAAGTAGAGCATCGTTTCGCACAACAGAGTTATACTTCTCAGCCAGTTGAGCTTTACGCTGACGATTAGGATAACTACGTGGATCAATCTCACTCGCAAGATCATAATCCGCTTCCGTCACAGCGTTGTTCTGCATAAGGGCTGTAACACGTGCCCTGTTTGCCGACTGATTAAGATCTTCGTGATACTGATTCCTGGAATCTTTAGCAAGATCCCCTGAAGGTGCTAGTACAGATCGTGGAGTATCTCCCCAAGTAGTCAAAGGCTTAGTACCTACAGCTTCAGGAACTTTGATTTCTTTGGCAGGAAACTTATCAGTTCCCCCAACAACCTTATTAGGGTTGTCTGTAACGACTTCCCCTTTAAGCGTGCTCTTCCAATCAGGAATACCGCCAACAGTAGCTCCGCTCTTCTCAAAGCAAAAACTGTACAGTGGATTCTTCATATGTTATACAGTCCCCGTAGGATTCGAGTACAGACTTCCACGAGCCTTGTTGTAGATGTCCCTCAACTTCGCTTCGTCCTCAGCCTTGTCTCCACCACCAAGAGGACGACGTCCAGTAAGCGCCGCAGTCAATCCAGTATCCTTACCAAAGATTGTTCCATGATGTGTGAAGAAGGGAAGAATCCCCGGCTCAAACCGCTTCTGCTTCCAAGCTTGGAAGTCTGCTTCAGTCTCATTAGGAAGACTAGGCGAAAGCAACGTACCAGAACGCGTCTGCTTCTTGATACGATCTTTCAGCCACTGAGCTTCAGCCGCATCTGCAGAACTCTTCATCTTGCCCATGCGAGCGAAGAAAGCTTGACGTCCAGTGAGAGCACCTGTCTCAGGATTGTAGAAGCCGCCAGTAGAATCTTCCTGCCACTTGCCCTTGTAGGCATCCATAGCTTCGTCGCGAGCGGCAATACGCCGCTTGTACTCTTTGGCAAGTTCTTCCTGCGCGCGTTCAGGACCCATCTTCTGATCGGCCATGTTGCCCCAGTTCATGCGCTGAATAGCTTTGTAGGCATAGGGAACGCCCAACGCCGCAAGTACACCTGCAATAGCCCACTTGCCTCCTTTGCCGAGACTGGAAGCTTTCTTAACAGCCGCTGCGGGAGAGGTGGTAGCTGCTGTGGCAGGAAGAGGGGTAACTAGGGGTGGCTGTACTTGATAGCCTCCACCCTGAGGTGTATACCCCGGAGTGATTGCTTCCTTCTGGAGGATTCCTGCGATAACTGTAGCGAGTTGCTTTGTATCTTCAGAGTACTTCTGCATCGTGTATCCTTTCAAACATCTTATCTCAATATAGCGTTAGCGCGATTGCGGACATCTACGTCCATCTTGCCAGCGCGCGCTTTTACAGCATTGAATGTGCTCTGCATGTTCTGACTGTTAAACGTATCTTTCCAGTTAGTAGCAAGAGGTTTGACAGCATTGACAACAGATTCCGTTTGATCAATCTCAGGACGCCCATCTGCACCGTAGCTCGTAGGATTGATGCCTGCAATAGGAAGAGCCATCTGAGCTAAACCACCATATCCGGCAACATGCCCCAATGTACCTTTAGTTCCGGGTATAGTCTGACCCATAAAGGTTTCAGGAGTTCCCATGTGAACCTTGTTCATTGCTTTGTTCGTCCAATTATGCACAGGATTCATCAGACGTTTTTCGTTGTAGTTATGAATGGCGTCGGCAATCTCGGGGTTCTTCTGGAAGAGTCGATGAACGCCGTTCTCGCCGTGCTGATATTTCTCACCAAGATTCGAAAATTGTTCCATCTGCTGATTATGCAAAGATCTAGTTGTTCCAGCCTGATTAAAGGGGTTCCAATTCCAGCGGGGTTTAATGGGAGACAAAGCATTTATTGCCTCCGTTGCTCCTTCTGTACCCTTAACCATCTTGGAAATTTTGTGTGCTCTCATAACACTTGGAAGCATTGACAAACCTTTGACAGCCCCTGCTCCCATCATAGGAGCAAACAAAGTGTTGATAGCAGCACTTCCACCGTGCAAGAGCCCACTCTTCCAATCACCAGCTTTAAACGCTCTATACGCTTGAGGAACATCTTCCAGAACCTGCTTACCGGACAGGTAAGCCATTCCAGCGCCACCAAGAATCTTAAGTACTGGCCAAGCAAGCGCAAGTGGAAGAAGTGCTTCCTTATCCATAGAAGCCTGCTTCAAACTGGTAAGAGCATCCAAAGTACGTGTAAGCTCTTTCTTGCGATCCCTGTCATCCTTAGACAAGTGAAGTCTGTCCAGTACGTCTTGGAACTTAGTCTTCACCTGCTTCTCAATCATTCCTGAAGTCCCAGGCATGTCTGGTACAGCTCTATTCCTAATCTTCTCAGCCAACATGTCTGCACCAATTACTCCACCAACCACAGGAATATCCCACAAAGGACTTACAGTCTTTCCTGTAAAGGGAGACTTCGAGAACGATTGACCAGCACTCTCCAAAGCCTTTGAACCTTCTCCAAAGTAATCTGCGGCATGGCCTAAAGCCTTTTCTCCTACAGGAGAAGCAGTAGACATCTTTGTAGCAAGTGCCGCAGGAGCCTTAAGAGTAAGCCCTACACCACGCAGAGCAGGACCTGCCAACAGAGACAGCAGAATCAACCTAGAAGAGCCTGCAAGGCCACTTCCGATCGCTCCCTTGATGTCCTTGTTCTTTATGTCCTCTGCAGTCTCTTTAGACCTGTCCAGCAGTTGACTCCCTACATAGGGAGAAACACCTGCGGCACCTAGAGCAAGTGCTTGACCTCCACGCAACTTGAAGGCGTCTTTGAAAGCCGGAGGGATTGTATACGACTCTTTGTTCACTTCGCCACCTTAACAGTGTCAGGAGCAGCATTCGTAGCTACTGTTGCCTGCTGTGACATCATATACACATATCCAAGAATTGCCAAGAGCCAAGTGAGAATCTGAGGAGCAATCGCAGCAATCAACGAGATCTTAAAGTTCCTGCTATACTCTTCACGATTCTTCTTTTCTTCCTTAGCAGTTCCTTCAATTGCATCCAAGCGCTCTTCTACAGATTCCTTACAGACCATGCAATCTTTCTCAAAGTCGTGCATCTGATTCTGAATCCCAGGAAGAACGGCTGTGTTCTTCTCCAAAGTCTTCAGAGTATCATCAATAGCTCTAAGGGAACCTTCAATCCTACTGAGTCGAGTAAACACTGCAGGAGAAGTCGTATCCTTCTGCATCAAGTCGTAGAGTTCGTCCACAGAACCTTTAAGTTCTTGGAGCTTCTCCTTAAGAGTTTGAATGGTTGCTCGATCTTCTGCCAAGCGTTCCATAGAACTGGAGTAGACGGAAAGTTTGCCCATAGTCTCATTGACTTTGGACATAACGTTGCGGAGTTCGCTGAGCATGTCGGCACTAATATCGGTCGGCATGAGAATGATCCTTTGGCTGCACCTGGCGGTTGATGTGAGTGTCTGCTACTACTATAAATGAATTGATGGCACTGCACATCTCAATGGTGCGACTTAAGAACGATTTTTGCAAATCTAAGAATTCCTGAACAGATGAGTCTTCTACGGATTGCGACGGTCGTGTATACTGTTGTGGTGGGTGTTCAGGTAGCGCAACAAGCATGTTAAGACATCCTTACAGCAGCCGCCTCACTATCACTTATTGCAGGTTGCTTTGCCGTAACTCTTGAACGAGCCGTCAAGTACTCCAACATCTTCTGAAAGACATCCTGAGAAGGAATCTGAACCTGAGTAGGTTCTTTGGGAGTAGAAGGAGTAGAGAACTGTTGAAGAGGTTCTATTGACTTAGCAGGAGCTTTTGCAGGAGCAGAACGCAATGAGAGTTCTTTAAGAGCTAAGTAAGTCTTCGGGTCCATCCAGTCAGGTTTAGAGTCAGACCCAAAAGGATTTCCTCCACGTCGAGGACGATGATCCCTATGGACACGCTTATCATAGCCGTGCTCTGTAGCAAACATGCTCATGCCATCTGATTCCAGTCTTTGGGAAGACGACCCTTGAGAGCGGCATTGAGAATCCCCATCTGCTTGACGTATTCGGGATTGTTCTCAGCACCTAAGACAGGATTCAAGGCTACATCTCGTCGAGTAGCACCTTGAGGAAGTCGCAACATCTGATCTTTCAACTCGTTGTTTTTGCGGAAGCGACTGATGTAAGCCGCCATAGCAGCTAAGACAGCTGTAGTAGATCCACCAATCAGCATCGCCTTTGTTTCATCTACAGGCTTATCTGGAGAAACTTCTTTGGACAACTTGCTGACACCCTTGCCTGCGGCAGCACCTAGCAAACCTGCCAAAGCACCATACATGGCCGCTCCTTTAGCAGGAGAAGACATGTCAGCCGCAATAGGGTCGCCGGGATCGTCGAAGATAGGTCCAAAGAGCTGAGACGAACCTGCATCTATGAGAGCTTTGTCTAAGTGAGTTGGCTCACGGCGAATAGACAAGGGACGATACTTCGAGGCATCAACTGGCTTACTGCCACTTGAATCGAAATCTGCAGTCTTCAACATAGACTTCTCCAGAGAAATAGTTGTCAAGTCATACAAAGAGAATATATCCGGTTGTCAAGAAAAACGCACACCTGTGCACTTTCCTTAGATGACGATTTTGACAATAGTTGTCTCTCTGTGAAGCTTCTCGTTAGCTTGAGTATTGTAGGACTCAAGATGTTCCTCAAAAGCATAGCGATCTTCAACATCAACCTTATGCAGATCCACAACCTGTCCGTCAAAACTACCATCAGCAGAACAGATGTACAAGTTCTGAGAGGCACGTCCTGTAAGATTCAGACCAGTCTCCGAGAAGGCGTTAGGACCACTGAGAGAACTGCTGCGAGCATACGTGTCACTGATACAAGCACTGTGAACGTGTCCGCACAAGACCTTACTCAACATGACACCACGAGCTGCGTAACGTGCACGACACTTCGCAACAGAACCTTCAAGGTCTTTGCTGAAGCCGTGTCCATGAGTCAGCAAAATGTTCTTACCAGCAATCTCAATCACCAGTTCGCTCTCGTCGCCTATGATAAAGGAAACATTTTTCGACTGAGAGAACAGTGAACGAAGCCAATAGAAGATCGAGCAATCGTACGAGTCACTTGCCGTGTTGGAAGACCAAGCAACTTTATCTGTAGCACGCGACTCGTTACCTACCGTATAAGCAACTTTAACGTTCTCGAAGTGTGCCGCGAGGGTTCGGATAACCTGCTGTAGTATGTCTACAGCCAAGTAAGTAGCCTTAGCCCTGTTGTAGCTATTACACATCAACTCTTCAAGCCGTCGATCACTGTTCAGCATGTCACCTGTCATAGCAACTAGAACAGTCTTCACTCCGCGTTGTTTAAACCAGGGAAGAGCTCGCTGTTCAATGAAGTACTTGAGACGCGCAGAAGCTACTCGAAAATTATAGACGTTTCCTTGAACCTTGATCTCTTCGTTGAAGTGCAAGTCAGACAGATGAACGATTCCTACAGAGTCTCCACCTTTGTCCTGAACTTCAAACTCTGGATCGTGCCACTTGTTCTCTTCCAAGAGTCCTGTAAGAGCTTTCGCGTATTCTTCCTGAGCATTCTCGACTCGAGCTACTTCACGGAAAGCTTTGCGTTCAACTCGATTGGTGTCCATCTGCTTCTGACGAGACTTCGCCAGACGTTTGTTTTCACTTACAAGCTCTTCATCTGATACGTTGTCAAGCTCACAAGAGCATACGCGAGTACCGTCGAGGAATTCAAGTTCACGATCCTCTGAGAGGGCTTCGAGCAGGCGATGAATGGTCTTGCGAGGAATCTGATACTTGATTTCCAGCTCTGTCTTAGTCAGGCCTTCTGCAAAATCTTTCTTGATGTCTCGAACTACTTGGACTGTAAGATCTGTATTACGGATTTGATAAGCGATAGACATGTAGGAACCTCTTGGTTAGCGGATTGGAAATACAACAGTCATCAGCAACTGCTTGATCTTTGCCTTTTCTTCTGCAGCAGTCTTAGTGAAGTCCTTAGCTGCTTGTTCAGATATAGAGCCAGCAGCTTTAACTACATTCTCTCCAACATCCTTTTGTTTAAGAGCCCCTTTCTTGTAAGCATATACAAGCTTCATGAAGTTGGATTGCTTCTTAGACTTGGCAGGCATATGGAGAAAATCCTTTCCGCTCAACTTGTTGTAAGTCTTAATTTAGCTTCCGGTAGGAGAAATCTGCTGCCAAGCTGGAGGGATGAGGTCCGATACATCGTGATTTGCTAAAGGTCCTGTGAACCACTTGTTGAAGTTTGCAGCGATTACTCTGTGGGAGGGATGTGGATTTAGCCAAGCTGCCCACCAGGAGAAACTACTATTAGCTATGATGTTGTTCTTGCAGAGAGACATCAAGGTAAAGTCGTAGATATCTTGAGAGGTTCTTACGATGGTCATTCGAGGATGTCTGAAGTGCATCTGACACCATACAGGTTCGTCTGAGAAGAGATAGAACTTTGTAGAGCCTGTATCTACTTCACGCATAGCAGCTGAGTAGTAACCATAGGGGTTCAATTCTGTAAAGCAACCCCGACATGTAGTTAAATAATCACCTCTGCGCACATGAATAGAACAAGTGTCCTCTTCCTTTAAGATCTGTGGATACAACTGCGCGACTTCTCCTAACAAGCGTGCTGTAGGAGTGAACATGCGTCGAATGGACTGTTCACAATGCTTGAAGTACTTCCAACTTTGAAAGTATCCAAAGAGGTTTGTCACATTTGGCGAATAGGAAGGAACTGGACGATAAGCATAACAAGGTTCTTCATATGTCTTAACGGAACCTGTTACAGGATATGAAGGAAAAGGATAGTCGAAACACTCGCTGTACTTCCAAGGAGGGAAAGTTACGTCCTCTTCATGGAGTAAAGCTTGTCCTGTAGTACTTGCTATTTGAAAGAGTTGATTTCCTAAACGCCCATAGTTTCCCAAGCGAGAAAAGGTAAACATCTAAGAAAGTCCTTTCTTCCACGACCAACTGTTTACATGTGCTTGCATCTCTTCCGTAGTCATTCGCTGAAGTCGAAAGTATTCGTTCTCGTTTGCAGTGTAGTAAGGATTTCCTTTACTTGAGTCTGCAAGCATTGGATGATTCATATGATAGAGAACAGCTTCAGGTGCGCTTACACGTGTCCAACGATACTGCAGGGCTTGCCAACGACACATCCGCTCCCAGTCTTCACATCCCCAAGACTTGAAGTTCTCGTTCTCTCCACCCATTGCAAGGTAATCTTTTCTACTTGCGGCTACAGCACCTCCATAAGACGTATGTCCTGCATACAGGAAGTCTTTACTGAACAAGTGCGTGCCTTCTGTGCAAGCCTTCAGAGCTCCGTCTATATACGTACGAGGACAGAAGTAGAAGATGCCGTTGTAAGGATACACGAAGCTGTAGACTGTTGTTCTAAGCAGTGTTGCAGTCATCTTCCAACTGCTGAGCGGTATCAGAACATCTAAGTCGTAATTGACAACAAAAGAAGTTTTGCTTTGCGTAAACAGACTATTCAGCAGCCTTGTACGATAAAAGAAACTTTCGGTAGACTTAGTGAATATGTGTTGAACACTCGGATGCTTAAGCACAACTGCTTTAGGAGCTTCGTCCAGTTCTCCAACCAGATAAGTAGCTTTGACATTCTGCGTCATGTACTCAAGGTTTATCCTCAAGTTCTCCTGACGCTCTGGAGTGTCAATCTTACAGGGAATACAAAAGGTGAAGTCAGACATGTCGATCATAGTTTGAAGTTCTTTCTCCAAGGCCACATGTTGATCTGCTCTTCGAGTTGCTCTTTACTCAACGTCTTAATCCACTTGTACAAAGCTTCGTTGCTTACTGCATAAGGATTAGCTCTGGAGGAATCTGGAGGGGTTGGATGTGCAATGTGATAGATAACAGCTTCTGGAAGACTTACTCGACTCCAGTTGTATCCAAGCGTTTCCCAGCGAACCCATCGCTCCCAATCCTCCCATCCCCAACTTCGAAAATTCTCATTCTCTCCACCAAACTCCAGACAATGATCTCTACGACACGCTACAGAGCCTCCAGGGATCACTGCAGGCGTGTACTTGAAGGAAGAGTGGTACAAGTGCTGGTTCGATGCACAAGTGTCTAGAATGGCCTTCCTGAAGCTTCTGTCTGCGTAGTAGCAAATCCCGTTGTAGGGAAAGACAAAGCTGTACTTGTTGCTTCTGCAGATCTTTGCAGTTCTCTCCCAAGCACTGAGAGTTGTAAAGATGTCCATGTCGTGATTGACAAGATAAGGAGTCTTTACCTCTTGGAAAAGTTTGTTCCTAAGTCCTGTACGATCCCAATAAGTCTTAGTGTCCTTGAAGAACAAGTGTTGTACACTGACAGAAACTTTACACTTCTGTATAGTATCGAGTTCGCCAACCAAGATGTTTGTCTTGATGTGCTTGGTAAGAAAGTCAATCGTATCGTTTAAGTTCTCCTGACGCGCTGGAGTGTCAATCTTGCAGGGAATACAAAAGGTGAAGTCAGACATGTCGATCATGAGACAACTCCTCCAGGAAATCTTGGAAAGATTGTCTGAAGTTTGTGACGATGAATGATAACCGGCTCGAAGTCAAGTTTCCACTTCTCAGGATATGCAAACGAAGGAGGAGCTAAATACTTATCACTACGGTGCTCGTACATATATCTGTTCAGGTAGGACTCGTCGTGCCACTTAGCAATTATCTTCCTGTCCCAATCTTGCTGAGTCCACTCTGCACAAGTTGCAATCAAATCCCATATGAACGGCTTATATCCGCCCCACAGACATCCTTGACAATATGCAGAAACTTTAGGATCTCTGTTAGAGATATACGCGCACGACTGCGGATTCTGTTCAACATCACCCAAGTCACCTATACAGAGTCCTGGATGTGTTACAGAAAAGAGCCTCTTACCTCCTAAGAGATCGTTGAGGTCTACATCCTTCACTACACTCATGTCTGCGTCTAGATAGACAAGCAAGTCAAGGTCTAAGAGCTGCTCTGAATAGCTCAACAGGTTCTTATATCTGTTAAGAGTAACCAGTGGCCACTCTTCGTGGTCTACATGATATGATTGGATAGGTAAATCTGCAAACTCCAGGGCAGTCTGCTCACTTCTCTCGTGGTCGTCTGTAAGCAGTACTAAGTGTCTATCCGTGTTCACCAATAGATTTGCGCACACAGATTGAACCCATGCAGGAAGGAACTGCGTGTAGTTGGAAGTGCCTAGGAATATTACTCCGACTTGAAGTTTTGAGTCCATGACCAAGTCCTTATGTAGGCTTTCAATTGCGATTGAGGCATCTGAAAGACTTTCTCGTATTCTGCTTGATTCATAGAGATCATCTCGTGATCGTATCCAGAATTGATCCCTCTAGGATGATCTAAGTGAAATAGTATGTCTTCTTGAGCAGTTCCCTGAAGTACACGAAGGCCTAGCTTGTTCCATCTGGAGAAGCGCTCTACATCTTCGTAGCCCCAACCTTCAATCTTTTGGTTGTCTCCTCCAGAAGCTTTGTATTTCTCTGTAGAAGCGAAGACGAGTCCTCCAACAGATGTAATACTCACTACTGGATATGTAGACAAAGGACCTTCCAAGACAGACTTGACTACATTCGAAGACCCCTCGAAGATGTGACGAGGCACATTGACAAAACGGTTCCTGTAAGGATAGACTACGTCAGCAATGTCAGAGCGAAGCAAGTACAAGGCCTTCTGAATACTCGATGTACGAGTACACGCATCTGCATCCAAAATGGCCGTAAAAGGGGTCTTTACCCTGCCTAAAGCTGCATTATTCATCGCAGTCATCTGAATCAACTTATTCTCAGACACAAACGGTATGTGCTGAATACCTAAGATGTCCTTGAGTGCGAATGAATCTGCAGACTGCTCTACAAGAGTGATGTGTGTGTCGAAGTCTGTCTGCAGCCAGTTGATGATGCTTCGAATGTTGTACATGCGCTCATTGGAGTCGTGCTTGTACCGCATGACAAAGGTTACATCAGAGAGATCTAGCATATAGAGCTTTCAGATAGAGAGAAAAACGCACAGATGTGCACTTTTCTCAAGTTTTGTGCTCAGCTTGCACTCGCAAAGCACATACACAAGCAGAGATCCCATCGCCTATTAGTTCATCCCACTTGTATCCCGGCTTGCTGTGTGGAATATCTGCTCCAAACTGTATCCAGTCATGTTGGGCTTCATGGATAAGTATTGTCAGAGCTTCGTCGATGTTTCCATAGAAGACATCCTTACGGATAAACGTTATGATGCCCCACCAGTTTCTTCCGTCGTATGGACCAATGAGGAAAGGAACAACCTTCCAACGATTGGCATTGCTGTAATAAGCACGGAAGAATGACACCAATGAAGTAAAGCGTTCCCAGCTCTTATCATCTAAGCCAGGAATTGGAAAGCGTGTAGGAGAACGTCTGTACAAGTCTCCAGCACTGTACAACGTGTCGAGTCGCTGGAGAATTTGTTCGAAGCGTTGATTCTTGCAGTTCGACATAGTAATTACAATTTATCGCTTAAAAGGCTTGTGTCAAATAGCTTACTAGGGGTTTTCTTTTGCCAGTAGAACTTTAACTGCTCAAGTCCTTCTTCAGGAAGTCCAAACTCTGCTGCTTGCTCTAAGGTCAAGTTGGGAGAAACATATATGATTTCCCAAGCTGGATTTACATATGAGTCTGCAAGGATAACCTTCTTCCCCATCGATCCTGTACGAAAGATCTGAAGTGCATTACGTACATGCCAATAACTGTAAGCAACCACTTCAGTACAGCTGAAGGCCATATCGAAAGTTTCAAACTGTTTAGCTGCAGCCTTTCCATCTTGATCAATGTCTATCGTTTGAAGCTTATCGAGCTCTTCTTCTACATTGAAGCGAAAGAAGATGTCGTAAGGATGTCCAATGATAGAACGAGCTTTCCCTACAGCTTTGTCGATGCAGTCTTTGGTAATGTTCTTTGGACGAAGGATAATGTCGAAGTCTGCCCACATAGGATACATGGCATGTCGATGAATTACTCCGTCGGAGGTAGCTTCGACAATCATGCAGTCTGTAATGTCGTTACCATTGGAGCCTGTAACAAAGATCCAAGCATGTTTGAAGCATCCAGGAATAGCAAGATTGCTGAGGAAGCCTCTGTCTCTGTGAAGACCTACATCACCTGCTTTGACTAAGGTTAAGGCTTCACAGCACTCTCTGTAGGTCAGTTCGTTTTCTTCTGTGTCCCAAGTCACATAGGGAAACTTGTGCAGTCTCCTTACATCTCCAGTGAAAAATATGAACTTCCTCCAGAGAGAAGTAAAGAGATTCATCTGCAAGTCTCCTACATGGTTACAGGATTGTGAACGATATGTATGTGAGCACATCCACAAGCAAGAGAAACAATGAAGAAGGTTACAAGTGTGAAGACAATAAAAGAGATGAACCAGCGAAAAGCTTCTTTAGATTCTTTTGACTCGTTCATGATGTCAACCTGTAGATCGCGAAGATGTAGATAAGGGTAATGAGAATTCCTACGAACCACATCAGGAATTCTTTGAGTTGTGGAGAGAGCTTCATATGATCTCAGGATGGAAAGCTATGTCTGACCACTTACCATTGTTTTGAGTCACATCGTTGATAAGAGCTAAGGCTTTGATAGATATAACCATAGCCTCTGCTTGCAGACCAGCAACCTCCATATCCTGTGCAAGACCTTCAAAGTCCGCAGAACCAGCAACGTCTGGAAGGTTGAGAGATCGGCAGAAGAGAATGAAGCGATTCTCTGATTGCTTCAAGCCAAGACTCTTCAATGTCTGAGGATCCGCAGGAGGTTGTGCAGGCGGCTCAACGTGCGGCGTCAGGCCAAGCGCGGCAAGCTGTACGTCCGTGGCGCCGGACGGGATGCTCACGCCGTCCAGATACATGCACCCGGTGGCGGGGCGGGAGACAACGCGGGGGGAGCCGTTATGCGTGTAGTCATAGATCATTTACAGCCTCCGTGATGGCAAGTTGCTGATCGGCGGTAATGATCGTCGAGTAGAGCGCGGCAGCGTACATGTAGCCGATCATCATTTGCCCATAGTCCGGCAAGCCAAGAAGATTTATGGGCGAAGCGGAAGGTGCTCTATCCGACTCGCTTGTGGTGCCAAGGTATACTCCGTTTTTAAAACAGTCTCTACCTGCAACACCGAGCACACCGTCGGTCATTCCTGGCGCCGATGTTATCTGGGAAATGCCGAGCGTAAAAGCGATCACATTTCCAGCGTCGTTGTAGATGCTTAATCCGGGATATGTGGCGACCAGTGCATGCACGTCGTTGTTTACGGTGCAGCCCGCAAATCGCACGACCAGCGAATGCGTCTGCGATGCCGGCAAAACGTACCCTGTTGACAGCCATTTGCTGCCGTTGGTGTACCATCCCGTTTCCGGGGCATGAGTCGGAGCTACGCCAGGCGCGGCGTCGTACGTGTCAGGACTGGCAAGATTGATGTAGGACGTGGCCAAGTCTGCGGCGCCTTTGGGTTGATACGCCCACACGGTATTAGAGGGGTCAACACCGCCAGCGAGCCACCATGGCGAGGATCGGCGGTGCTGTGCCAACAATGCGGCGTGTCTAGCAAATCGCATAGTAGGTATCTCCTCTACGCTTTACAATTACTTCAATGCCGTCTGTTGCAATGTTTGTGAGAGCTGCTGAAGCTCCTATCCAAGCTGTCAACCCTGTTGTAGCTACTACGCTTGCCTCAGCATTCGTCAATATGATTGCAGCACTGTCTCCATCGATTAGTCCAGCAATTGTCCAATCTGTAACAGCTCCTGTAATAGACGCTGTATGTGTCATATCTTTTTCAAGAGTAAGAGAAACACTTCCAGAGATATTACCAAAAGCTGTTGGTCCAGTTGCTCCTCCAAAGTACGCAGAAGGCCCTGTAGAAGATTGAATATACAGCTTACCAACCTCTGAAGCGAAGATTCTAGTGTCGCCAATAGAGGGTCCTGTAGGGGCAGATGCTTGCTGAAAATCTAGGTAGATTACAGGAGCTGTAGAAGCTGCACCTGTTGCTCCAGTTTCTCCAATAGGTCCTGTTGCTCCTTGAGGTCCTGTAGCTCCTTCTCCTCCAGTACCTCCAGCATCTTTCCGATTGTCGTAGTTTCTTACAGCATTGACAAGTGTCTCACTTACTTGAGTCCAGCCCGGAGCAGCTACTTGAGAGAGATCAGAAGTTCCTACAGCAGCGCAGATGATAGAACTTCCAGGAAGAGGCTGTCCCAATCCTCCAGGATCTCCAGTCTCGTTGTACACTACTTGAACAGTTAGTGCTGTTCCCGGACCTGCAGCAACAATGTCGGAAACCTTCCAACAGTTAGTTGTACCAACATAGTAACTGAGATCTTCGTCGAAGACTAAATTCCCTACAGACGCATCTGCAGGAGAGAATCCAGATCCACTAGAATCGTAGATCCGTCCGTAGAGTTGCCACAAAGTACCTGGAGTAATCTCTGTAATGCTTACAACTTCATAGCGAGCTTGAAACAGAGTAGTACTCATGTCTGCTTAGATCCTAGTAGATATATGAACAACCACTACTTAGAAAGTCAAACGCACATGCGTTGTAGTAGTCGTGTTCATGTTGTTCAAGTCGTACTTTGAAGCAGTTGACCCAAAAGCAATCGTCATAGCTTGTACAGCGCCAGTGTCTTCTCGTATAGCACTTCCAATAGGTTGCCAACGATCAGCATTACCTGTATTAGCCATGTCAACAGTTCCAGTATCTACAGTAAAGACTCCCAGAACTTGAACGTCTGAAGGAATACGCAACATAGCAGACACAAGTCGAACGTTTGCAGGAATCGTAAAGGTTCCTACATTGCTGACGCGAGCATATGTAATGCCTGTGCCAGAGGCAAGGACTACGACATCTTCGCCAGAAGCTGCACTTACAGCATATCTGTAGAGCTTCTGATCTGCGCCAGTTGCTCCTTGAGGGCCTGTTGCTCCAGTAGTACCAGCACCTGTAGGACCAGTACTGCCTGTTCCACCAGTTAGTCCGGTAGGACCAGTAGCTCCTGTAGTACCAGCTCCAGTAAAGCCTTGTCCCCCAGTTAAGCCAATAGGGCCTGTAGCGCCTGTAGTACCTGCACCAGTAGCTCCAGTGGCTCCACTACCACCTTGAGGACCCGTAGCGCCTGTAGTGCCTGCTCCAGTAGATCCTTGAGGACCTGTAGGGCCAGTGTAGCCAAGAGGACCAGTAGTTCCGGCAGGACCTGTAGTACCTTGAGCGCCTGTTGGACCTGTAGAAGCAACTGCTCCAGTGTTTCCTTGAGGACCTGTGGGACCTGTAGGACCATCAGGAGTACCTTGAGGACCTGTTGCTCCAGTGTTGCCGATATCGTGAATGCGAAGTTTGCCTAAGACAGCGTCGAAAAGAGTATCCATGTCCAACCTCTTGTGTCTACAATACAGTACTTCAGATACTGAGTTAATATAAGTGTCGACGAACTTTCACTATATTGCAGAGAAGTCGAACTGGTTAAGGGACTCCAAGTACTTCTTAGGATCTACTACAGATTTGAAAGCCTCAGGAACATTATATCCTGTATCAGGTAAAGGAATGTCTGGAGTAATCCCTACGGATCGTTTCAACTTGGTAAACTCTGGAAAAGGTTTAACAGGTTGAGGAATTCGTTTAGCAACTCTAGACCCTAAGCGAGCAAGACTATTCTCTTTACGAGTTCCAAGGGCTAAGTCCTTAATAGTGTTTAAGCGCATCATACGTACTGCAGGAGAATCTTTAGTCATACCAAGTCGCTTCAATCCCTCCAAAGCTTTCTTAGCAGCTAAGTACATTTCCTTAGAATAGATTGCCTGTTTCTGCATATGTGTTCTTCCGCGCACAGATGTGCACTTTTCCACTAAGAGCTAAAGAAAAGAATCGATGGTATCTAATATGACATCTTCTACAAATAGATAAACCCTCCAACCCGGATAGGGCTTGAAGGGTCTGAAAGAATCTGTACTAACTCACTTACTTGCGGAACAACTCTTTGTATTTCGCAGGAGTACTGTCAGCCTGTCCCCAAGCCTTGAACGCATCCATAGCACTAGTAACTACTTCGTCAGACTCTACAGAACTGACTGAAGCATCCGCAGCAACTGCTGAGACCTTCTCAACTACTGCCTTAGCAGCGACAGCACCCTCAAGGACACAATCCACAATGTCAGTAGCTTCCTTGATCTGTTCAGGAGTCTTGCCCTTCAAGAGTTTGTTGAGCAGATATCCAAGACACATCGCAACAACTTGTTTGACGTTGACTTTCGGCAGGATGACATTCAGGATAGTTTTCAGGAACGCGTTCATTAGACACCTCTTTAGTTTGACTACCACTTGAGACACGACTTCTTGCACAACCATTGCTATGAAAGTCTTAGCCATTGGTGACTGCAGAAGATCTACAACCAGTTTGGCTAAAGCTCTCAGCATGTTACTTGCCTACTTGCGAAGCATTCCACCTGTTGGCTTTGTCCATCAGAATAGTCATAACGCCGTCCGGTACGAACCATCCGTCTGTCACTGTATAACTTATCACGTCAGTCTCTACTAATACCTTCTTGTTGTGTACAACATCATCTAGAGTTTGACGCAGAAGTACTACAGAGTCCTTAGGAATAGGAGTAGCCTTCTGCTCAATTGGAATGTATACGATTGGAGGTTTCGTATTGTCTCCGAAGTGAATCCAGCACCCTGTACACATAGTAAGGATAAAGCAGATCACTAGAATCTGCAGAGGTTTACCATCCAGGATATCCTTCAGGTTTGTGTTGACCTTAGGAACGTCTTTGTCTTGAATAGCCTTAGCGTTCTTAGCGTTGGCTACTTCAGTCTCCTTAGCTTCCTTCTTAGCGATTGTCTTGGGATCGTATTTGTACCCAAAGAAGTTAGCTATTGCACGAATAACTGCTTGGATTGTCGATGCGATACCCATATGAGTTAATCCCTTTCTGAATAGCAACTGAGTGTTGAACAGTGAACAACTGTATAGAAGTTTCGCTTCGCTTCTGCGTAGAGCTTGTTGTGTTCTTCCAGTTTTTTCTTACAGGCTCTTGCGTTGGTCCTGGAAGGATGAGCTCGAAGGCCTACAAGGTCACCATTAGGTGTAGTTTCTACCAGAATCCAAATGGCTTTGCAACCTTCGTTGAATATGTACTTCATATCACTTAACCTCCTTGTTTACCGACGTAAAGGGTAAAGTATCACAGATAAAACCCGCAGCGCCTTTGTGTCCTCCACCTCCGTGCGCCTTACAGATAGTACTTACATCCACGGACTGACTGTATAGACTGACAGAGAATTTTGTTCCTGTGTAATAAAAACAGCAAAGAATTGTGTGCTTCGTAAACAGTTCATCTCCACCGAAGGCTTCTGAAGAAGTTGGCCAATGATTGAGTGCTAACATTTCAAAACCATCCAAAGTTGTCAAAAAAGCGTTAGCTTTAACACGCTCAACAGCCTGCATCTTAGACGCCTGAAGTAGCGTATTCCCTTGCAACAAAAGAATGTGCCAGAAATCTGTATTTAGCTTGTTCTCACACTTCCACCAGAAATCTGAAGATGGATCGAGATCATATAAAACAGACGCCGCAAAGAACTTCCTACTCTCATCCCCGTACTTAAACGCCCAAATATCTCTATCCCCAATCAAATCGATGTATCTAGGCACAGGGTAGATCTTTGCATTCTCTGAGTCCTCAAAGTTTTCCGTGTCAGACCCTCTACCAGAATACCAATGTACATACTTCCAAGTTAGGACACAACCAGCTTCCCCATCTTTTCGAATACCTTTGATATGTGTAGGAAAGTTCTTGAACTTCTCAATTGCTGTCTTATGATGATCTATCCACGTCACATCCTTAGTAATCTGCAAAAGCTGTGTCATTTCATCTGGAGAAATAGAGAAATCAACAATCCAGACTTGCTCGTCTTTCACAATTTCACTCATTGGAAAAGGAGTGGAATACACCATAGGAATAAAAGAACTAGGAGCTTCTTCATTCTTTATCCCTACCCAAGCATATACACAGAACGCAGAAGCCTTGCCATCATTATCAGCATGGTAGAAACATTTCATATTACTTAATCTCCTTGTTTGCTTGACACTCGAAGTCTTTACAGATTATCGCACGTACTGGAACACTTCGTATGAGTTCTGGTGACTCGGTATACCACTTTTGGCCAGCTCGAGCTTCTTTACGTGTCTTCCAACAAGTAGTCAGGACAACCGTATCAGTGTCTGTACGAACGATGATGAGCCACCAAGGAAGTTCAGAACTACCTTTCAGGTAGATTTGTTTTGTTTTAAGCATTGTTAGTAGTCTCCTTTCTCCAGCAAAGATCTACAATGTCTGTCACAGCTTTGAACTTCGTACAGACCATAGCGTGAAGACTGCTCTGCTTCTCATTCATATCTGTTGCAAAACCTGTAGCTTCCTGTTGCGACGTAAAACCGATGCATGCAGTGCACTGATTCTCTGGTGAAAGGACAATGACCCAATGGGTAAGTGCATCAGAAGCTTTCAGTGACTTTGCAGAAGCAACCTTCAAGCATTCACGATTAGGAGGAATAGTCCAGCGCGTTGTCGTTTTGTTTACATAGTCCTGCTTTATACACATGTGTCCTCGTTCTTGCTTGTTGCCTAACAGACTTCCATCGGTGAAGGAACTTTTCATTTCCATGTCTCCTCAGTTACTCTATTGCTTACCCAGTCATGTACCCACTGCATAACAGTCTCAGTATTCATCCCATGTCCTGCGGCGTATCCGAAGATCTTCTCAAAGAGTTCTCGGTAGATGCAGTCCTTCATGTCCTCTCGAGCACTCTGTACAGCTAGTTCAACAGAATCCGACATACTTTCTTTCTCCTTCAAGTGCACATCTGTGCGTTTTCTTTAGCTCTAACTGGCTTGCAAACTTCTTTGCAGTGCTTTAATTGAATTTGAGAAGGTTTACTTGGGTTTTCTCGCACACTGCAAACTTCTCAAATAGTTTGCATTTGACGATCTTTAGTCCTCTGAAAGTGCACATCTGTGCGTTTATCGTTTCTTGTTGACAGTATCAAAGAGTTGCTTGTAACAGACTAACGCATTCTTAGCATTCTCGTAATCCCACTTGTTGAGCTCAAGAGCATTGTAGCAGAGTTCAAGAGATGCCTTAGTATCCAAGTGAAGCTTTGCTGTAAGCAACGAGTGTTCGTCTGGAGGATTGACAAAAGGCTCTGTGTATGTATCTGCCTTCTGACTCTGAACACTGTTGTAGATCACAGGGTCTTGAATAGACTCAGCAGAGTTGGAAGCCTCTTTTCCTTCCCCTTTAGGGGGAAAGGACTTTTCACAAGTCTCTCGAATGTGAGTCAAAGCTTTGTACCAATCACCGCTGTACATCTGTAGACAAATATCTGCAGTATCCTGAGTACACTTAGTCAACTGCATCAATGCTTCAATCTTGTCTGCAGTCCTACATCCCTGCGCTTGAACGAAGAGATAGAAACTTGCATCACCTACAGAGTCCTTACAGGCAATCAGAGCTTGTTCGTTGTCGAAGTCATTCTTGTATCCCATATACTTGAGATCAGACAGCTTCAACCAGTGAATAGCTTTGTCTACTTTCCAATCAGTAATCTTAAGCGCTTCACTACATCTCTGTGTAACAGCACCAGTAGCCTTCTGTACTTCTATCAGTGCTTCGTCTTCCATCTCGTCGATAATTCTCTTACGCTCAGCATCCCAGTCAATCGTAACCTTAGAAGGAATAGGATCAGAGTAAGGACGTCCTTCAACACCACCGTAGATCTCCTTAAAAGCATTCCACAACATGTCCAATGCTTTGTAGGATATCGTTTTTCCTTCCCCCTTCGGGGGAAAGGACTTTTCAGAAGTCTCTGGAAGTGTAGGAGAAACACTGAGAGCCTTTCTAGCATCCTCCTGAATCATCGACATGTTCAGACTAAGCCTGGAATACTTGTCAGAAAGCTCATCGTAGGCCTTGCAGAGCTTAGAAGAGTAGTCCTTGAGACGTTCCACAGCAGCTACGTCCAACTGACAAGGCTCTGGATTGATCGAGAGATTGTTGACACAGAGTTTAACAGCGTTTACAATGTTTTGCATATAAATCAATCCCTTACAGTTGTGGGGCACTCATGACACACCAGAAGTCTTCCCTGTACATATACATACGCATAGGAAGACCAAACAAACCCTCTACAGTCTTCATCCGTGTACCTTGAGACATATACGAGTCCTTGAGTCGTTCTTGAACCTTTACAGACACTTCATCCAAGTCCTTAGCCTTCCTCCAAGCACTAAAGAAGCCTTCGCTGATGTGGATGTCCCTTGTACACAGATGTGAAGGCAAGTAAGGGAACTGAGTCAAAGCTCCTTGCCACCTCTCAACACTGAAGCTGTACTCTGGACGAATGTGACGCTCATTCACTAAGAAGAACGAAGTCACATCCAAGTAGAGAGGATATGCGGGATAGTTCAGGTCGCTACATACTGTACGCAGATAGGTGATTGCAGGCATGTCAAGCTGCTTACGGAACTTCTCTGCATCAAGAGTACCCTGACACATTACGCAGCGGTCTGCGTTAGCCATCGTAATGTCTTCGTCGATCTCAACAGAGCATTGTGGGCAGTTCATGTCTTCTTCCCCTTACCTTCGTTTGCATATTGATCTGCTTCGATGCTGTCGTTGAAGTACTCAGACAAGCAGACATCTGAGCAGAAATGTAAAGTACACCCTTTAGGTAGACTTGCAAATCCGAAGGCAACTTTATCCTTGATTTCCTTTGGAGCTGGAAGTGTAAGTGTCGCTGCAACTCGTATGTTCTTTAAGCACTGATCGCACTGTAGCGAGATCATCTTTTGTCTCCTTGTTCCTCAGACAAACCTTCTCCAGAGCCATGTTCAGCAGCTTCAAGGTAAACAGATTCTCTTCCTTGACAGCAGCTAATTCTTTCTGCAGCTTCACAACAGCTTTGACAAGAGTCTCTGTAGTAATCGCTACAGTCTCACTAATCAGCTCAGCATCTTTACGTAAGATCACCAAGCTCTTAGCTATCTCCTTGTCATCTTCTCTAAGACCTACAAGTTCATTCCAGATCTCACGGGCAAACTGCTCATGACCCATTGGAGAGTTTGTAAACACTAATTCAGATTTACACTCTTTACAGAACTGACCTTTAGAGTTTCGCATCATATACACTTCTCCTTAGTTAAGCTTGCATTCCGCGACATTCATTGATAACTGCTTCAAGCTTCTCAATCCTCTCATTCAAAGCTTTCACTTCAACGTCATGAACATTCAGCAGAGCTTCGATACAATCTGCAGTCTTATCAGCGAAGTCCTTCATCGACTTAACCAAGTCCTCAATGTCCTTTGAAGTAGTCTTATCAACAGATTCAAGGATACCAAGAGTTGTATACAGAGCATTGGCGAGATGGACAATCTTCTGATCTGAAGTAAGATTAGTCAAGGATTCTTTCGTTTCCTTTGTACTTTCAGCTGACTTTCCAGGATGTCCAAGGTCGATTGGAAGGTCTTGTTTGGGGCAACTTGTATCGATACACTTTTTCGACTGATACCTAGCTTCGCTAGATATAGGTTGGTTACTTTCAGATGACTTGCTAGTAACTTCGGAGTTACTACAGACATAGATCATGTCATCCAAAGTCTTCAGGAACTTAGCGTCTTCTTCTGCGTAGATTTCTTTTACAACGTCTTCATTAAGGCGTTCTAGCCATGATCCCGTAGAAGGAGCTGACTTACCATTGCCAGTAAGAAGTACGTCATTAAAGGTCTTGAGTTTCTCTTGCAGGTCTTTCAGTCGTTCTGCCCGTAGGGCGTCTTGCTGAGTATCTGTGCAAGGAAGTTCTTTAGGGGTTGTACACATGGGGAAGGTTTTACCCATACTACGAGAGACTTTGAGAGTTGTCTTGCAGAACTGTCCATTGGGTTTGCGGGGTTGTTTAGACATAGTACTTATCCTTTTGTGATACATGCTTGGAGGGTTGTGATCAAGTGTTGAATGTCTTTGTTATCGAGTATGAGGAAGAGATCTTTATCTGCGAACACTCCATCGCGGCATTCGGAGTTGATGCAGAGGGGAACTTCTTTCTGGTGATCAATCATGCTGATGTACTGGTCGAGGAGTTCTCCAGAGTCGTTATTGTCAGTAGCTGAGTAGTCTGTCTGCATAGCATAGAAGTCATCAGAGTAGCAGGTATCTCCTTTGATTTGCCAGGAGGAGAAGTTGAGGAGGTATCCTTTAGCGAAGACTGCACCTGCGGGGAGAGCTAAGAATTCTTTCCTCTTGACGATTCTCACTGTACAACCCTCCAAGCGAGTTCAACCTTTTGAACGTAAGGAGTACGATTAGGGTAGTAGACGACTTCTTCGGCTTGCTTCATTGTAGACATAGCGTCTTCGAGAGTTGAGAAGAGACGAGCTTTAGCTACTCGAGAATCTGTTTTGAAGGTAACAGTCAAGTATTCATCTAGGCCTTTCTCCATAGGAGGATTCGGCCAGACTACTACGAACTGCTGAGGAGACTGATCTAGCATGTTTACTTCTCCTTTGAGAGTTTGCTGAAGCGCTCAATAAATGTTTTCAGCCTGTTCTGAGTATCAGGATCTGCGGGGATGCCTTGATTCATCATTACACATTTGACCCACATCTTAGTTTCTCCTCGTACACACTGAACAGGGTTACAGGCTTTCTTGTCGAGGTAGTGAGGAACTGCATGAGAGCAGTCTTTGCAACCTTCATGTATGCCTTTACCTGTGCAGATATAGAGACCTGAGTGATAGAGTTCTTTCCAGCAGGAGACACGTCCGCAGTACTCTACAGGGTCTTCAAAGCGTGATCCTTCAGGTACTCGGAAGGTAAAGCGATTATCACCTGTACAGTCTTTGAAGCAGATGGGACAGATACCTGAGCCATTCCTAGGGAGTTCAGGAGGAGCAGCAACGAGGAGAATCTTAGGGATAGGTTTCGGAGGGATGTATTTGACGGTCATGTCAAATGGGATGAGGATGAAGTCTGTAAGCACTGGGGGAAGTCTCCTACTTGTTTGTACAGGTTACTTCTTTGTCTACTTGATAGCAGAAGCATTTACCACAGAAGGAAAGGACTTCAGGTTTATCTACAGTACCGACAACTGCTACAACTTCTGAGTGTTTGATTCTGTGTGGACAATCCCCTTTGCAGCCTTCCTGGTCTCTGCCAGAGCATCGCAGATTGAGCTTTGCGTCTGGCAGAAGGGTTGTGAGTTGGAAGGTTCCGTCGAGTACACTCTGCATCAGCCCTTGCAAGAAAGCCTCTTGGAGGCCCTTAGGGTACTGGGGGATACTGGGAGACTGCTTACGTGTCTTAGGGGTCTTCTTGGTCAACTTAGATGTGCTCTTGGGCATTCTGGAGACTCCTCAGCGTTCTGGATAGATAGCGAAGTCTGTCAGGTGTTGTTCAGATTCAGGAGAGGTTGCAGTTGGAGTACTCCAAACAGAACCTATGCGAGGAAGTCCCATAGAGAGGCAGAGGCCAGTAAGGAGTCCACCTACACGAATAATGTCTACGTCATCTGCGGTACGATGGATAGGGATGAGAGGGTGATTGACGAGGTTCTTGTTTGCAGGAATTGTTATAGAGAAGAGTTCTTCGATTGCTTCAGGGTCTGCTGCGAGGAGACTGCGCAGATATGTAAGGGCAGACTCAACTTGAACATTTGTAGGAGACTTTGGGAGGTCTCCTTCTACGAAGATGTCAGGGCGTTTTTTCATATTCAGCTCCAATGGATATATTGACAGACTGCAATGAGAAGTTCTACAGCTTTCCAAATTCCAAGAGGAACAAAGGTTAGGCAGAGGATCATCATAGTTACTACGAGCCAGCCAAGGACATCATAGCCACTCATGTCAAGACTATTGGACATAGAGTTACTTCTCCTTGTTCTTAACAGATTGATCGTACATGAACTTTCTAAGGATTTCTCCGTAGAGGTCTTGTCCGCACATAAGTCCTACCATGAAGGCATCTTTGAGTGTAGGATTGGTCTTGCGATATCTGCAAGTAAGGATGCGATCTTTACCATGTTGCATCGTTGCATGGAATTCATGGTGTTGCAAGCAGGAGAGCGTTGTATCTTCCGCAAAGTGAGCTTTGAGATCTGTGTAGCCAAGATCTTCTGCAACAGACAAGACTGGAACAGAATCTTCAGATAAGAGTTTAGGAGTTTCCATAGAGTTACTTCTCCTTGCTGTCTGTTGAAACACTTCTTAGTACTTTGAGGTCTTGAGAGGCAAGCCAGTCGCATGCAGACTTGAAGCCGATGTAGAAGGCTTCTGAGGCATTGACTGGAAGAGGGACGATCTTGGAGATCTGAGAGGTGTCGTTTACGATGAGGATCTTAGGTTCAGCTGTCTTGCCTTCCAGGACAGCGCTCATGAGAGTACAGCTGTGGAGATCTGGGGTGTTCTTGTTACCTGCATCGACTGTGAGTTTAGGCATGGGCTGTTTCCTTTTCTGTAGAGTCACATTGATCTAGACGTTTCTTTATTTCTTTTTCGTAGGAGATCCCTGCAGCATCTGCTGATTTCTGGATATCGTTCATTTCGTCGAGAAGGAGTCGCAGAGGGACTCCTGCCAGTTTAAGAGCTTTCACCAGATGCTCAGGAAGTTGTTTACAGAGTTCTTTCTCTTCAGTTGTCATATCTAACCCTCTTATTGCTAAATATCGTAAGTATAGTTAAAGTTCATCAGGAAGTTTAGTGTCTTGAACTGCAAAGAGTTTCAACTTATAAGCTTCTGTGAGGATGTTGTGCATGCAAATTGAGCAGAGATCAATAACAGTACTTGCAAGACCTGTACGAGAGTCTCCTTTATCGTTGGTGATGGTTACCGGACCCTCGTAAGTTGCGGAGACTGCTCGATCGGAGGGTTGCTTACAGACGTCGCAGAAGGTATCGACTTGCAGTTCATCGGACTCGGAGTAGTGGATACGTTTCATATGAGTCTCCTTGAGGGGTTGCAGATATCTATAATTTCGAAGCTGAATCTGAGAAGTCAAACAGACATACAATAAATATTTTCCAGTATCCACCGATAGCTAAAGAAAAGCTTGAGGGGCTCCGAAGAGCCACAGCAAGCTTCTCAAGTACATAACGATACTATTTGCCTATGGTCACCAGAGCACTGCTTAAAACACGCTTGACTTCTACAGCAAGAGAACCCGACAATATACAAACGACATACGTGGAATAAGTCAAGACAGTAGCATTGTTGTTGGCATTGACAGTAGCATTGTTGTTGGCATAGACAGTAGCTTTGTCGTAGGCATAGACAGTAGCATTGTCGTAGGCATTGACAGTAGCTTTGTCGTAGGCACTGACAGTAGCATTGTCGTAGGCATTGACAGTAGCATTGTCGTAGGCATTGACAGTAGCTTTGTCGTAGGCATAGACAGTAGCTTTGTTGTAGGCATTGACAGTAGCATTGTTGTTGGCATAGACAGTAGCATTGTTGTTGGCATAGACAGTAGCATTGTTGTTGGCATAGACAGTAGCATTGCCATATGCGTAGCAGGTGCCTTCTTTGCAAGTATGTTCACCTTCGGTGAAGACTTTGCAAGCTTTCCACTCAGCTATTTTGAGACGAACAGCAGCTTCAGCTTCTTCAGGGGAGTACCACTTGGGAACTTCGGTTTGGTCGGCTGTAAAGATCCAAGTGGAGGGATCGGAGTTGAGATTTCCGTCAGTTGGGGAGAGTTCTACACGAACTATTTTGGAGAATCTTCCGTCGTCCGGGCAGAGCCCGTGCTCCTGGATAATTTCCTCGTGGGAGTCTGTTTTGTGGAGAAGTGAGCTTTGTGTCCGATGGAGAGGACAAAGGATGCGGGTTTGCACAT